AACAGTTCGAGAAGCGGAAGCCCAAAGATGAGAAGCAGGCGATGGCACTGTTCAAAGCTCTTGCCGAGAAGGTGGGGAAAGCCTTGAACCACGTGCGTAATGGCGCGGGCGGTACGAAGGTTATTGGTGCGACGGCTTTGCAAGCCTACATCGATCCGATGGTGCAGCTGGAGTACTGGAACACATTGGGTTTCCGTGTGCCCAAGTTCCTCGAAAAATTCGATCAGGCCTTGGCCGACTAAAAGGAGAAACGATGAAGATCAACGCGGCCTCACGTCTCCTGACACAGGAGGCTTTTCTAGAAGAACTTCTGAACTTCTTTGAAGGCAACAAGGTGAGCCGGCAGTGGCTAAAGCAGGTCAGTCAAATGCGAGACACTGGTCCGTCAGAGGCGTATCGACTAATTCTCGTACCACGAACTAAACGCATCCAAGTAGGTACGCGTATTCGATTAGTGTCAAAGCCTGTTGTGTCAGTGTCGGACCGCGTGGTGAACGCAGTGTACGCTGGCTCCAGCTTTCACGATGACGTAGGGACAGACCTCGAAGGCGCGCAGGTGGTAGTCGTACGTATTGACTCGCCTTCATACCTTATAAGTTTCAAATCACTGATACGGTTTTCCGAGCAAGCCGTTCGCAAGTTCCGCTTTAGCAAAGAGGCTATTCATGTTAGGCGGAGGCTTAAAGAGGAGAGGGAGTACCTGATTGACGGTTCTCGGCTAGTAGGAACCGTCGTGCATTACACCAAGGACACTGAGTTCATATCCAAAGGTGACTACAGAAAACTTAGGGAGAAGCGATGAAAATTCAAGCAGCCGCCCGTCTGATGGCGGGCCGTGGTTCAGGTGAAGGTGCGGGTGCCCTCTACTACTGCCCGGAGACCGAGAACTTCCTGTTGATGCTTCGTGCTGACGACGGCACTCAAGATGGCAACACGTGGTGCTGTCTCGGTGGCGGACGCGATGACAATGAGCCTCTGGAAACTACGGTTCGCCGTGAATCCTTCGAGGAGGCCGGCCTGGACATGGATCATCCAATGGAGCTCTATCGGGTCGGTACCAAGTACTACCCGGATGGGTTCAGATTCCACAGCTACCTCGCGCTGGTCGATGAAGAGTTCCTTCCGATCATCAACGACGAGCACCAGACGTACCAGTGGTGCAACTGGAATGACTTCCCGAAGAACATGCACAAAGGCATGATGGAGACCTTCATGGCCCCTGAAGGTCAAGCCGCGCTCAAGCGCTACACAACCGCACTTGACTAAGGAGTTAGAAGATGTCTAATAATCGAAAGGCCTTAGTAGTGGAAGCCGCTCAACGGCTGAAAGGATACGCATCCCAACCGAACACCAACTTCGGGCAGACTTCGGAACTCCACGGTTCGGAGAGCGCGTATCTCGACTCGCTGGTCGAGTCCGGCCAATTCACGCGGGAGGAGGTCGATAAAGCGTGGCAACAAGCCAAGGAGACAGCCGACAAGAACGCGAAGGCCAACCCTAACATCGTCCCTTCGTACGCCTACACTACGGCCATCTTCCAATCGATCCTCGGCATTCGGAAGAATGCTGCCGTGGAGATCAAGGCCTTCGCGCGACTAGCTTCCGTGGAGCCATGATGGTTAAGGTCCACGCAGCCAAGCGTCTGCTGACGGCAGACGCTGACGAAGCCTTGGCTCGGAAGTACATCAAGTCAGTGGCCGGTATCGATGTGGGAAAGATGGAGCATACATCGCCTGACACGATTAGGTTCACTGTCCAGTCCAAGGACGATTTCCTGAAGGCCCGACAGGAGCTGATCAAGCACTTCGGCAAGCCCGACACGAAGATGAACGTTGGATGGTCGCAGGCCGGTAAGTGGATGATCGATCCTGAGAAGGTGATCATGCTCGACGACACGCGCTACGGAGGAGGACAGCAGCAATTCCCGTATTCGATTTCGTTGGTGGATCGTGCGCATCGCGAAAGCCTGCATCGCATGATCGAGCGCGTCGTAGGTCCACCCAAACCTATTCCAAAGCGTTGATGCGAAGGGCGCTCCCTTGACTGGCGAGCGCCCTCTTCCATATGGAACGGCATCAACCAAGTAAATAGGTATTGAAAGGAGGCACCATGAATATCTGGATTGCTAAGGACGGGGCTCACTGGAAGCCCTATCCATTGGAGGCCATACCGAAGCCCGTGACGTTTCCGCGCTTCGTCTCGTACCCTAATGAGCTGCCAACTGCACGAGCGCAGAGGTGGCGACAAACTTTCAAGGAGCTGGCGGAAAAGCAGCACGACTATGTAATGTCCGCAGCAGCTTGGGCCTTACACGACGCCAAGAGCCAGCTGGGCCTTGAGCAGATCATGCAGAGCTATGCCGACCGTATGGCTGCCCACCAAGACCTGGATCACTTCGTCTACCATACGGCAGACCAACCGCTGGAGCTTACCGTAACGTACAAACTGAGGGGCTCGTCCAAGACCCACCAGATGACGCTCTCCCTTCTTAGTCCATCACAGCAGGAGCAACATGCATCGCCTAGATAAGTTGAACGCACTTGTGGAACTGCAATTGCGTTGTACTACCATGTCCGAACTCGCCAAACGCGTCAAAGACGTGCCACCAAGCTGGAACGTCAACTGGGCGACCTCTAGTGTGACGTTCACCAGTCCGGATCGAAAGAAGATCCTCAAGATCGATGCCGAGAAGAACTACACTCTGGACGTCAAGCGACCGGACGGCACGTACAAGAGCACGCGCTTCAACTGCAAGTCGGTAGACGAAGCGTGGACAATGGCTTTTCAAGTGATCAAAATACACAGGAGCGCAGATGCAATCCACTGAATCGTACACTGACTTCCAGCACGCGCGACTCGTATTCACTCAATACCTAGAGCGCAGGATCAAAGGTGAGTTCCTGAACGATAGCCTAGTAAAACGCGCTCAGAAACTGGCAGACAACTGGTGGCGAGGGAGAAGTGTATGGCTCGGGACGTCTGGCGTGCGCGTAACTGGGTGCATTCTGGCATTCGGCCTGGGCACCGTAGGCGTCGAGAGATGGCTGACACGCTTCATCATCGACAAACACGACATCCATCATCTGGTTCCTTCTGCGGTGGCGTTGGGCTACATTCAAGGCTGGCAACTCTACATGGCGAACTACGAAGAACGACCACATCTGATTGCGCGTCAAGGCCATGAAGTGCAGCGCTGGTCAGCGCAAGAAATCAACATTCCACCACAAGGCAGTCCTCTGTTCGTGGCGCTCGAACGCGCGAAGGCTTTGGGCTACCTTTCAACCTTGAAAGGCCAATCATGAGGGATCAAACAAAGACCCATCTCTGTCCTCGGCGCAGTGAAGCACCCGCTATGTTCAAACTGCCAGAGACAGACCACCTTCTCGCGGACGGCACCTGCAGCTATTGCGGAAGCCTCGACGGTGACATTCTGATGGAAGGCCTGGAGGCCGGGACCATCTATCTGGAGGGCTCCGACAAGAACTACAAGGCCTACTTGAAGGCCGTGGATGGAGGTCCGCCCCTCTTGCAGACCTATCGAACGGATAACGATCGTACTGGTGATCCCACCAAGTGGGTGTGGGAAACCAAGGAGGTAGAACAAGGCAAATTCTACTACATGCACCTGTCGTCGACTCAAATGCAGCGGTTCGTGGAGCTCTGGAACGAACGACGAATCAAGCACAGCCTGTATGTTCTGCCGTACTTCATGCAACTCAGGGAGGGTGCATGATCCTCGAAAACTATGGCGTGGCCGCGGACTTAGTCGAGGTGGACGCAAGCGGTCGTCTTCATATCAACCTCACAACTGATCGCGACCTACGCTTGACCGTCAACGATCAGCCTATGAGAGTTGACGCAAGTTCTCCTCCTTCGGCCTTCAAGTTTTGGGGGCCCGACGGCAAGCAGACCGATGTGGCGCCTCCCGACCTGCGCGGCGAGGAGCGATAACCAAGAGCCCAGCAGATGCTGGGCTCTTTGCTTTTGCGCCCGAATTTCATGGTTTAGCAACTGGAGATCATCATGCCTGTGAAGACCTCGAACAACAACCGCATTCTTCCCGGGAACGCACGTGCTGCAGACGTCGCCACCAAAGCGATCCAAGAGATTCTACCCACTCAGCAGATGCGCTATCACTCGGCCTTTCGTGTACAAGGCTTTGAGGGCGTACTCTACAATCGTCTCTATCAAGGGCCGAAGTGCACGTGCAAGTCCACTCAGAAGCACTTGGCTTCGCGCCTCGACGAGTCGGGTAAGGCACGCCCAGGCGTGATCAACGAACTGATGGTGGGGCAGGTCTTTGACGTCTCGGCTTATGGACACAGCGGTCCACGCAACGATCCCTTCGACTCCATTGTCTCGCCTCACGCTCCTGTCAATAAGCACCAGGGCGTGTTCGACAACGTAAGTCGGGACCCCACTTCTTTGCCAGCTCGCATCGTGGACGAAGACTTTGGCGATAACGGCCCGGTGTCAGTGGAGTTCGACATCGATACGCTAGCCGCCGACTTCGATGCTAATGCTCCGGGCATGACCGAGGCCTCTTGCGCCGTGTGCTTTGGCTCCGGTTTCGTAGGTGGCTATGCTCCGCTGTACGGCAAGCGCATTGTGCGTACTGTCGATCAGGTGGAGTTGGCGTCCACAGACGTCATAGACCCTGCACGCACACCTTGGGTGGCCACCACGCAGAAATTCAAGTTCACGGAAGTTCTACCGTTCGGAGCCGTAGCCTTAGACGCTTTCAGGGTGCTCCTCGATCATCGACCTCTTCCCGCAAATTTTACGATAGACGGCAATCACGTAAACGAGATCTCCGTGCTGAAATACTGCGACGGCAAGTCCCATCTTATAGAGGTCTTGTTCAGCTCGGAGCAGACGTTCACTCACGTCGAAATCCAGTTCAAGACCTCAACTGATAATGCGTTCTTCGAGTTCCCGAAGCTCTCAAAATCGAGCGACATTTCCGTGCTGGACAACACTGAGCCCTTCCAGATCATTCTGTCTCCGTTGGTGCCTTCGGTACAGGTTGAAGACATCTTCACGGACTCGACGTATGGGAAGGCCTTGATCGTTCAGTCGGTCAACACGTGGAACACTCGCAATCGTCAGACTCTCGGATGGGAGTGTCAGGTCCGCGTGGCTCAGACTCCCGAGATCTACAACTACTTGCCTCGACGAGGCCGCATTCAAACCAAACCGCAGACCAGTAACATGGTTCACGACAACTCTACCGGCTATCGCCGTACCTAAAGGACCGACATGGACATCCCAAATTTCCGCTACATGCAAGACGCTCAGCGTTTCCTCCAGGAGATGAACAAGGAGGTGGACGAGGCCCGCCAACTCCTGAAGAAGCAACAGCAGATGCTGGGTGCATCGCTGGCGGCACTCCGCGTGACTGCCGCAACCATGGTCTTCGATCTCACGCCGTCGTCCGGCAAGGAGCAGCGGTCGCTCATCCAGAAGATGAAACACAAGATCGATCCGGACCTCACCAACGTGGTGGTTCCGAATATGAAGAAGCTCCAGTCCCAGTACAATCTGGCCGAAGACTTCTACGAGAAGCTGCGCGGCATCGAACAGGCCGAGACCCAAGTGCAGATGACGTTCCACAATCGTCGCGGCCCTGAATACGATGCGCTGATGCGTCAGTTCCAAGTCCTGAAAGAGAAGGTGCAGAACGCCCTCAAGGACTGCCTGCAGTTCCTGTCCGACGTGGCGCACAAGCACGTGCCGGAGTCGTTCCAGAAGTACGTGGATATGGTGGCCGAGCTGGTCAACGAGCACGTGATCTTCCGCGATTCGCAGACTTTCATGTACGTGTCGGTTGATCCTCAAGGCAATCTGGTCTTCACGTCGTATCTCATGCTGCAGGACGTGGCAAACGACGAGGGCCAGGTCGCACCGCACTTGTACATTTCGATTCAGTGGGTGCTCTCCAAGGAGCCCACGGTCTCGGTGGACCTGAATCACGAGTACGAAGTGCCCAACAAGTTGCTAGGTCAGGGCGAAGTCGTGGGTTCCGTGGGTGAGGCTGTGCGCGCCATTTCCACGCTCCTCGACATGGAGAACTACTCGTCGGCTCTTGGCGTCGTGCCTCTGGCAATCCAGATGAACGTTGATCCGACCACCATCCACCCGAATATGTTCGAGTATCGGGATGTGATCTCGAAGATCATGGTGGACGAGCACACAATCTCCTTCAAGCTGCGCCAAGAGCTGAACAAGCCCGAAGCCATCACGGAGATCGCCGCCCAGATCTACAAGGAGTTGAAAGCCCTCATGAAGACGCGCAACGTGCGTCTGACCATGAAGACCGAGAAGGAAGGTCGCGCCACCGTGCTGAAGTTCAACATCGTTCGCATTGCCGAAGGCGGAGAACTGAACGAGTACGATCTGGAGTTCTTGCGCGACAAGTTCGACCTGAACCAAACGCAGCTCCGCAAGATCGTGAACATCATCAATCGCTGAGGCTACTATGAAGATACAGGCTAACGAGCGTCTTAGGGCCGCATCTCGCGACAAGGAGGACGCCGCGCGCTATCGTGCTATCCGTGATCGCGTCATGGAGACTGGCACGCTGACTCTGAAGCGTCCTAAGGACGTAAAAGCCTTCGACGAAATGATCGACAAGGTCTTGAGGACTTAAATGAAAACATACGTCTACTCCAAGGACCCGAATGCTGATCTCGAGGTCCTAGTAGACGTGACGGAGCTCTTGAAGTTCGGAGAGACCATCACGTCTATAGTGCCTACAGTGGCTTCGCCGTTAAGTGCGCACACGCTTCTTGTGGTTCCGCAGTCGGACCCTACCGATCCTCAAGTGAAGCTGCTTCTGCAGAACGGTGATCTAAACGTCAGCTATGGGTTCCAGCTGGTCATCACTACCGACGCTCGCGTACTCACTGCGTTGGTGGCTGTCACGTTGGTCGATCCAACGTTCGTACCGTACACAACACAGGACCCTAACGCCTACGTCGATCTACTGGACACGATTCAGGCTGGTCAATCGGCCATAGGTACTGCCGTGTTCTCGTTTCCGGCTACTGTTGACCCCACCGGAGGCTACGTAACCTGGGAGTTCATGGACGCCCAAGGCACCGTGTATTCGTCAGGGAATGCCTTCGACTACCAGATCCAGTCGTCCGGTTTGGCGAATACGGTACTGGCGCGGGCAGTCGTCAACTGCCCGTCTTCGGTACCTCCGTCGAGCGTGAACTCGAAGTATCAACTGCGCTACAAGCTGACTCTCGCACATTTGGATCCTACGCAGCAGCGCGAGTACCTCTCGGCAGAGAACGTGACGGTCACTGGTCTGACCAACAACCCACTGGGTACGCAAGATCAGATCGAGTTCCGAGGCAAGCCAGCGAAGCTCTCTATAGTGCTCGATAGGCTGTACGACAACGTGGTGCTGGAGATCTACAAAGACAACACCCTGCTGGGTTCCGCGCAGGTCACGCAGTACGAGCGAGTGTCTAACGGCTTCTACTATGCTGCCACAGTGCAGACCGGTACTATGCCAGAATCATTGGAGGCTTACAATGTGGTTTGGAACTATGGTAATGTTGTGGATCCTGATACCGTTTTCACCGAAACGGCCCGACTCTGGATCAGCAACCCCTCCATCGAAAACGCAGTCAACGACGTAAAGTCGAAGATCAACAAGGCGAGGACCACGCTGTATGGAACATCAGACCTGATCTTCCCGTCGGAGGTTGTCATGGTCTGGTTGAGGCGCGGCATGGATATGTTCAACGGCTATGCGGGCGTCTTCACTTCGATCACGATGACCAATGCCAAGGGGTCGATCCGCGAGTACTGGCTGATGTGCTCTGAGGCAATGGCTCTCCAGTCGCAAGAACTTGCCGAGGCCGAAAAAGCCTTCGACTTCCAAGGGGCCGCAATCAGCTTGAACGTGGACCGTTCCGCTGCCTATGGTTCAATGGCCGACAAGATTCAAGGTCAATTGGATAACCAGCTGAAGCCGTTCAAGCAGAACCTGATCATCAAGGGCCAGACCTCAGGTGACGGATCAGCTGATCCGTCGAGGCTGGCGCGAGGTGCTGTCGGGTGCGTTGGCATCACCATTACCCCCGCGTCTCCGTGGGGCCCCTACCGCAGCGGATTGCCCTACCCACAAACCGTTGTCATCAACTAAAGTTGCTCAGTTGATAAGAGCCCGCCCTCCAGCAATGGTCGGCGGGCTCTTTGCTCTTGGAAGTCAATTTTAGCAGATCACCGAATAAGGAGCAACCATGAGTGTTCAAGTGAAGGTCAGGGCCTCACAGCGACTGAAAGCCATAAACGTCGACTACTACCAGCGACTGGAACAACTAAGCGAGATGATCGACGAGCCGTCCTGGGCCGTACTCACATCGTCGATTCTGACTCCGAAGCTGCTGACGGCTTCGCAGCAGGTAGAAGCCCGTGATTTGTGGCAGAAGGTCAAGGACCTCGGGATGGTCAAGAAGCTGACTCAGTTCATCGAGCACTTTCGGAAGATAACCGAAAAGATCGCCGAGGAGGTCGGTATCGAACTCCGGCAGGTCCTCGAGGCCTTCCAGACCAAGCCTATGCTGGCGTTCTTTAAAGCCATCAAGTTCAGTGTCTCCCTGCTGCTGAAGCCCATAAAGGCCTTCGCCGACCTGTACAAGGATGGTATCCTGAAGGTCTTCGAGACCCTCCACAAGACGGGCGTGTTCCAGAAATTGCACCGCGGTGCAATGAAGGTCGATGAGTTTCTGGACCAGTATCCGATCATGCGTCGCTTGGCCGGACCCGCTGTGGCGGGTCTCCTCCTGTGGATGTGGACCTCAGCTAACTTCACAGGCTCTCCTTCTCTGGATCTGGATCTTACTGCGGCACTCAAAGCAGCCCTGGCCGGTCAGTGGAGCGCGGCCGAGCTGTTCACTTCGCCAGAGGGCCTCGCCGCCCTTGGGCTGTTGGTGACGGGGCTTACCCTACCGTTCCCTTCACCCCTATGGCTGAGTGCAGGCCTTCCAGTCAATCTGTTTATCGCTCTGTGCTACACAGCATTCAAGCACCTCAAGGGTGAGACCGATGTCGCCAAGAAGCTCAAGAGCCGTATGAAGTTCACCAAGGTCTGAGGAGAGGAAATGAAGACGAAGATCAACGCGGCACAGCGACTGAAGGCTTCCATGCCGGTTCAAAAGTGGCGCACGAAAGACGCCTACGGTCCTAAAGCGGTGAGCCTGAAACGAGCGAAAGCCCTTGGGTTCACCGAGGGTCCGTTCTACCACGGAACTGACACGCGCAGCTACAACAACATCATGACGAAGGGATTCCGCTCCAAGGGAGCAGCTGAGTGGGAGGTTGAGGATCCAGGAACTATAGAGGAGTTCAAGAAGTGGGGCACTGTGAACCCTGTGAACCCTGTGATGTTCACTCCAGACAGAGACGGAGCAGCTGGCTTCGGAAAGAAGATCGTGACCTGCTACGTGAAGCCGGGCAGAGTGCGCAACGCTTCCGGTATGACGCTCTATGGAGGCCTCTACGTTGAGCATCCGGCAGACGTCATTCCGATCAAAGACCCCATTCGCCAGGAGAAGAAATGAAGGTTCATGCAGCAGCCCGTCTAGTTCAGGCTGAGACGATACAGAACTACGTCCAGCGGTTGAAGAAGCTGGGCATCAGGCGGATCGGTGGCGGAGAGTACGGATTGGTGTTTCAACACCCTACGCTTCCTGACGTGGTGGTCAAGCTCTTGGTCGAGAAAGATCCCGACTATATGTCGTGGGTCCAGTTCAGCCAAAAGCACCAGGACAATCCGTACGTACCTAAGATCTTCAACGTGTCCCAAGACAAGAACAGGTTTGATCCTGAGATGTTCAAGCGCTTCGGCTCTAGCAATCTTCTGGACATGCACCTGATCTTTATGGAGAAGCTGAAGCCCGTCACCATGAACGAGTACAAAAAGTTTGGTACGCACCTAGCAGATCTGGCTAATGGCGTTGCACGCAAAGACGCGTTTATGTGGAAACATATACGAGACACTCCTATCCTGTGGTCCCTTCTGTCAAAGCAAAAAGAAGACCTGGCTCTTGCTGAGGTGGCCAAGTTCATAAGCGACGGGCACGCAGGCATGCTTGACGTGCACGAAGGGAACGTCATGAAGCGCGGCGCTCAGGTTGTCATCATAGATCCATTTGCCTCCTAAGGAGAAGAGATGAAGGTCCAAATCAAGGCTGCGCGGCGTCTCATAGAGGCCGACAAGTGGTCGTCCGATGTAAAGACCAAGCATCATACCCCTGATGGTCTGTTCAAGGACGGGACGTCCGAGGAGATCGCCAAGGAACTGAAGCGCGAGCACGGCGACGACTTCGCTGGAGCCATGAGCGCCCTCAACTTCTACATCAACCGTGGCGGAAAGAACATACCGAACCGCCAAAACGTGGAGGGCGCTAAGGAGGCACTGCGCAAACTGTATGGTAAAGATTAACGCCGCTTACCGCCTCATAGCACTTATCGTAGAGCCACAAGAGTCGGCGTACCCAGAGAATGAGGGGGGTGCAAGGTCTGAAAGAGTGGAGGCGGGACAAGAAGAATGCTCGTATGGTAGTGACTTCCGATCCTTCGTTCACCATAGGTGTAGTGCCCTACGGAAGATCGTACTACGTGTACTTGCTGAAAAAATGGTCAGCCGGTGGCTAAGGTCTTCCTTGGGTACTCAGGTACCGGGCTCTACAGTCCCTCGTCTTTCGTTGACTCCAAGTCTCGAGGTCAGGGACTTGCGGTGATGCTGTGCTCCTGGATCCTCGACAGTGGAATGACTCTGGTGAACACCGTCAGTCAGAGCCCACTCAGTCACGGTCTATGGAAGCGGTTGAGTCGTGACTACCACTTGGTCGCGTTCTCAGGTAAGGAAGTGCTGACGGGCGCCAAGGCCATGAAAGTAATGGACGTTCCAGAGTATGGTCTTGCTCTCCTTGGAAAGGGGCATTCTGCCTCACAGCTGAAGAATCTAATGTAGGACGCGTAACAAACTTCACAATATGAACAGGTAATGAATTTCATGTTGCAGTTCTAATCACATCCAAAAGGTATATCATGAGCCAACCCACTTTTTACTACCCGGTAACGGTCGTACAGAGCGGCGGCAGCACCAGCGCAAACGCTCCGCTGTTGCCGACGCTGCCACTCGATTCTGTAACCCTCGCAGCAATTCTCGGCCAGCCTGCTGGTGCGCAACCGCAGGGCCTGTACGTAGACGACGGCGAGCAATGGCGGTTTGCCCTCCCGTATGTCCAGCTGTGTGCGGCCGGTATCTTCGCCAACACCATAACGATCTATGCCGATCCGACGTCCTCGGCTACTGCTCCCGCAGGCTCCACCGTTTATAAGAACGGTATCCTGCAAAGCGGTCTGTCCATCACTGCTGGCAACGCCATTTATGTGGTGCTGACTCCGAGTGCAAGTGGCGGTGGCGGCAGCTACGTTCTTCCGCCGGCCTCCGGCTTAACGCTCGGTGGCGTCATCGTCCCGTCTTCGTCGAACCTCACCGTCGACGGCTCGGGCAATCTCGACATCAAGACCTCGCTGATCAACACGATCAACGCGAAGATCGGAAGCGTCGTGTCCTCCGGCACAGGCACTTCGCTGATCAACTCCGTGGCCAGCGGCACCGCAACCCTGAAGTCGCTGCGCGCTACTAACGGCGCGACGCTCACGGACAACGGCAGTGGAACGCTGACGCTCGACGTTCCGGTTGCCACCACCACCGTTCTTGGCGCGGTTAAGGCCGGTGCAGGTCTGTCTGTGGCAGTCGATGGTACGCTGTCGGTCACGAGTGGCGGTACGACCACGCTGACAGGTGACGTGACGGGCTCTGGCAATGGCACCGTTTCCACCTCGCTGTCGACTACGGGCGTCACGGCAGGTACATACACGAAAGTCACCGTCGATGCAAAGGGCCGAGTCTCGGTGGGCGCGCAACTTGCCGGTTCGGATGTCACAACCGCTTTGGGCTACACGCCCTACAATGGTTCTACCAACCCGAATGGCTTCCTGACTACGAATCAAAGCATCACGGTTTCGGGTGATGCTTCGGGTACGGGTTCGACTGCCATTACGCTGGCCCTTGCCAACAGTGGCGTAACGGCGGGCACCTACACCAAGGTCACGGTGGATGCCAAAGGTCGTGTGACTGTAGGTGCAGCACTCGCGTCGTCCGACGTCACCACTGCACTTGGCTACACACCCTACAACGGTTCCACCAACCCCAACGGTTTCCTGACGACCAACCAGTCGATCACCGTCTCCGGCGACGCTACGGGCACCGGTTCGACTGCCATCACACTGGCTCTCGCTAACAGCGGTGTGACCGCAGGTACATACCACAGCGTCACCGTCGATGCAAAAGGTCGCGTGACTGCTGGTACGAACCCGACCACGCTTTCGGGCTATGGTATCACGGACGGGCTGTCGAATGCAGGCGGCACTATGACGGGCACGCTGACGTTCAGTGGTGGCGCTACGGTCACTGGTCTGCCGACTCCGAGCGCCACTGGTGACGCCACCAACAAGTCGTACGTGGATGCTGCTGTCGCCGCTGTTGCTCAAGGCGCAAGCTGGAAGGCAAACGCACAAGCGGCATCGACCGGCAACCTGACACTAAGTGGCACACAGACCATAGACGGCTACGCTGCGCAGGTTGGCGACCGCATTCTGGTGAAAGACCAAACCACGCAGTCCCAGAACGGCGTGTACGTGGTGGCTTCGGGTGCGTGGACCCGCTCAGTAGACGCTGACCTCGGCTCCGAAATCAAGGGCATGGCCATCTTGGTCATCAACGGCACGACCAACGCACTGTCTCAGTGGGTGAACACCAACACTTCGGCACCGAACATCGGTACCGATGCCATCACCTATACGATGCTTCAGAGCTCGGGTTCGACCTACAGCGCAGGCACCGGCCTGACGCTTTCGAGCAACCAGTTCTCGATCACGAACACTGGTGTGACCGCAGGTACGTACACGAAGGTGACTGTCAACGCTCAAGGTCAAGTGACGGCAGGTACTTCGCTGACTGGTTCGGACGTGAACACCGCGCTGGGCTACACGGCTTACAACGGCGCGTCCAACCCGAGTGGCTTCTTGACCGCAAACCAGAACATAACGGTCTCTGGCGACGCAACAGGCTCGGGCACCACTGCCGTGACGCTGACGCTGGCAAACAGTGGCGTGACTGCCGGTACCTACACCAAGGTTACGGTCGACGCCAAAGGTCGTGTCACGGTGGGTGCCGCTCTTGCGTCGTCTGATGTCACGACGGCTCTGGGTTATACTCCGTACAACGGGACGACGAACCCGAATGGCTTCCTGACTACCAACCAGAGCATCACGCTGTCGGGCGATGCGACGGGCAGCGGTTCGACCGCAATCACTGTTGCGCTCGCCAACAGTGGCGTAACGGCGGGTACGTACACGAAGGTCACCGTCGATGCCAAAGGTCGTGTGACTGTCGGTGCTTCGTTGGCTTCTTCGGATGTCACGACTGCATTGGGTTACACTCCGCTGAACAAAGCGGGCGACACGCTGAACGGTGCACTGAACTGGGCATCGACGGTCTCGATCACTGCGGCCTCCACTACCGATATTGGTGGTGCCGCGTCGAACTCGATTACCGTGACCGGCAACACCACGATCACTGCTCTTGGTACGGCACCGGCAGGTTCGGAGCGCTGGGTGACCTTCACTGGTACGCCGATTCTGACTCACAACGCCACGTCGCTGATTCTGCCTACCTCGGCCAACATCACGGCAGCCGCAGGTGATTCGGCAATCTTCATGAGCCTGGGTGGTGGTAACTGGCGCTGCATCGGTTATGCTCGTGCAGACGGTACGGCGCTTGCCGGAAGCCCGGACGCAACCAAGCTGCCGCTGACGGGTGGTACGCTGAGTGGCGCACTGAACTTAGCTCCGTTGGCTTCGCTTTCGTCGGCCTCGACAGTCAACATCGGTGCAGCAACTTCCAACTCCATCACGATCACTGGTACGACGACGATAACGGCGTTCGACACGATTGCCGCTGGTGCGTATCGAACCTTGATCTTCGCGGGTGCTCTGACGCTGACCCACAACGGTACTTCGCTGATTCTGCCGGGTGCAGCCAACATCACCACTGCCGCGGGTGACGTTGCCCAGTTCGTCAGCCTTGGATCGGGCAACTGGCGTTGCACTGGGTACATGCGTGCAAGTGGTCAGCCTGTGGCCTCGTCGCTGTCGGGTCTGACGCTGGTGAATCCGACGATCACCAACTTCACAGAAAGTGGTCAAAACCCAGCTGCTGGTTCGTCGTTCACTGTTGACCTGACGCAAGGTACGGACTTCGAGTTCACTACCAATGCCAACACCACGATCACGCTGCCGACGCCAGTCGCAGGTAAGAGCTACACGATTACGGTGATCTATGGCGGTGCTCACACTGTTGCGTTCTCAGGTGGTGGCACGATCAAGTACTCGAACGGTACTGCGCCGACGGCTACTTCGGTTTCAGGTCAGCGTGACTACTACCTGTGCAAGTGCGACCGCACCGGTACGTACACGTCGGTCTTCGATGGTGGCCGCAACTTCTAAGTGACGCGAGGCCGGGTTCGCTCGGCCTCTTTCTTTTTGGAGCAACTATGTTCACAGCTTCTGGTCGACTGCAGCCAGCAGGTCGTAATAGCGCACCGGCGCACGACCCCTACTTCAGCAGTGTTTCGCTCCTGGCCCACTGCGATGACTACACAGATGTAAAGGGCAACACTCTTACCAATAACAGCACCACCCTAGACACCACTACGTATAAGTTTGGTGGAAAGTCGTGGAATTTCCCAGGTGTGTCCCAGTACGTGACTATGGGAGCTAACGCGGGGCTCAGTTTCGGCACAGGTGATTTCACCGTCGAACTCTGGGTCTACGTTCCTTCATGGACGAACAACACAAACGGTAAGATGATGCTGGACACGCGGCCGAATAGCACTAATGGTGCTTACTGGAACCTTGGCCTGACAAGCATAGGTCGTGTGCAGTTCACCACGCTCACATCAGGTGGCATTAACGTAGCGGCACCCTCGCTAATACCGACTGCACAATGGGTTCATGTGGCAGTGACCCGAGCCAGCGGACGTATCGACGTGTGGATCAACGGTACGAGCGTTGCCAGCGCCACCGGCAACACAGACAACATTTCCTCCTCCGGTATGGCTTTCGGTCGAAACGCTTTCGCGCCGTCGGACTCCTTCTGGCTCGGAAACATGGACGACATCCGTATCACCAAAGGAGTGGCACGCTACACGGCGAACTTCACGCCGTCACCGTTCCCATTCCCCAACAGCTAATCGGAGTGCCCGCGTGAATGAGTTCACTCGCCGTTTAAAGGCCGACCTGAAGACAGAGCATCTGAACATCTATGACGTGCCGTGCCCTGACTGCGGCGCTACTGTTACCTCTACAGCCAGAACGAAGGACGATGGCAAGGCCTTGAGCCGGTGCGTCGAAGGGCACGAGTTCACGCGGGCGCGTGCTTTTGCTGCCTACAACGTAGCAGTGAGGGCGCAAGTGCAGGTTAATGCAGCTCAACGCCTCCTTGCAGTGAACGTGAGTCCAAAAGCCTACCCCGAAAACGTAGCCCGACAAGACCTGGAGTTGGTGCAGGACCTGTTTAATCGAAAGCGCAAGCGGATAGGGACAGACCGCAACGGGCTGGTGTTCTGGTGGTGCGGTCTTAATGATCTCGTGTGCTCTACTCGTAGAGGTCAAGTCGTAGGGTTCGTTGCTCTGCGTCCCGGCATCGATACGATTGATGTAGGCGACGAAGTGGTCAAAGGTAGATCTATCCGAAACATGTACCTGCTACCTGAGTACAGGGGCAGGGGCGTTATCTTAGGTATGCACCAGTACTTGATCACCCAGTTCAACCTCATATCGGACGACGTTTACACGCCAGACGGCCTGAACGTATGGAAGCAACTCAAGAAGACAGGCCACAAAGTGGAAGTCACTGACATCTATTCGCACGGCCGAGGCAAGCCCTCTGTGAAGTGGGATAGCCCTCACACTGTGCTGTTTGTAAGGAGGAACCAATGAAGGTCCACGCAGCCCAAAGACTTGGAGCCATGAAGATAGCCAAAGGCGACAACCTGCACTATGGAGCGTCCCTAGCCAAGAAGTACTTGGGTTCGGTCCCAGCCTACGACTTTGAACTACTATATCAACACAACAATCAACTGGTGCTTCTCGCAAGAGACATGAGTTTCTTGGTTACGTGTGTTGACCAGCAGTCAGCCAATCAGCTTGCTCAAGAAGTCGGGCGTTCAGAGAAGCCTTTGAAAAGACTAGGCGCCGCGTCCATCGACGCTTTCGTTTCAGTGACGCTGGACGGCGTAGTAGAGGCTGTATGGGTCGCACCGAACCTCCGAGGCAAAGGCTACGGAATTGGCCTGTACAAGTTGGCGCACCAGCTGAGTCGCGACGGCATTGAAAGCTCTGACAAGTTAGGCTCTATGAGCCTTGCGACGTGGTTGCGCATTTACAAGAGCGTTCCCAAGGTTCAGCTCGTAGTCGACGGTACGGTTGTCCCTCGCAAGAACGTGGAGGTGGAGGGCCTCGATATAACGGTCAAAGGCTTCGAGCACCCGCTAACCGATCCAAAAGGACCTACCTTCATGTTCAGGTGGCCGCGATGATAAAGATCAACGCATCCGCCCGCCTTCTTGCCTATGATAGGACGTGGATCAATCGTATGAACCAGCATAGGAAGGCGCATCCGAAATATCAGGGCCAGCAGAAGCCTTCAGAGCTAGTGGACGAACACATTTTTACACTTGAACCCTCTGCGTTGGCGCAGCGGCTGAAGGCCATCTACAAGGATGATTTCCGCAGTGCGATGGGTGCTCTTACGGTCTACAAGAATCGAGCAGGCAAGAATCTGTTGAGTCCTGATCGAGAGCGCATAGACAAAGCCAAGGAACAACTCCGCAAACTCTATGGGAAGCAAGATGAAAATCAACGCCAGCAAAAGAATACAGGCCCTGAACCCCGCAAACAAGGGTCGCTCAACCAAGAGCGGTCACCAATCGGAAGCGTTCCGACAACCAAAACGGTCTAACGCGTTCTCTGACCTCGCAGACGTAGTAAGCCGATCGGTAGAGGCTGACCGCATGCCGGAGTTCGGCCAAATGCCACCGTTCACGGCTCAGGTGAGAGCACATCATCGCCTCAAGGCCTCCGCTACCGACAACGAGGTGGTGCATGCAATGAAGCTGATGGCTCGCGCCACTCCTGTCACGAAGGTGGCCCTTGTGGGCCAGCAGTTGATTCGTCAGACCCTCGTGCGCCTCGGCTACTCAGTGCAAACCACGTTGACCCGCGCCTTTTACGATATGGAGTTCCGCAGAGACAAGCGTGTGCTCCACCTGGTGGGTTGGCACGGCACTGGCATCTACGGACCGGAGAAGTCGATACTGGAGTTCATCGACGAACAGGTGTCGAAGACCCGCCCTGTCGTGACTATAGGAGTCATAAACGAAGCCAACGTCAACCCGGAAAATCAACAGCGCGTCATCTCCGACATTTTGGAGTACATAAAAGAATGTGGTCATTCTTAAAGTATTTTTCTAGTGCACTGATATTCAGCTTGATGCCCCGCCACAAATCAATAATGAGAGGTAACCATGTTTCTTTCATCGCGCCTACAAGGTGTTAACCGTGTTCCTCCGGGCCCGAGTGATCCGTATTTCAGCAGTGTTACTCTTCTGCTTCTTATGGACAGCCTCCCCTTCTCAGACCTTAAAGGCAACACTATCAATAACCTTAATACCACTCTTACTACTACCTCTACTAAATTCACCGGAGCTGCTGTATTCAATGGTGTTGACACCGTATTGCGGTCTGCCGGTAGTACTCCGTTGTCTATGGGTACAGGAGACTTCACTCAAGAGGCTTGGATAAAGATTGGATCCTATCCGGCATCCCAGTGCATTGTGTGGACTAATGCGCCAGCTACAGGAACCGGATTTAGTAACACCACGATAGGCCTGAACTTAATGTCCAGCGGTATCGTGCGAGTTCAAAGCTCTTACACCGTATTCCTGACAGGTAGCACTGTGATTCCGCTCAACACCTGGACTCACGTAACATTCACTCGGTCAGGATCAACGATGAGGTTGTTTATCAACGGGGTGTTGGATGCTTCTGCTACGGTAGCAAATAATTTCTCGGACACCACTGACTTTCTAATGGGCAAGGAGGCTTATAACACGAACAACACAGGTGCAACGTTCAACGGCCAGATAGATGAACTTCGTGTAACCAAAGGTGTTGCGCGGTACACGGCGAACTTCACTCCGTCTGACGCACCTTTCCCTAGCAGATAGTTGTGGCACACAAAGATCCAGCAAGGCCTTCTACAACAAGTCCTGAAAGATCAGAGGCAATCTATGACACTCTCAAATACATTGGGCAATATGGGTGAATTAACCTTAGGTCAGATTCTGCACCATCCTATGGACATACCAATGTTCCCACTCGTGTTGTTCGCTCTAGCCGTGATGTTTGTCCTCATCATGATTTATATGCAACTCAAGCACGATCCTCTCGACCTACGGTGGCTGATATTGGATCGACCGCATCGACCGTCCTTGACGAAGGTCGCCCAGATTGTGGCCCTTGCGGTCTCTACTTGGGGCTTCGTTGTTCTGACGTTGAGCAACAACTTGTCGGAGACGTACTTCATGGCATATATGACTGTCTGGAGTGGTTCGGCTGCGTTGGATGCCTATTTCAACAAGGGCGCCCGTGGTGCCCAGCGGCGCACTGATCCGACACCTCCGGACACCACTGAACCCGCAGATCAACCTGCTCCTGGTCCTCAGGTAAATACTAGGCAGGAAGATCACCCCTCCAATCCGTACGATTCCGACCGGGGCTGATATGCAGCTCAACAGGAAGGCAGTCGTACGCAAGGCCGCGTCGTTTCGCCGTACTGCCTCAGGGGTCACGAAGATCCGGAGAGACGGTTACTCGACGGTTAGCGGCTTCTCTAAGACCTCAGAGTGGTGGATCATTTCAGCACAGGTTCGCAAGCGGTCTAAAGGCTGCTGCGAAGCCTGCCTGCGAGCGGGCAAAACGGTCAAAGGCAAGGAGGTCCACCACATCCGTAAGCTCTCGGATGGTGGACGCACCGTGTTGAGCAATCTCATTCATCTGTGCGGGGACTGCCACAACAAGCGCCACAATCATTTGTATAGGAGTCGCCGATGAAGGTCTGCGCAACACAGCGCCTGCTCTCCCAGAAGACCACTGTGGAGAAGATCACGCACTACACCAAGATGCTGCATCGTGTTAAGCATCGTTTGCTGCAACTGGACCATGACCGCCAGCCCAAAACCACTCAGCGTTATCTGGCGTGGGCTGTGCGTCTCGAGAAACGACTCGCCAAGCTCAAATCACTCCATCGTCACTGAAAGGCCAATCATGGAAGAAGCACTGCAAGAACTCATCGCCCTGTTCCTGAAGATCAACCCGCAGCCGTCGGATCAACAGTTCCATGCTCTGGCTGAGGCCATAGGAGTGGACAAGGAGACGCTGGAGAGCTTGGCTTACGGCATGCTCGCCGACGCCGAAGATCTTCTGGAAGACCCCACTGAGGCCTCTTCCACCCACGAAGGCAACGACAGTCCGATCTTGCGCCGTGATGCTACAGTCTTCTCGACCTCTCCCTCTACGAGCCTGAGCTACGGCGACAGTGAAGAAGGTGGCGATACGCACATAGACAACGAGACAGTGGCTATGATCCATCGCATCAATGCCTCTGCCCGGCTGCGTGCCGATTCGCAAGAGGTTCTCGACGATCCCACAATCGATCCTGACGACCTGAGCCTGTCTGACGTTGCGTTGAACGACGGTGATCCGACCGATGACGACCTGGGCCAGCAGCAGGAGACGCTGGACGATGGATATACGCAAGACGACGTGGGTGTTGGTCTGACCAACAACGCCAACGACGTTCTGACCGATGACGGCGTTCCCGACATCTCCTTCAACTAAGTTGAGCAAGTAAATAAGGGAATCTCCTGCATGGAGATTCCCTATTTTCGTTTGTAGACGCTTTCTGCAATTTCATGGTTGATTCAAACCACAACAAGGAAATCCTATGACAACTCAGTTGCGCTCTACGACCAACCTGGTCGTGCCGGAGCATCTGCAGCTGCCGAAGAAGGAACTGAAATCGAAGTTCCTCTACGTCTACTCGGCAGCATATCCGGGTCTCGAGCCCGTGTTCATGCAGCGTCTCTGGCTGTCCGCCTTCTTCCCTGAGATCACGAACGATCCGTCGTTCGGCAAGGATCGCAAGGGCGTTCGACAGTTCGTGCAGTTCGCCGAGAAGTACATGAAGGCCGGGCTGATCAAGATCAAGAAAGTCAACGATCCGGGCGACCAGCATTTCGTGGTCGCTGTTCCGCTGGCTGAGTTCAGCCGTTACGACGTGGCTGATTATGTCCGCAAGCTGCGCCTGTGGTTCACCAACGGCAAAGGCGACGAGCCCGAGGCCGCTACCAATGCCATCGCCGAAGAGCTGAAGCGTTCGTCGGAAGCCAACGAAGTCCAGCAGAAGCAGATCATGGCCTCCGAAGTCATTCCGCGTCTGAATCTGGATGCACGTGGTCAGCTGGAGTTGAAGGAATGCTTCTTCGGCCTGCGCCTGCAGTACTCTGGCGGACTGGCTGTCGTGTTCGCCGACTTCAAGATCTCGAAGGCTGAAGCACAGCAGCTGACCACGACGGAGTGGATGCTGATCCGCAACATCGACATGTACCCGCTGCTGTTGCAGTGGCAGGTGTCGCTGTGGGGCTACCGTCACAACGCCCCGGTGACGTCGTTCCCGATGTCGAAGATCAGTAAGACCTTGCCGCCGGTTCTTCCGGGTCAGGCACGCGTCAACGAATATGGTTTGTCCATTGCACCAGACGGTGCGCCCATGTGGCTGCCGGAGAAGCTGGACAACACCACTCGCTACGAAGACCTGTACGCCCAGATCGGCGATCGAGGCGACGACACGTTCGGGCTCATCGATATGGTGAGTGCAGGCACTGCAGTGGCTACGGGGCAGGAGCTGAAGGTCAAGCTCCCGGCCAACATTCCAGTCCTCATCGATTGGGTGAACAATCGATTCGCCTACACGATGGGTAACGGCGTCCTGAAGGTGCAAGACCTGTCGCGCTTCAAGGCCGCAGACGCTGCGCACGCACGCAACCTGCTGAGTCACTGGAGTCTGACGGACGATCACGTGAAGATGTTTGCCTCCATGGGTGAAACGGCAGGCGTGAAAAACGCGCTGTTCTTCACCGAGGAGGAAGCGAAGGCCATCCAGGAGAACGATCCAGTGGTGGCTGGACGTTTGGTGATCTCTGGCGGCATCGAGGTAATGGAGTACTGGGACATGGCTGTGTCCTATCACAAGCGGTTCGTCAACGAGCACAAGTTCGTGCTGTCTGATGTATCCATCGAAGGTGATCCTATCTGGCGTCCTCTTGCGAGGTTCATCGACCAGGTGCAGGCTGCCGTGATCGCCAACATGGACGCCGTCAACTACAAGTACAGCGTTTCGGGCACGTCTTCGCGCTTGGGTCTGATGACGCTGATCTCGAAGTACAGCAACGATCTGGCCAACACGATTGCGAAGGCCAACAGCCTATGCGCCGCCGCACAGAACCAGCGAGTTGATCCTACCTGGACGCCGCCGTCGATACCGCTGATCATGAACAACCCGGATCGACCGTTCAGTCTGTTGCCGCACCAAGTGAAGGTCCGCAACCTGCTGAAGGACTCTCCGGACTTCGCGATCCTGCCGGTCCAAGCGGGTGGCGGTAAGACGCCGCTGGCCATCATCGACGTCCTGACCGAAATCAAGGCCAACCGCAGCCAACCTTACCTCATCATGTGCCCGTCCGCGCTAGTGGCGCAGTACGTGAAAGAGGTGACGTACTTCACCGGCGGCAAGGTCAACGTCATCCCGATCGTTTCGGACGTGCTGTTCCGCAACGGTCAGGAGCGCCTGACTCAGATGATCGCTTCCGCTCCGCGCAATACCGTTGTAGTGGTCAACTACGACGTGCTGCGCAATCAGGCTTACGACGTGTGCTACGGCACTACCAACGTCAAGGTCTATCCGGTCATCGAGTTCCTGCGCCAATTCAACTTCGGGTACGCTCTGCTGGACGAGTCGCACTTCATGAAGAACGATTCGCAGCGTACGCGGGCTGCAATGGTGCTGATCGCTGACATTCCGAAGAAGCGTCTGGCTAGTGGTACGATGGCGCACGATTCGCCGTCTGACTTGGCGCTGCAGGTGGCCATGCTGGACCCCACACTGTTCGGATCTCGCGACGAGTTCAACGAGCGCTTCGGTAAGAACGTGCAGGGAGGTCGCGTCATCGAATGGAAGCCCGGAGCGCAGCAAGATATTATGCGCATGATCAAGTCGCGCATCGTCGTGGCAAAGGCCATGCGTAAGGAGTGGGCTGCTCTGCTGCCTCAGGCTGAGGAGAAGATCCACCCGGCTGAAATGACAGACGCCCAGCGTTCGGTCTACCAGGCGATTTTGACCGAGGCTTTGGATAAGATGCGTGAAGACGCCAAGTCGAATCCGAAGTTGAAGAAATTCTTCGAGAACTCTCCGCTGATGTTGGAGCGCCCTCAGAAGGATGGTGACGAGGGCGCGAACGAAGATGCTGATGAGGAAGCCGAAGACGTGGCCGACGAGTCGGCAGGTGAAGATCTCGAAAGTCTGCTGGGCTTCTATCTGGCGCGTATCGAGCAGTTCCTGACCGCACCGGGCAAGGACGAGTTGGGCGCGCGGGTCCTCCAAGGTGCAGATCTGCGATCCAACAAAGTCAACAAGATTCTGGAGATCGTCGAGAAGCACATCAAAGATGGTATCGAAGGCAAGGTCCTGATCTTCACCAACTACATCGAGTCGGCCGAAGAGATCTTCGACGCGGCTTCATCTGAGTTGAAGAAGTCGGGTATCCTGTACACGGCGGCCAACAAGGTTGAAGACGGTGCAGCGTTCGAGACCAACGCCAACAAGAAGTGGATGGTAGGCGTCGAGAACTCGATGAACACTGGTCTGAACTTCCAGCACGTTAGCCGCCTGATTCGCGTGGAGAACGTGTGGAACCCGGGTACGCTGGAGCAAGGTAACTCGCGGATCAACCGTCCGGAGATGAAGAAGGCTGATCGTCGTAAGACCATCTACTACGATTGGATCGTCACCAACAATTCGGTGGACGTGACGAAGGTCTCCCGTCTGATCTCGAAGATCATTGCAGTCGCGAAATTCGAGAACACGGACAATCCGGCATATGAGGCTCTGCCTGACGTGCCGGTGATTCCGATGAATGCCGAATCCATCGAGATGCGTAACTCGTGGAGCGATTTGGCCGAATACGCGGAAGCCTATAGGAAACACAACCAGGTCAAGTTCGACGATTACGAGGAATATCGACGCAAGCACGGCGATTTGACGCTGACTCCGTTACGCGAGGCTCCGATTCCGAAGGACGCCGCTCTGATGGCAGAGGTTCCGTACGTCGCCGGTCTGGAGCTGTTCAACGGTGCCGAGCAAGGCCTGATTCGTGTGGACGAGTATCTGCGCCAGAACGCGTCTGACGAGGAAGTGGCTGCACCGGAAGGCGATGACGACGAGGCAGCAGCCAAGTCGGCAGAGCAGAAGCGTCGTCTGGAGCTGGCGAATTCCTTGAAAGGTCAGCCGGTTCACACTGAGTTCGGTGATGGTATCGTGAAGTCAGTGGCCTTCACATCGAAGTTGCTGAACGTGCTGCTGCCGGAAGGGTACATGATTCGAGTTCGCTTCAGCGCGGCTTTCGTCATCACCAAGAAGGCGCAGAAGGGCAAGACCATCCGTCAGCAGATTCTGGCTGCGGTGTCCAACAAGATGCCGATCACCGAACCTGTAGAGGCCAAGTCGCCGCGTCTTCGTATCGACAACGCTGCAGTTCGTCGTGCAGAGAAGCAGAAGGAAGAACAGGTCAAAGAGGAGAAGAAACAGCAGAAGACGCGCGAGGTCGAGGCCGCCCTCAACGTCGAGCTTTACTTCAACGTTTCCAACGGCTTCCTGAGCATCGTGCACTACCCAGAAGAAGGTTCCGAAGCAACGTCTGCTCTGCAGGCATTGGGCTTCCGTCCGGTAGAGCCGTACGTGTTTGCCGAAGTCCACAACGCGCAGCAGCTGATCAAGCAGTTCAACGCATGGCACGCCAAAGGCTTCCGCTTCGAGAAGAACTTCATGAAGACGGGTGCTGTTGAGGCTATCCGTGATCTGGCGAACGTGCTGAAGAACGGCGCGCTGAAGAGTGGTACGATCAATTACCGCTTCTCCTCGCGCAATCAGCTGCAGAACTTCTTCCGCATGGAGATCAAACCCTCGGCATCGAAGACGGACTTCAAGCCCTACCCAATGATCGAAGACGGTCATGCCTACATCGTGATGCACCTGCGCGGTCAGCCGGCCACTCAGGAGGCGATGAAGGTCAAGTCGCCTGGCATCCGCTGGCAGAAGTCGGCAACATGCTACGCGTACTATGGTTTGAACGTCGACAAGATCAGCGCGAAGATGCGTGAGATTCTTGCCTCTGGTATTCAGGTCTCGAACATCAAAGACCTGCAGACCGAATTCAAGAAGATCAAGAAGATGAAGATTCGCAACGAAGAAGTAGGGGATCAGTAATCCCACTCGAGCCCGGTCGCCCTCTCAAGGTGATCGGGCTTTTTCACCTCAGTACGTTCTCGCTTTACGCAATTTGATGCTTTCAACAAGGAGGATCTCATGTACGAAAAACTCAAACAAATCATGCGCGAGGCAGGCTACGCGGTTTCGGAAGGTGCCGAATGGCTCGCTACCGATATGCAGCACTTCGCGACTTTTTCGCGCCACGTGCTGGGTTCGACCACCACGCACCTGAATCACGTGCTGGCCTACCCAGAAGCCTTCCCGCACATGATGGCAAAGGCTTCGGAGCTGGCCCAGGGCGTGGTGTCCAAGGTAGAGGAACTGGTGGAGGACGTTGCCCAAGTGTTCGAGGCTCCTACCGCCACCCAAATGAGTGCTCCTGCAGAACCGGCTCCGGTTGCTGAACCCACTCCGCTCACCCCGCCTGCGGACACAAGTACGCTCGATGTCTCGGCTTCCGGCCAGACTGAAAAGCAAGACCTGAACCCAACCCCTGCCGCCGAACAGGCCGTTGACAATCAAGAGCAGCCTGCAGCCCAAGCTGAACAACCGCAAGACGCCACGGGCGATGCCGTGAAGACCGGCGACGAGAGCACCGAGCCGCCTGCTCATGAAGACGCCGAGAAGCCGGTCGCCGACCAACCTACCGAAGGTCAATCGCAGGAGTAATAAATGACGAACCCTATCTTCCAAGGTAACCACCACGCTGGTTACAAAGGACATGGCATCACCGGCACGGGCAATGAACGCCTGACCGTGGAGATGGGATGGGGTACCGTGGCAGGTAAATCCGGGGACGTGGCGTACATTCAGCTGAGTTCGCTCGTCACCGGAGACATCAACATGGGCGTGTATTTCCAGTCTGAAGTTCCGGTGACTATCGACTACACGCTCTGTAACCCCGGTATCGCAATCTCTCCAGATCCTGACGACCAGGCAGCAACTCTGTGGACAGGCGCGCAAGCCGTCCCAGGAGACGGCACGATAGTCACTGCTGCCCATCCGGTCTTCACTGTCATTCGCGTCACCTTCGGAGGTGACGGTTCGCTCTACGTAGGAGTACGATGATGGCCGACAAGCAGAAGTTGATCATCACTGCCCAAAGCGATACGGTAATGCCGCCGGAGTCCCAAGAGGCAGCGCAGGCCCTCCAGCATCTGGACTTCGCTACGTGGTTGCCCTACGCCGCGAAGCTCTATTGCATCGAGCCCGACATCCGGGCGTATGTACTGGCTACCATTCCGATTTGCCCGTCGGACATCCCGAACCGCAACGGCATCGGGTTCCCTCTCGCAGAGCTCCTCAAGTTTCAGCCGCCTCCGGTTGCCCGTCAGTCGTACAAGGCGTGGACGGGCTGCCCGATGCACTACGAGCACCGCAACGAAATCCATGAGGATGCTTACGGCGTGATCTTCGATACGGCCTTGCGCCCTATCAAAGGCTACGGCGGCGGCAAGCTCTACAAGGTCATGGGCTTGGTCGGTATCGACCGCATCAAGTACCCGGAGATGGCAAGACGAGTCATGGAGGGCGACATCAACACCTACTCGATGGGCGCCCTCGTCGATTCGTTCTCGTGTTCGTACTGCGGTGCGGAAGTCACGAAGAAATCGAGCTGCGGTCACATCGATCTGCGTCGCGACATCGACTGGAACGAGGTGCGCTCGTGGGACAACAAGCGCCACATCGCCTTCCGTAACGCTCACGGCATCCAGCCGATCGAGACTTCCCTTGTGGAGTCGCCGGCCTGGACCACCGCGCTGTCGGATGTCATCCACACGAAGGACTGAAAATGAAAATCCAAGCAAGCCAGCGACTGCTGGCAACTAAAGCTAATCCTGAACTCCTCCGCACCTACTTAGAGGAACTCGGGCTTTACAACTACTCGCGTATCCAGTCGAGCAACGGGTTCGTGTCGGTAGAACTCGACGGCGAAGAGTGGAACACAGCGAAGGAAGCGTTGATGTCCAAGTTCGGCCGTCCTGCAAATCAGGCGGGCCTCGTCATGTTCTCGTGGCATGCAGGTAAAGGGCGTACTATTGTGCTCGACGCACTAAGCAAACCGTTCACGCTCGCGTTGATCGACGATAACTAGGAGCATGGAATGAAAATCCAAATCAACGCCGCAACTCGTCTTCAGGCTGCCCAGGCCGACGAAAACATGGCGCGCACCTACCTGAAGTCGCTGGGTGTAGAAGTCGGGTCTATCGAAACGCGGAGCGACAACTACATCCAGTTCATGATTCCGTACAAGGCCTTCGACCTTACGCGAAACCAGTTGACCAAGAAGTTAGGCCGTCCCCAGGTCCTGACGGAAGACAGCGGGATCACCCATCTGCGGTGGACCATTCGCGGCAAAGGCTTCGTCACCCTCTACAAGAACCAGTTCAATGAGGCCGATGTCGCCATCTCCAATGATCCGAAGCGCGCTCACTGAGGACTGAAATGAAGATCCAAATCAACGCGTCTGCCAGACTGACGGCCGCGAAGGCAGACCTAAACTTCGCAGTCAGGTACATTCAATCGGTAGCCGGTATCAAGGTTAATCGACCTTCGCGCTACGAAAACAACTACGTTGAGTTCAAGCTCGACAAGAAGCGCTTTTGGGAAGCCAAGTACCAGCTCTCTAAGGCATTCGGTGCACCCAAAAACATCGATCCGGGAAATACGCGCACCGTGTATCTGGCGTGGAAAGATCCGAAGGGTGGAAGCATCATCCTCTACATGTCCTCGGATATGCAGTATTCCATCGGTCTGGACAATGATCCGAACGCAGTCGGACAGCACGCATCCACCAAGTTGCGCGCGAAGGACGACAACGGCGACAAGGAGCGCCTTGATCAACTTGTCAAGCAGATCAAGATGTTTGAGGAAGACGTCAAGGAGATCGAGGAGGACGGAGACGACGCGACAGTGGAACGCAGGCATCTCGAATCTCTGCGGGACGAGCAGCGCCGTCTCAAGGAGAAGATGGGGATCTCTCACGCATCTCGTAGGTCGCCTCACTGAGGCATCAGGTCGCAACTCGCATTTTTACTCAGTAGTTAACCAAACCCAATGAGGAACACTATGCCTATCATGAGCAAAGCGCAATTGAAGCCGCGCAAAGTCTCGGCATCGACTTCGACGCACAAAGGCAACGAAGACGATCTGCTGACGGACGAAAGCGGCGACGCACTCAACAACCACATGTCGGTCGACACGCTGATCGACCCCGAAGACTACAACGGTGGCGCCACGCACTACTCGAACGACGAGCCGTCGCATCCGACCTTCGCTTCCAAGAAGAAAAAGGTCAAAGCCAACGAGAACGCAGACGGCGACAGCGGTGGTTCGTCGCTGAATCCGGGTACCAACAACGTCGGCACCATCGACAACCTGACCGATCCGGACGAAGGCTACATCGGCGCCACCGACATGGACGACATCGACCCGGACATGGACGATGACGTGGACTTCGATGTCGACGATCCGGACGCATCGAACCCTGCGGAAGACGAAGACCAATTCACCGGCACCGATCCGGACGGCGGCGAGACCACGGCCTCCGACACCGAACTGCAGAACAGCATGTCGGTCAGCCCGCTAGAAGCCTCGGAAGAGGACGAAGACTGGGACGCCGCTCCTGCCGCTGACGATGAAGATCTCGAAGATGACCTGGCCGAGGAAGACGAGGAGTCCGGCAACGGTGGCGTCGCCATCGAAGACGTGCAGGATGAACCGGAAGAAGCCTCGACCGACGAAGACGTCAGCATCCTGGATGTGGACGAAACGCCGGACCACGAAGTCGAAGACGTCGCCTTCGCCACCGCAGGCACGCGCCTGCTGGCAATCAAGGCCAACCGCATCATCGCTTCCATGACCGGTCGCATGGCTATCGCTGCGGGTCGCAATGACGTGTACCTGACCGACCAGTTCCAAGAGGTCACGGCAATGCAGATCAAGCAGCTGGGTCTGCGCAAGGGTCTGAAGTCGATGGGCTTCGCTCTGGCCAAGGTCACGCTGGCGAAAGCAAGCGTCATCAAGGCCCAAGTCCAGAAGGAAGTGCACAAGACCACGGCCGCTGTTCGCAAGGTCAACGCCGAGAAAGAGAAAGCCTTCGAGCAGTCGCTGGCAATCGCTTCGGTCGGCATCAACCGCAATATGTTCAAGCATACCGAGAACCCACTCAAAGCACACCTCGAAGGTGAGTTCCGTCGTCTGGGCATTCGTGGTGCAGGTCGTATCCTGACCCAAGCCTTCGCTGAGCACGGTCCAGCCTACGCCAAGTCGGTCGTCGAGCTGGCCAAGAAGATCTCGGCGATGCCGGAAGAGGTGCGCGACTCCTACGTGGACGCCCTGGATATGGACACCGGCGTGGTGGACGAGCCGGAAGAGGACGTGATCCCGATCGGTGCCGACATGGAAGACGGCGAGGACGATCTGGAAGACGAAGGCTTCGGTGACACCGTGGAGGCAGCCCTGGCCCGCCCAGGTGTGCGCGTTCAGGCATCGGCCGCTGCCAACGGCAAGTACAGCGTGACGGCCAACGAGATCCTCAACGGCAAGCGTCCGCTGTTCGGCTAAGCCACAACAGAAAAGCAGTGGGTGGTGTAGATCACAACCCACACTTTTACTCAGTAACATAAATCAATCATCTGGAGGTTTCAAAATGATCTACGGTCCGTTCTCGAAATACGTGGACTCGTCGGAAATGGCTGTCGCGCCGGGCGCAGTCATCGACGCAGAAGGCATGGTGCTGGTCCGCGCTTCCGGCGCCCAAGCTGCAGGCGTGATGCCGTCGACCGGCGGCACGTCGGAAGTCTTCGCAGGCTTCTCCATCGCAGGCACCTCGGCCGCTCCGTTCATGGAAGGCTTCACCAACAAGCAAGAAACGTTCGTCGTTCCGTCGACCGGTCGTGTTACCCTGCAATTCGCTCCGGTTCCGAACCAAGTGTTCGTGTATGACGTGACCGCAGGCGCAGCCGTTTCGTCGCCGACCGTCTCGGGCAAGTCCATCACCGGTCTGACTGCAGGCGACCAGGTCGTCGTGACCTACAAATATGCCCTGTCCGTCGTGCAAGCCCGCGCGCTGCAAGGCGACGTGCAACCGGGTGGCTACAGCGGTGCCTACATCGGCCAGATCGGCTGCATCAAGCGGGGCGTCATCTACACGTCGGAGTTCGATGCGTCCGTCGACTGGACCGCAGCAACCGGCGTGAAGGCAGCCGCGGGCGGTCAAGTGACCAATCAAGCGGGTTCGGGCATCACGCTCCCGGCACAGATCATCGCGACGCCGACCTCGGAAGTGACCTTCCTCGGTCTGGAATTCTCGGCCGTCTAATTCACCGCGACAGCATTAACATAAGGAGCAAGAAATGTCGAAGATCAAAGTTCAAGCTGCGCGTACCCCTACCGTAGCATCCGAGTATCGCTTCCAGGGCTCGAACGAGCGTGCAATCGGCGCAGGCGGCGAGATCAACGCTTCCTCGAAGCGCGAGCTGCTGAACAAGCAGATGAAGTTCCTGGAGGCTTCGGCCAACGGTTCGCTGATCACCGATGCGCAAGGCTACAAGATCGAGGCCCAAGCCAAGACCAACCGTGAGCTGCTGAAGGCCGCGCAGAACGACCGCGAAGTCCATCGCGTGCTGGGCGAGCGTATGGCCGAATCGCTGTACATCACGGCGAACCGTCAGGGCTTCATGCGCAAGTACCTGACCAAGATCGCCGTCGATCAAGGCACGGTCCCGCGCTTCCCGCTGCGCACCAAGAACGTCACGGCCGTCTGGAGCACCAGCCCGACGCGCATCGAGACCCAGATCACGCGCGACAAGTGGTACACCCCACCGGAACTGAGCATCGTGACGCGTCCGTTCGTGACGCAGAACGAGCTGAACCAGTCGGCCGGTGACGTGCTGCAAGAGAAGTACGTCGAAGCAACCGAAGCAGTGATGGTCGCCGAAGACCGCCTGTGGTACAACCAGGTGAACGCCCTGGTCGGCATCGACAACAACCTGTCGATCATCAGCGGCCAGCTGACGCCGTACACCCTGATGCAGGTCGTCACCAACGTGACCCGCTGGGGCCTGAAAGCTCCGCACGTCCTGATCGCGTCGGACATCTACCAGGACATCATCGGCAACTCGGAGTTCTACTCGGCAATCGACCCGGTCGCTCGCCACGAACTGCTGCTGACCGGCGAGCTCGCCGTGATGTACGGTATGACCATCACTTCGGACGCCTACCGCCATCCGGAGCACAAGGTCCTGAACCAAGGCGAGTTCTACGTGATCTCGGAAGCGCTGAACCACGGCGCCTACTCGGATCGCGGCGGCATCAACAGCGCGCCGATCGACATCGTGAACGAGAAGATCCCTGGCAAGGGCTGGGTCATCCACGAGGAGATCGCGATCTCCATCGCCAACAGCCGTTCGGTCGCAAAAGGCCAGCGCCTGTAATAACGGAGGGACCTGTCTGATGGCAGGCCCCTAAGTCAAACGAATCGATCAAAGGAAATGAAATGAAGGCATACAATCATTCGCTGGACTTCACCGTTCTGGCATTGGCACACGCAGTCGACGGTGACTACACGGCGGCAGGCAAGCTGCTGCTCAAGGCCTCCAGGGCCCATGACGTGAAACAAGCAGTCGCCATCCTGGAAGCGTCGAACGCGCAAGCATTCGCCAACCAGCAGAAGGCGAGCAAGCAGGTCAAGGCCGCTGCCAAGACCTCGGCGAAAACGCGAGTCCGTGCATTCGACATCGGCGACGAGTCGGACATCGACGAACTGATCGGCGACGGTGACGACGAGGAAGAAGTCGACGCCGAGCTGGAAGACGGCGAAGACGAGGAAGAGGAAGAAGGCGAGGAGGACGGCGACTTCGACAAGGCTTTTGCTTCCGTTCTGAACGGCATGAAAGGCCGCGCTAAGCGCAAGTAATAACCGCGACTGAGGGAGCCATCGCTTAAAGGTGATGGCTCCCTTTTCCATTTGAGGGCCATATGGAGATCAAACCCATCGAGAGCTTTGTGTTCGACGGCATCCTCAAGCGCTTTACTGAGGTCTTTCAATGCAGAGCCGCAATCACCACAACCAACGATAAGACGCGTACTCTTGAACGTTTCTTCTCGGGCAATCAAGTTGAGTACCCGTACGCTTTCCTGACCGTGCAGTCCGTAGCACATAACAAGGACAGCTATCAGAACACCATGCTCACACGGCGCGGAGTCCGCATCTCTACGTCTGAGAATCAGATCATGGCGGCGCGTATTCTGCCGACGAACTTCAGTATGGAGGTCGAGTTCCACACGAACAAGTTCAGTGGCATTGAGCCTCAAACGGTCATGGGCTATGCGCGCAGGTGGCTGTTTGCCTACAAGTGCGGGTATCTCAAATTTAATATCCAGTATGGCCAGCTGGAGACCCGTATCGGCGTTACTCTAGATGAGTCGGTGTCCACGCCGCCACTAGAAAACCGAGTAGAGAACGAGGCCGTCTATAAGATCACAAGTAACTTGGTGGTTCATGGATACACGTCTGAACCCATCCTTGGATCACAAGGGCGCGTCTCTGACATTGATCTTCAGATGCTCTTCGGGTCTGCGCAAGGCTATGATTTCGTTCCTTTTGAATAGGAGTTGATATGGACAACGTCCTGGTCATTAACTTGACCACACTAACGCAGCACGTAGGGGTCATCCATGCTGATGGCCGCAGCGACAGCGTGCAGATCATGCCGCGTCGCCGAGTGCACCTTCGCACCGGCATGACGGTTGACCCACGTTGGCTTGGCCTGAATCCCACTGCTGTGCGGGTCCAAAAGCCGGAGCCCCAACAGGTTCAACGGCAGGTCGTGCCCGCACCTGAGGTCGTGACCACTGAGACAGCCGCAACCGAAGCCACTGGAGGCCAACAATGACTATCCTCGTTCAACGTGCGTCTGACGTTCGCGTGCAGGAGATCGACCTCTCGCAGGTCATTACCTCGGCCTCCACGGCAGTGGCCTGCCAAGTGGTGGTCTCCAATCAGGGCTCCCCGGACCCCAAGTTCTTCACCAACGCCCAAGACTATCTGGCGGAATACGGCAACCCGAATGCGCAGATCTCATTCGACGTGTACTGCGGTCTGGACTTCTTCCGGGAAGGCGACCAGCTGTGGGCCCGTCGTGTGGTACACGCCGACGCCTTGTACAGCGGGCTGCTGATGTACAACGAGAGCAGTGTTACCCACTTGCTGGGCACTGCAAACGGCGTGTCGAATCCGACGGCACCGGACTGGTCCACGCTGATGCCATCGCAGACGGACGTGCCCATCGCGTTGTTCTATCCGAAGCGCGGCCAGGGTTCGTACGCGAACCAACTGGCTATCAGCGTTACCTCCAACAACCTGAGTGCTCCCACCAATCTGGTGGGCTCTTCGCAAGCGACAGGTGGTTCGATGCTCGCCGGTACGTACCAGTACCAAGTGTCTGCCATCAGCGCGGCAGGGGAAACTCTGGCCTCCACTCCTGTGGTGGTCAACATCGTGGGCTCCGCCGTCACCAATCAAGTGACGCTGACGTGGGATCCTATCGATCTGGCCGACGGCTACGTGGTGTACGGTCGGACGTCGACCTCGTCGCTTATCGGTGCTATGGCTACCATCGGCAAAGGCACCACGACGTTCGTGGACACTGGCGCAATTCCGCCGGACACCACGAAGAAGCCGATCACCAGTCCGGCGAACCTGCCGCCTCCTGATCCGCGATTCACCGTGTCGGTCTTCGATCTGAATACCTCGGTCGACAATCCGGTCGAGCAGTTCGTGTGCACGTTGACACCGTACACCGACACGAGTGGCATCGAGTGTGAGCTGGAGGAGCGGATCAACCCGTATTCGCAGTACATCCAGGTCACGAACAATACGCTGGCACTGCTGACCGTACCGGAGATCACGACCGTCGCCAAGACCCAAATGAAGGGCGGCGATTCGGGTACGGCCCCGACGGAATTCGACGTTGCCGCTGCCTACGACATCTTCAGCAACAAGCAGTTGTACCAGATCAACACGCTGATCAACGGTGGTCACGCAACGCCCACCGTGCAGAAGGCAATGGATGCTCTGGCCGTGAAGCGCTGGGACACCGCCGCTATGCTGGACGTGCCGTCGTCGAAACAGACGTTCCAGGCCGCAGTCAACTATCGCAAGCTGGAGCTCAACCTCAATTCGTCCTACAGCGCGCTGTTCTGCCCGGACGTACTGGAGGCCGACACGATCAATGGCAAACAACAGTACGTGCCGTTCTCGGGCTGGGCTGCTGCGCTGTGTGCCCGTACTGACCGTGTGGCGAATCCGTCGTTCAGTATCGCAGGCCTGAATCGCGGTTTGGTCGACGTTCTGAAGACCCGCTATACCTACGACGATGGACAAGCCACCGAGCTGTTCAAGGCCCGCGTGAACTACACGAGGACCTTCGTCGGTCAAGGTATCGCACTGTGGGAACAGCAGACCCTGCAGGCCCAAGAGTCTGCCCTGCAGTGGCTGTCGGTACGCCGGATCGTCAACGTCATGAAAACGGCGATGTATCAGTTCCTACTCTACAGCCTGCAAGAGCCGAACGACGACTTCACTGGTCGCCAGATCGTCAGCGCATGCACTCAGTACCTGCAGTCGATCAAAGATGCACGCGGTATCTCGGATTTCACAGTGGTCTCCGATTCATCCAATAACACGGCAGCGATGTTCAACAGTGGAGTGCGCCGTGTCACCGTCATCATCATTCCGGTGATTCCGATCCACGAGATCCAGCTGCAGATGGTGATCTCGAAACAAGGTGTGTCGTTCCAAGAGGCTCTGTCGCAAGTCGGCGGTCAATAAACCATAAACCAAGGAGGGTATATCCCTCCACTCTCTACAGGGAAAAGAAATGAAGATCCAAATCAACGCAGCCGCGCGCCTTGCCAAAGCCCGCGAGGTTCGAGCCGCGTCTGCAGCCGACGCAGGCAAAATCGTCCTGTGGATCCAGAAGGCTATCCCGGGCGTCAAAGGCAAGAAGCACGGCAGGGCCGGCAAACAAGAGGGTATGGAGTTCAAGATCGGCAAGGGTGCGAATCAGGTGAATCTGCGCGTTCTGCTGGACCACACCTACGAACCCCCGCAGCTGCTGCTGGAAGGTGACTGTGCGGCAGGTGACGACTGGCGTTCGGAGGAACGTACCGGAACTTTGACCGTTCGCAAGTTCAAAGACCAGCTGCGTGAAACCGTTGCTCAGTTGAAGGCCGATCCCGACGTTGCAGAACTCGTCGGTGTGCTCAAGAAGCTGATCTCGGTCAAATCGAAGATTGAATAAGGAGCTGAAATGCGTACATCTTTGAATGACGTGCTGAGCCTGCAAGACCCGGCACTCAGCTATAACTTCGACCTGTTCCTGCCGAACATTCCGGGCTCCTCCGACACGCGAGACCTGACGTTCAAGTGCATGACCACCGATCTTCCGGGGGTGGCTCTGGATGCAGTGGACGTCGCGCTGCATGGCGTAAACATCCCGTTCGCAGGCCGCAAGACCTTCACGCACACGCTGAACGCCACGTTCCTCGAAACCGCTGACTGGATGACTCGCGAAAAGTTCCGTCGCTGGAACGAGTTCATCCGTTCGTGGGACAACAACAGTGGTGCTCTGTCGTCGGCGTACAAGGTCGATTCGCAGATCGTGCTGTACAACGACGTACCGGAAGTCGTGCGTACTACGAACCTGATTGGTCTCTACCCTGAGACCGTTGCAGAGGTCCAGTTGGATGGCGGGGCCTCCAACCTGATCAGCCTGCAGATCACGTTCAAGTACACGCTGTGGCGCGATTTGTGATTTCACACTTTCGCAATTTAATGGGGAAACGTTTTAGACGGAGTACCCATGAACAAGAAAGAGCTGTACCAGAGAATGCTGGAGCTGCATTCAGCTAGTCCACGTAGCTTTAGGGTTCACGGCTACCTGCGAGACGAATTCCCAAAGCTCTGCGCCAAGTTGAAATCAGACTTCGACGTGGAGCAGCTAGGGTGGGAGCACGTCTTCAGGTATTGCCATCCGAAGGTCAGCGGTAAATGCGGAACGTGTCAAAAGCCAACTGCGTTTATCTCTGACCAACGGAAGTTCAGAGATTATTGTTCCCTGTCGTGCATGCAGAACTCACCTGAGGTCAGAGCCAAGAAGGAGGCAACGAATCTCAAGCGACGAGGAACCAAGTGGCCAACACAGTCCAAGGAAGTGCGGGACAAAGTGGAGGCCACGAACTTGAAACGGTTTGGTGTCAAGCATCCTGCTCAATCGCAGACGTGTCAGAAGAAAGCCCGCAAGACCAATCTGCGCAAATACGGCGTCGAGCATGGCATGCAAAATCCAGAGGTCCGTGCAAAGGTCGTTGCCACCAATCTGGCAAAGAGCGGAGGGAAGTACACTACGCCGTTCCAAGATCCGAAATCAATGAGGAAGGCGCGCAGGACCATGACAGAACGTTACGGTGCGCCTCACTCTGGTCAGGTACCAGAGCTGTTTGCCAAAGGGCAGAAGTCGAGGTACACGCATTACGACGTGACTCTAGGTGGTATGGGGTTTCGCGTCCAAGGGTACGAAGACATGGCGTTGCGTCTTCTACTAAAGTGGGGAGTGCCCACCAAGAAGATCAGATGCGGCCGCTTTGATAGGTTCATTTATAGGGCTGGTGGTACTAAGCACTCCTACTATCCTGACTTCTACTTGAGTCATGGAAAGCAGCGTGTGTATGTGGAAGTGAAGAGCCTCTACACAGCGGGCCTTAGGACCGGCGAGCTGGACTCAGTCATCCGTGCGAAAGGTAAGGCTGTAGTAGCAGAAGGGAGGCCATTCCTGCTGTTGGTTCTGCGAACGAAAGATCAAAGAAGTGCATTGCGCGGAAATCGCGTCGGGTGGATAACCCACTTTATGTTCTCAACACCTAAACGTCCTGACTGGAAGCTGTACAGCAAGAAGTCGGACAAGGAGCAGTTGAAGGCTCGTATCCAAGCGTGGCTTGCGAGCTGATACGCAATCCGTTATTTTCCGAAGGACAGATCATGATAAGGGTCCAAGCAAGCACTCGTCTTAAGGCAGTAAAGATGGACGAAATTGACGTGGCGGCGCAGTTGATCCGGGACTACGCAGGGATCGATGTAGGCGAAGTGTTTCAGTACAATCCGCATAACATCATATTCGAGTTGGCGAATGCCGGTGATTTCGAGAAGGCCCGCAGCAACCTGACCAAGAAATTGGGGATGCCACACGATGTAGGAGAGCCTCCTTCTTACGAGTTCTACTTCACTAAAGGTGAATTGCGAGGTGGCTCGATTTTCCTGTCTCGTGGGGAGGCCACAACCGGCCACATATCAGTTCAAGACTTGGCGAAGTATTTCCAGTCCAGGGTACACAACTAAACGCAGCCCGTAATTTAACTTCGATCAAGTGGGCAGCATTGTATCCGAGCCTACCTCAGCCTTGGTTTGCCGCTCACTTGATCTTCCAGAAGGCGATGAGCCTCTATTCAATCCGTTCGGCACAGACCGTCACTTATGGAGAACTGCAATGAACATCAACACCAAAGGCATCAACGTCTGCACTGCTTCCATCACCGACTTCGACATCATCAGTCGCGGCCTGGCCCGCGTTGTGGTGGCCTTCACTGGACACCAGACGAAGGCCGAACTGGCCGAGAGTCTCGCCAAGCAGATGAAGTACATGGCAGCACCTGTCGAGAACTCGTTCCGCATGCTGAAGGCAGGCGTCGCCATCGGCTATGTGCGCGCCAATCAAGAGCTGCGCCCGGTCGACGAAAAGGAGCTGCGCGCTTCCTACAAGGTCATGAGCAGCAACGGCCAGACCAATATTCTGATGTCGAACGAGGACTCGACGCTGTGGGAGGTGAAGAAAGGTGCCTCCGGTATGTTCCTGGCACGCAAAGGTCAAGAGGACCTAGGTGAGCTGGTGAACGCTGCTGTCAATCGTCGCATGGACGTGCCGCGCCTGTCGCAAGTCGTGTCGGCGAACGTGGCTGCGCCGCGCGAGTTCGTGGCCTTCGCTTCGGAGAGTGGCGATATGGACTACGGTTTCTGCGTGAAGGCCAGCAAAGAAGGCACGAAGCTGAAGGTCGTGTCGTCGACCACGGGTCGTGCAGAAGTCATTCGCGCTACCCAGGTGGCTTCGGTGCTGCCCGCCAACGCAGTGGCCATCCCGCGTGAGGCACACAAGCGTGTGCTGGCTTCGGGCATCTCGCGTGACGACGTGAACCAGCAGATCGAGTACTACAGCCGCCTGTACAGCTACGCGCCAGAGTACCTGAACGAAATCAAGCGCCAGGTCGAAGACACCGCCGCTCTCTAACACAACAAGGAACACAATGAAGATCGAAGCATCGAAACGACTGGCCACTTCGGTGAGTGCAGCCACCAACACGAAAGGGGCCGTCAAGTTCCTGAAAGGCGCGTTCAAGAGTGCCGGCCTGACGGTGAAGAGTGCGGAAGCCAATGGAGACAACATTGTTTTTGTGCTGAAGGGCCCTAACGGGGATGTTGTGGTCTCGGCGAGCTTGTTCAAAGACGGCAGTGTGTCGTTCGGTATCACGGATGCAACCGGTCTGCTGCCGCGTGCGATCAACGCAGAGATCTACAACCCGGAGATCGTGCTGAAGCGTGGGAAGGGAGGCGCGCGTGACCTAAATCCGACCATCAAGGCGATGGGGAAGGGCGTGAAGGAAGCGCAGGAGTTTGCGCAGAACGCGGAGGAGTGCCGTGCTTGGCTGGTGGCGTTTCAGGAAGCGCTGCGTAGCATCGAGCAGCAGATGGACAAGAAGAAACGCGGCGCCTAAGAACTAGGCGTTTGGTAAAAAAGAAAGGGCGGTGGATCATTGCGGTCCACCGCCCTTTGTCCGTTAGTCACTGATTGCTTTCGCTGTAGTGAAAGCGAATTGGGCGATACTCAGTCGCACCTGAGCGGTGGTCAATCCGCACATGATACGTACCAACTCGTCTGACCCCTGCTTATGATAGTACCGCTGCGGTCCAACTACCGGGTCTGTCATTGCACGCCTCCGCAGCTCGTAGACCCGTTTCTTCAGCAGCGATAGCTGTGCGATCATCACAGCGATCTCTTCCTCATAGCTCATAAGTCACCTCAGAAGTGCGAGGCCCTTGCGGGCCTGGTTTAGTCAGCAACGCGAGTCACGACAATCGACTTGTAATTGGGAAGCACCGTTGCCCAAGCAGGATTGACAATCCACGTGCCTTGTTTCTTGACAGCGGTTGCGTTCAACAGCACCGTGAACGTCGTGTCGGAAGCGACTTTGATGAACTGCGGTACGTCCGTCATTATCCGGTTGCACACGGCCAAGCACTCAGGAATCTGATAGATGCGCCTAGGGTCATCGTTGTATCCGTCGAACATCAGCTCGTGGCGGGGTGGTCCTCCAGCCAATGCCAACAGCTCGCAGGTCTTATAGAACTCCCTCATCTTCTTTTTGTCCGATAAGTCCTGCTTGGCGAGGATTAGGAACGCTGCCGTATTCTTGTCAATCATCTTCGATCCTTTCATTGATCGTTAGGTAGTGCCCAGAGTGCACTACCATGCTGCTACAGCCAACCGTCGTAGTAGTCATCGTCACCGAGCTCGGCTTCCAGAGCCTTACGCTCCCTGTCGATGCACCCACTGCATACGTCATAGACGGGGCCGCAGCTGCCTTCCTCGAAGTCGCGATGTCGGTGAATCACCGGCTGGTTGGTCTTGCACCACTCGCAGTAGCCGCTGCGATCCGCGTTTGCCCGCTCAGCAAGATGAGCGTCGTAGCACCCCTTGCACAAGTCGTGCATCTCGCAGCCCATTGAGTCGGTCTCGCCCTGAACACGGCGGTACGCCACTCGATCAGGGTGATTGTCGCACATCATGCCGTCAGGCGAGTTGCGCACGGTACCCGGGAGGGTAGAGATCGGTCCAGTTACGTCTGCCATTTTTTTGATCCTTTCATTGATCGGCTGTTGAAACTAATTTTTCATGATTGCCAGATCGCCGAACAAAAGGCCCGCGATAGGACCTTTGATGTCGTCGAACTGCTGAGCCACTTCTTCGGAAGACCACTTCATGACTACCGAGCAGTCTTCCGCGTGCTCCTCCTCAACGTGGGGCAGACCTACCCAGGTCGCGAGCTCTTTGTATTTGGGCCACGACAGCATCTGCGCTAGTAGGTCGCGAACCTTGCGACGCTCCGCTTGAGACAGACTGCGCAAGCACCTCCAATAGAAACCGTCGCGGTAGATGCCCGTACCTCCGAAGCCTACTGCGTCGTTGAATCCGCCAAACGACTCCTCGAGTACGAGGGTCACGAACTCGGCAAAGTCATTCAACTGGTTGACCATCGGCAAGAGCCCGACATTGATTTGATCAACCGAAGCGTCGAGATCATCAAGGTCAATCTCCACTGCCTTGCCGAGGTGTTTAGCAGCCTCGGCAATCTTACGGAGTTTGGCGTATCGCTGCGCATCAACTAAGGTGCTCATGATAGTCCTTTCTGGAAATGAGGAAAGGCCCGCAAGGGCCCGTTGATTAGTGACCGACTCCGGGCTTGATGACGACGCCATCGATGGCGAATTCGACCCAGTTGTACTGGGGCTCCGGTTTGAGCAGCACCGCATTGCCCATGTCATCGTGCACCCAAATACCGGTGCGACCCTTCTGAACGTATCCCAGTTGACCGCCGAGATAGAAGCTATCCATTTTGTTGGTGGAAGTGTTGGTAGTGGTATTCATGTCTTGGCCTTTCATTGCCGGATTTTAGGAAGAGATGCTACGCTTTCAGTATATCAGGATCTTGCGGTTTTGTCACTATTTCGGGGCTTGATTTTGCTCAAATAAACGACAGAAGGGGAGGCAAAATGGGCGTCTTTTACCCAATTTTGCCTCCCCTTCGCCATTTTATGCGGTATGCACAGTAGGACCGATTTTAAGCATGCTGCATGCCCTTTCTACTGTCCTAAATCCCCCGCTATGAGCTGGTTATTTCCAACCAGTGCCTTTCTTTGCCGCCGGTTTTGCGGCCTTCACGGCTTTGGCCGAAGCAACTTTCTTCGGAGCAGCCTTGGTCGGTGCCTTGTGGGCTGCCTTGGCTTTCTTGGTCGGGGCAGCTTCCGTAGCAGTTGCGGCTTCCTCCGCTTCCTTGGCCGCCTGAGCGTCACGCTGCATCTGAGCGATCTTCTCCTCGTTGCCGGTCACGATCACGGTCTGCATGACCGCATCGAGGTTCTGCTGCATGTTCTGCGCCGACATCTGGATCAGGAAGCTGACGTGCTGAACGCCTTGGTGGTAGAAGTGGCGGAACTGGTTGACCTGATCCACCGACAGGGCATTGCGCCAGTCGGGATTCATCATGACCAGCGCTTTCTCGAAGCCGATCTGGATGGTCTGCTCTTGCGTTTGCTCGACCTGCATTTCCGGGACTTGACCCGCTGCTGCTTGGGCGATTGCGGCTTGTGCGGTTTGGGTGTGGTTCATTTGATTCTCCTTTTGGTTGATAGTGCGTCAGACATCAGACGCGAGGTTAGGCAGTTCTTTGCCTTTCTTTTTGCTCTTGACTTCGCCCAACGACGAGTCATCGGCAGCATTCATATCCATCGAGTGGATTTGCATCTTCGCGTAGTCGATCCTCACATAGAAGGGGAACGACATCGAGTTCCTCGACTTCGGTTGCTCGATCTTCGTGACACCCGTTTCCTTCGACTCGGCGGTTGCCATCCACGTCCACGACAAGCTGGAGTGCTCAGTGATGGCCCTCGAATACTTGATCTTGCCTTCGTCGGTCAACTGACAGAGCATGATGTTCGCCCTGCCAGTGTTCTCAGCGTTGATCTTGCCGTAGCGCGCGACTTGGCCGAGGGCTCGCACTTGATCGTCGCCGTCCACACCTTTCAGAAGACCGATGTAGTCGATGATGTTGATGTCTGCATCGTAGGCCGACGTCGCTGCATACACCTCTTCGATCGACTCGTCCTGCTCGGGCTTGTAGATCGTAAGGCGCCCACCAGCGAGCTTGACCTTCTTGAGCCACTTGCGGAATTTCTTGCGCACCCTGTCGCGGTCGCCGGTGGACAGGCGCTGAAGCCATAGGTCCGAGAAATCAGTGCCCGTGACTGACGCCATCAGACGTGTCGTCATCTCCTTCTTCGACATCTCCAGTGGTACGAGCACGACCTTGTAGCCTTGCTGGGCGAAGTTCTTGCCCAGCACGGTGGCCATGATCGACTTGCCACCACCAGAGTTAGCACCGATAGTGAACAGGGCCCCTCGATAGACGCCACCCGACACGGAGTCATAGGACTCGATGCCCGTAGGGATAACGTCAACCGAGTTGTCTTCGTACAGGATCGAATCGACGACCGACATCGAGTTGTTGTTCTTACCGAAGTGCAGGAACGACTCGTCGGTGGCCTTCTTGGCCCTGATCACCGAGATCGCGTTCGACGTCCTGTGCAGCAAGGCATCGACATCGACCTTCGGGGCCTTCAACTGGTTTGCGAGATCGACCGCGAGGTTGTAGACCCCACGACGCTTGCGGTACTTCTCCAGATTCGAGATCGCCTTCTTGGCGTCAGACGCCGTGTACACCAACTGCTGGGATTCGCGGAAGTGCTGGCGAGCCTCTTTCGACAAGTCCGGGTCTTCAAGCAGCAGCTTGTAGGTTGGGCTCTCGCCCGACTCGCCCATGATCTTCTTGATGGTCTCGTAGACCTCGACAGACTCCGGCGAGTAGAAGAAAGTCTCATCGACACCTGCTAGCAGCGCCCCTGCTATCTTCTTGTCCTTAGAACACATCCCGCGCAAGACTGCCAGCTCAGCCTTCGGGGACACCAACTTGAGATTACTCATAGTTCCTCAACTAGATTACCTCGATCTTCTGTTTCACAAGGGCTTCACAGAAGTATGCGAGACCGTGAACGGCCACGTGCAGGCGCGTCGCCAGAAACGAGAGTGGGTCTGCACCGGCAACCACAACGATGCGCGGGACATCTGGGTAAGTCTCCAAGATGTCCCTCGCCTTCTCCAGCTTTTGGTTCGTCGACTGCGGCGTCAAATTGGTGAGGACGATCATCGACGGCCTAGGACGTTGAGGGTCCAGCCACTGATTATCGAAGCCACCAACAAGGTTGATCCACCATGGATTGGCGTCTCCCTTCAAGCGCTTGCAATGGATGTCCACCAGGTAGGCAGCGAACAGCTTGGCTTTCGAGTCGTCGGGATTGCCTGCCACACCGTAGATCATCGGCTGATGTGGCTTCTTGATGAAACGCACCAACGAGGCGTCTTGCACTGAGGGCTCGATGAACTTTTCGTTCAGCTCATCGCTCATCGTAGCAAACGGTTTCGGGTCCCACTTGAAGGCACTCTGCCGCCACACTGATCCAGGTACGATTGATGCCACGGTGCCCTTTTGGGTGACTTCGATCTTGCTCGGCAGTTCCGATTCATCGACAGGTCGCGCCGTCACCTGCTTGACCTTCGGTGGGGCCTTGGTGGGTCTCTTGGGCTTACCTGCGCCCCCTTTAATAAAGTCCATGTTACCTCCTGACTCTTATTTACTGCGACTTCACCATCAGAGCTCCCACGCCGCGTGCTGGTCAACGCGATCCTTTGTACTGAAGTAAGACTTGAGTACCTTCTCATCGACCTCCGAAATGATGGGCTTGAACTTGGGTTTGATGCAGCCCCACCACTCTTTCGCCAAACAGTTGCGTCGCACCCCGTATTCGTCCAAGAAGATACGCAATAGCGGAGGGGGCTTATCGTCCCAAGGCGTGAGCACACGGGCCACTCGCTGCTCGCAGTTCTCAAGGTTCGCAGACATCGCCACGTCGTAGATCGCGCTTGCTCGTGGAATGTTGATACCCACTGACACGAGCTTGGAGTTACCCACCAAGATACGTGCCTTGTAGACCCTCGCGTCCTGAATGAGCTGCTTGCGCTTATCCTTCTTCAGCCCGCCCCAGAAGGCGTGTGCCATCTTCTTGCCAGCCATTCGGTTGATCGCCATAGCTAGGGCTTTGATAGGAGCCACCTGCGAAAGGGGGATGAGCACCATGTGACCGGCTTTCGCATCCTTGATCGCCCACTTGGCGATCAGCTTCAAACGCTTGGGATCAGTCTCCAGAGACTTGACCATTGACGCCCACATGGACCGCCCTTTGCTGGCTTTCCGATATTCGGTTCTGACCAAACGCACAGTCGGCCGCAGACGATCGACCTTCGCCTCGTACATGATGGGGCCGAACAAGGCTTCGGTGATGACGTACCGACCGTCCTTGCGATTCGGCGTACCGTCCAACCCGATGCGATAACGCGTGTTCAGCTTCGACACTGCGGTTGCGTACTTCGCGGCCGCACTCATACGTACCTCGTCGCATACCAGAACCGTGAACATATCGCGGATCTTCTTCAGTAGTCGCTGTCCCTTCTCGCTGTGGAACGTGGCGACCGTGACTAGGCACACGTCGTATTTCTCGAAGTCAGCTAGGGTCTTGCAGTAGCCGACCTGACGCTTCTTCGCGTTGGTCATAGCCTTTTGGGTTTCTGAACCACAGAAGGTCTCGTAGAAGCCGTCAAGCCACTCACGTTGAGCAGCCAGAATCATGGCCTTGCCGCCAATCTCACAGATGGCTGCCGAGCTCAAAACGGTTTTGCCCGAACGAGGCGGAGCCTTCACAACCCCGAACTTCACCTTCTTGATGCGGTCAATGGCTTCCCTCTGATACTTGCGAAGCTCCCCAGTGAACTTGATGCGGCGGCTCATTTCGTTCTTGGGGCGCTTCGACTTGAAGACCAGTTCACGGTGCTTGAACAGCTCCTTGATACCCTTGCGGTCGCCAGCCGGAATGCTGACGTAGGTATTGGACCCAACCTTCACGTCCTTGACGAGGGAGACGCCTCCCTTGAAGGCCGCACAGTTCGGGCACTGGTCACTCAGGCCCGTGTCGGAGTTGACGCGCTCCTCATTGAACTCGCAAGACTCACAGATCTGCCCGTCCTTCTCGAAGAACAGGTGCGTGTGGCGCCGTTGTAGAGCTTCGATGTCGGCGGGCTTGATGTCCTTCTTCCGTATGAAGAACGCCTCGCGCGCCACCACTTTAAGTTCCTTTCCCATCAGAACCTCAACTCGTCGACGCGCTTCTTGTAGATAGCCCGATGGACTATGTTGCCATGCCCATCTTTGTTCTCCATGAAGACGAAGCCTTTGCCATAAAGGTGATTGACGACCGACTCCACAGCAGAATTCCAATTCAAAATATCGATCTGCCAAACAGAGTGTTGATCATAGAACGTAGCTAGATCGTCAGCTACCTGTGGAGCTTCGTTTTCATGAAAGCTACTGAACGTGGCCTTCCATGTTCCATCTTCTTGTTCTACCGCGAAAGCGGGTAAGCTCATGATTGCTCCTGTGTTTAGATGACTGTGCCGCCCTTGGAGTTCTCGAGGAGCTTCAAGATGTCGGTCATATTGGACAGATGGTATCCCGTTTTATCGATGTCTTCGATCAGCGTGTCGAGGAGCTTGATCAGTGCGTCGCCTTCGTGCTGGACCTCCAATGCAGAAGCGATCATCGTTTCCGTGAACGAGTTGCGGGCCCCGACGGTCTTGAACTTTGCGCTGATACTGTCCGCGAAGTTGGTCAGCATCGAGTGCTTCATGGCCTTGCACGCTTCGTGGAGAACGTCGATCTGCTTGGAGTAGCGCACACGGATTTCGACCAAGCGCGAACGGGCACCCATGTCGTTGGACGAAGCATCCAACAGAGATTTCGGGCTATACCGCTTATCGCCATAGAGCTTGCGCGAAGTCCTGCCAGCATGCAAAGCCAATGCCTCTTCGGTATCCTTCTCTATGTTCAGGCGAGCCTGCACCTGCTGGACGATCTTCTTGAAACGCTTGTAGTCCGAACTCTCTCGTATATCGCTCTTGATTCCCATGCGAGCTCCTATTGTTCCGTGAAGATGGTGTCGATCTCTGGATTGACCAGTGGGCTGATCGCCAGCGTCCCCTTGTTAGGGTAGTGGAAGATCACGAGGTTCTCGTCCTTGACCAACGTCTCGTGCTCAGTGGCCGGGCCCTTGTTGTTCAGGTAGGTCATCAGGTAGGAGCCGCCGTTCTTCACCTCGAACCGCGAGGTGAAGAGGAAGCCCACTCGGGCCCCCTCTACCAACGCGAAGTGAACGTCGAACATGCAGCTCACCGGAAGACGCTGGCCCACCGTTATCTGTGCGCCTGCTGGTACAACCGTGATGGGCAGTAGCCATTGCCCGGACATCTCGTGGAAGACTCCGGGTCCACATTCTGTCAGGGCCCTCATTGGTTCAACGAGAGAACGATGGTCGAGTCCTTCAACTGCACGGACAGGAATTCGTCCTTGACGAGCTTCATCTCGACGTTGGTGCCAGCTTTTCTTACCGCTTCGTCGAGGTACTCGAAGTCGATGGCGAAGTCGCAGCTCTTCGATTTGACCTTAAGCATAGCCTTAGCCGACCCTTGAACCGTAGTGACTTCCATCTTGAGCTTGCCGTCGGCCACGGAGATCTTGATTTCGGAGCGCTCTTTGGTAGCGATTGCCCTCGAATTGTCGAGGAAGGCCAGAAACTCATCCTTTGGAACTACCAGCGACTGACCCTCCGCCTTCTTGGCAGCCTTGGCGGTTTCGATCACGTCGCCGAGCTGCAGCTCGTTCTCCTCTTCCTGAGGCAGCGACAGATTGACCTTGACCAGCTTGTTCGATACCAGTACTGAGGCCTTGCCCAGCTCGAGGACGAACGACGAATTGCCGAAAGCGTCGAGCACCGAAGCCAGCGTGTCCAGCGGGAGCTTGAGCTCAACGTCGCCCTTGATTTCGTCGGAGTTCAGGAACGCCATGTGGTTCACGTCGTAACAGGCGACGAAGGCACCCTTCGACGTGAGCTTCAGACCGATTGGCATGAACGACGACAGCAGAGCCGTGGGCTTCAGCGCCACCGTAGAGACCGCCGACTTGATCCACGCGGCCTGTTCACCAGAGAACTCGATTTTGGTCTCGCGCTGCTCTTCTGTGGCTTCGACCTCCAATGCATCGACTGTAGCCAGCTCGCACTTGTAGGCCCCCGATTTGATGCGGCACATGGTCTTGGAGTACTCGATCTCCAGTTCCTTGCGTCCCTTCGTGGCATCGCGCAGAGCGTTCATGGAGATAGCGAAATTGCCGGCCTTACCTTCGACGGTAGCCGGCACGTTGATCGAACAGCGAGAGGTTTCCGACGAAGAGTGGATGAAGACTTTCTTGCCGTTGGAACTGACCGTGACATTACCGCTATCAGGTGCGGCCAAACGACCAATAACGCGGAGGGCTTCCTGAATGGCGGCTGCATCTATTTTGAAGTTCATGTTGATCCTTGTTGGAAATCTATTATTTACTGTAAAGCTGCGGTGCCTACGCTTAGAGCAATGCGTCTAAGGTCAAAAAGACCTGCGGTTAGGTCCGCAGGTCTGTGAATCAAACAACGGTCAGAGTCAGCGTGACCGGAGTGGCTTGGCCGTGTTGGTCGACCACCTGATAGTGGAAGACATAGGTACCGGCAGCGACGGGCTTGAGCTTGATGATCCTCAGGGTATTGAACTCTATGGCGCCTGCGCCAATCGTTGTCGGGTACGGCACGAGGGTGGTCTTGAACTCGCCGGACGAAGGATTGCTCACGGTCTCGATGCGCAGCGGCTGATTCTGCGATTGGGCCTTGAACAGGTTCACCCAGTTGAAGTCGAAGAAGCCGCAGCTCGCCGACAAATCGTTCATGGTCATGCTGAGGGCCCAGCGCAGCGTACCCGGCGTGACACTCGGCGCCGGAGGCACGGCAGGAACCGTACCTTGGTCGGCGTCCATCCGAACCGAGAGATCGGTGAACAGAGGGCCGATGTTCAGGCGATAGCCCTGGCCGACCGTCGGCATGAACCACTGCATCGCGTACTGCGATTCGTCCGCCGAGACGAATGCCGAGTAACCCAGCCACGGGCGCAAATGCTCCTGGCTGTCAGGGAAGACAGCGGCCATGTATTGGAAGACCCTATGTTTCAGGTCGTCGTTCACCACGAGCTTCGGCAGAGTGACCGTCGTGATCGGGATTGCTCCGTCTGAGGTCGTGAACGACGTTTCGGTGCCGTCGAACGTTGTGGACTGAATGGTAAGCCATCCACGGATGTTTCCGTTGCCGCCGCAGATGACCGGGAGAATCGTCTGCGTCGAGGGCGCGTCTAAGGGTTGACCAACAACATTGTCGGTCGCAAAAGGGTTTTTCATTTAGTTCTCCAGTTGGACTACAGCGAATCGTATCTCCGTACCACTACAGGTTAACCCGCAGATGCACTGCCCCTCAGATGGGTCTGGCTGTGTCACCAGCGAAGGATCAGTCGTCGACTCGTCGGTGTTGTCGACGTTCAGGACACGGGCCTTTATTCGCACTGCAGTCGACAGTACCTGTGAAGGAAATTCTTTGTACGGCATCGAAGGGGCGCTGACCGGAAAACTGTAGAGCTCGGCGTAGTCTATGGCCCAAGGTTGATTGAATCCTTCCCCGTCGAAGACCAGTGTGTTCGGAGCGACAGCCAGCTGGGCAGTAGCCCCTGAGGGTAGTTGAACTGTAAGTAGCATCGAAACCTCCTGGGGTTAAATTGACTTCTTGGAGCTCGACTTGAATAAGTACATGATCTCGAAGGGCTCTACGCCGTGAGCCTTAGCCACCTGCTCCTCATCGCCGATCTTCCTGTAGTCGGCCACGGCGTCGCGCAGGGTCTGGCATTTCTGGTCTTTCATCAGCTCACGGAGGCGGTCGAGTTTGTAGGATGACTGGAGCTTCTGGCGCAGTTTCGTTGCCGACTCGGTGCCTGCCAGATAGGAGATGACAAGGGCCTGCACCGAGCGCTTTAGTTCGTACGGCGTCAGCTTGTAGATCTCGGCCTGCACGTGATTCAAGAACGAAGGCTTAGTGGCCTTATGCACGAAGTCCTCCATCGTCGGCTCTCGGACCTCTAACTTCCAGTCAGTGGGCAGTGGGTTGTTCACCGCATACTCCAGACTGGCTCGTAGATGGTTGCGCCAATCCTTGATGACCCGAATGTTGGTGGACTGGAGCTCAGCCAGCGAACCGCAGACGAACATGATCTGTTTTTCGTCTGGTATGCGCTGCCGCTTGAAGACCGTTATGGAAGGCACTATGACTGGTAGCGCCGGTTGTCTGTACCCCATGTTCTTGAGGCGGGGCACCGCCCGCAAGGAGTTGTCGACCACTACGTGGCTTACGTTGAGGGCCGAGAGCTCAGCGCTCAACTGCATTGGGGAAGCCAACACCCCATAGATTTGGATCAGGTTTTTCATTTCTTGAAGAGGCTCCTTCGACTCTCTTTGTAGGCATCGTTAATACGGTCGCATGCTGTCTCGAATATAGCCTTGTCTTTTTCGATGCCCACGAATTTGCGTCCAGTTCGTACGCACGCGACACCTGTGGTGCCGGACCCCATACAGTTGTCCAACACGCGCGCACTCTCTTTCGTGTAGGAGCGAATAAGCCACGCGCACAGGTCCACGGGCTTCTGCGTTGGGTGCACCCGTTCTGCTGAGCTATTGTTCACAACGTTGAACTGCAGAACGCTCTGTGGATGACGATCCGTGTTGCCGCCCTTATACACGTTCTTTGCAGCCTGTGATCCATAGTTGCCTGTAGCGTTTCTGCGCACAGCGGCTGCCGCCTGTCGATGACCTTGAGTCTTCTGGGAGTTGTAGGTGGCCAGCTTCCTGTAGAAGACCAAGATGGATTCGTGATACCGCATGGGCATCTTCTTGGCGTTCATGTGACCACTTCCCTTGTTCTTATGCCAGACCAGATCGTACTTGAAGTACTTCAATTGGCTGCACACAAGCAGAGAGGTGAAGGGTTGGGCTGCAAACTGGATGATGGCTCCATCGCGCATTAGCCTCCAGTACTCAGGCCATAGCTGATCGAAGTCCAGAATAGAGTCCCACGCGTTAGCAGTTGTTCCATACGGTAGGTCACATAGAACTAGGTCGATCTTCTTGGCAGGAAATCTAGGCATGACTTTCAGACAGTCACCTCGAATCAGCAGATGAGGTCCGATCTTGACTTTCTTCATGTGCTCCCTTATTTTATTGTCTTCGGGTGGCCTTTGACGATTCGCGCCTCTCCCTTTTCTTTCAGGACAGTGAACTCTTGTGCACCTTCGTATCGCTCATCAGTGCGTGGCGTGATAACGATGATTGAGGGAATGACCTTCAACAGCAGAGGCAGGAGCTTGCGGAAAGCCTCAGTCGTGTCGGCCGAGAAATTGGCAGTCGGCTCGTCGAGAATCAGCACGTTGGATCGCTTCTTCTGTGGAACGAACGACAAGTGAGCCAGCATCAAGATGATCGTATAGAGCTTCGACTCTGCACCGCTGAGTTTCCGCACATCGGAAGTCAGGACCTTCAGCTTCTTGCCGACTCGATACTTGCGCGTCACCGTAAGAGATAGCTTTGATGACTCCCACTGGAAACCGAAATCATAGTCCTCAGGGAATACCAGCTTGGCGTACTTGTTGACCTCGTCCATTAGACGTTTCGAGATGGCTTTGACCGCCATCCGCTTGATCGACTTGTCGGAGTAGGCTTCGACCAAGAGCTTCAAAGGCTCTTCGTTGACCAGCTCTTCCTTCATCTCGAGCAAGCGCTTGCGATGCTTACCCAGTGATTCGCAGACCATCGCGTTGACTTCCAGACGAGAGCGTACCTTCGACAGCTTCTCGTGGATTTCGGTGATGCGGGTCTGGAGCTTTGGTGCAATGGAAGCCGCGTTTCTCTGCTTGTCGGTCAACTCGCGGAGCTGCTTGAGATTCTCAAGGTTGGGCTCGATGAACTCCAAGAGCTCTATCTGCGCACGGTCCTCTTCGACCATGCGCTCGCATACGTTGACCTCCAGCTTACGGCCCTCGAATGGCTCAGGAGCCGACGGCAGGTCGCGTAGCTCCCGTCCGATCTTGCGGTAGCGTTTAGCCTTCTCGATACGAGTCTCAAGACCGCTGATCTCCGCGTCCGCCTTTTCGTATTCAGCTCGCTGCTTCTTGTAGCGTACTTTAAGATCTTCGTACTCATCCCACAGGTCGATCAATTCCAGTGAGGCTTCGATCTCTTTGATTTGGGACTTGAGCTTCTTGGGGTCGCGAACCTTCACTTCTTGACCGCAAGAGTCACACGTGCCGGTCTTGAATTTCAGCGCGTGCTCTAAGCGATGCTCCAGCGAATCCAGCCGAGCCCGTAGCTCTTTCTTGGACTCGGAGGGACGACCCTCATTTGGCTTTTCTGGCTTCTCTGGTTTGTGGTCCAGCGCCTTCTGACAGGCTTCCAGTTCCGAAGTCAGTTCAGGCAGCTTGTCTGCGGCATCACTGCACTTGCGGGCAGCTTTCTTGAACCCATACTTATTGATCAGCTTCTTCGCGTCGTTCGACAGTGCGTCGTGCGCTTTGTGGTACTTGCGAGAATCGCGTTGATAGTCTTCCCACTCACGGGCATCTTTGAGCTTGGCTTTGTCGTCGCTAAGGTTTGCCTGAGCGTCTTTGTATATGGCCTCGAACTCTTTGAGGTCCGGGCACAGGCTGTTGAAGCGCTCAATCTGCTTGGCGGCCGACTGCTCGAAAGCCAGCAGCTGGGCGATGGTTTGCAACCTCAGGTTCTTGCGGTTCAGGTCCTCCAGTTCAGACTCGTAGTCCTTTGCCTTCTGCTCGAGTTCCAGACGCTTCTCTTTCGGAAGAGCCTTCTCCTTGTCAGCATCGAATACAGCCTTGAGCTCACGATAGGCGGCTCGCGTGCGCTTGAGCTTGGAGAGCTCGGCCTCGAACAGACGACGCTCCACATCGATCTTGTCTAAGCCGAATGCCTCTGTGAAGAACTTCTTCCGCTCAGTGGAGGAACCCATGACCAGAGGATGAGGTACGCGAGCATCCAGAAAGCCATAGGTGTTGAACTCCGTCTGGCTCATGGGCAAGTGGGACCTCAGCCACTTCTGAGCATCCGGCTTCTTGCGAAATTCCTTGGGCTTCCCGTCAACGATGATCTCGAGCTTGGTGTTCTTGCGCACCACGTCGACCACACGCTTGCCCAGCTTCAAGCGCACCTGGCGCGTGCCGTGCTTAACCGTGTCTTCCTTGAGGCCGACAATCGGCTCCTCATAGAGGATCTCGCCAATGCTGGCGAAGGCCGAGCTCTTGCCGGCACCGTTGGCTTGCATGGACTTCCTGCCGTTGGTACGGTTCAGGCCGTAGACGACGGACAGACCAGGTGGGATCTCGAACTGCACGTCTTTGAACAGCAGCGTGTCCTTCAGACCAAAGCTGTGGATGTGTTGACCGCTCATTTTGTTCCTGAGTCCTCTGTCGGCTTCCTAAGAAGAGCCATCCATTCGGCTGACGTTATTTCAGTGGCGACTTGATCCTTCGGTATGCACCTGAAGGTAATGTCGAAGTGAACCACGTCTTGGTTTGTCGCACGGCCAGGTGGTGGATCGACGCTAATCGGATACACGAGGTGGTTGGTCTCCTCTGCCCATTTTTCGACTTCGGCTTTCATTTCCATGAACCGTTCAAGGGACAGTGTAGTCCCCATGAACGGAGACATGATTTCGCGTAGAGTCTGCATGCTTACCTCTTGTTTGGTGTGGCGGCTATGGTGGCGACAGTGTTCGACAACTCCAGCTCTTCCAAGCTCTTAGCCGAAGTAGTAGGATCGTTGTGAGCCCAGATGACTTTGTTGACTGCCGAGGCACACGGTGCGCGCATGACCTGCATCTCCAGCAGAAACGATGCCATCTGGCGTACCAGCCTGTAGTTGATGTCGGCGAACTGTGCAGACTGGCAATGAAAAAACAGGGCCTGGTCGCCGCCCTCGGCACGTACGTATGCCAGTTCTCGGCGCAACTGGAGTAACTGACGCTGTATGTAAGAGGCAGAACCCTCACCGACCTGCCGGTTATCGACAAGATCGAGTGAGAGTTCTGAGGCGTCAGCTCCGCACGCCTCGAAGGCCCTTACGTACTGTTCGCATACTTCCGGGTATCTCTGTGCCATCTGGTAGGTCTTCGGGTCACGATCCTCTGACAACAGAGCAAGAACCCCGAACAGGGCTCCTGCCGCAAGGAAACCGCCTAAAGCGATTCTCATTTTTGTAGGTCCTTGATCAGACGGTAGAGTTTGGCACTCAGCATCTCTTCCGGCGACATCTGGAAAGTCGATGCCTGCGCGCGAGCCTCAACGATGGTGGCGTTGACAGCGGCTAAGGTCCCGAGAGTGATCTTCAGCTTCGACGCATCCTTGATCAGCTGGTAGCCATGTTTGTTGGTCCAAGCCTTACGATGCTTGGCGCCCTCCAGCACAGCGTTGTTCAACACAGCGTTGTTCATCCACTGCAGCTTGGTCACGAAGTGGAAGCCATCCTGCACGTCCAGCAGGCAACGCATGACCTGTTTGAACTGCATCTGATAGATGGCAAGCATGGTCCGATAAGCCAGTTCGTCATCCGACGACTCAGTGGATTTTAAGACCTGATTGATGTGCTCCTCGCTCAGCTGCTTCGGCTTCTTTTCCAAGCCTTCGTAGTACTGCTGGAGGGCCTCCATCGTGTTTGCGAGGCTACGCATGTCGGTCACGGACTTCGCGACGGACTTGATGACCTTGTTGTCATCGCCCATCACGTACTTCATCTCCTCGGCCTTGGCAATCCGTAGGCCTTGCTTGTACAGGTCGTTGGTAGTGTGCTCCTCCAACACGAACTGGTTGCAGCGCTTGAGGAAGGCCCTGCCGGTCTCGGAGGCTTGGAACTTGGAAGGTTCCATAGAGCACAAGATAAACAGCGTGTTGGCTGGCGGCTCCTCCAGGTCCTTGAGGAAGGCATTCGCCGCCTGACCATTGGACAGCAGACCCTGAGCCTCGTCGATCACGATGACTCTTTTCTTGTGCTGGGGCTTGAAACGTGCGGTCTGTCGCCACTTGGCAACGTCCTCCATCGTCTTCTGTGCAGAGGCATTGACCTCCGAATAGTCGCGCGACTCACCGATGGACTTCAGCCCGTTGATGTCGGCTGCGAATGCTCGGGCCAGCGTGGTCTTGCCTGCACCAGAGGGTCCGAAGAAGGCCATGGCCGTCGGAACCTTCCCTGAATCGACCATCCCTTTCAGTCGCGTCACTGCCGCGTCGTGTCCGATGACTCGTGCCAGATTCTTGGGGCGGTACTTCAAGTGAAAACCTGTGTGACTCATTTATTGTCCTTCAGTTGGGTTAAACGTTTGGTTGCATACTCCTGCATATATTTACGAGTCTTATACGAAGGGTAATGCAAACCTTCGTGCCACTGAATGGCTTCACCTAGTCGGCAGTCTCCTATCAAGACGCACTTGCCTTTCAGGTGGATCTTGATTCGTACTTTCAGTTGACTTGGATATAGGTGGACCTCCATATCATAGCCATCGTACTGGAAGACTTCGAGGTTGCCATTCTTGTGCACTACAGGTAATGCGGGATCGGGTACGTCGCACCCGAGTAGCCTACACAGCCAGCGCTTCAGCTTCGTTTTCGCTTCCATAATGTCAGTTCCTCCTTCATGAATCGGTGGACGGATGCCGATGCGCTCTCATACAGCTTCTGCTTCGCTTCGCTGGCCTTTGTATCACCCAGCTCAGCAGTCTCCGTCACGGAGATGGTGACGGGCTCGAATTGAGCGGCTTGCACAACTTTGGTTACGGTAACAGATACGGTCTTACGTTTCATGATTATCACTTCAGGTTGATTAGCGGAAGGTGTTTCAACTTCTTGCCGGTCTTGTAGGCTTTGCGCAACTGCTCTTTTAAGGAAACCCCGGAGCGGCAGATCCTACACCACTCACCTTTGCACTTGCCGTACTCAGCTAAGGCTACGGCCTCCTCTAGGGTCTCGGCGTGCAATGCTTCCTTGTGCTGCTGTTTGTATTTCTTGACGCGCTTGGCAACGCGCTTGAGGTCTTTCTCGTCGATCAGGTTGACCCATACTGAGGGCTTGGTGGGGTCGTCGCGTGGAATGAACATCAGCATCACGCCCTCGACTTTGATACCGTACTGACGGTACAGCATCAGCGCGTAAGTCTCTACCTGCTCCTTGTACGCTGCACCTGGACTCTTTTGCTTGTATGACGCACCGGAGACCGTGCAGGTCTTGAAGTCCAGAATCCAGTAGCGACCCTTCGAGTCCTTGAAGATGGCGTCGATGTGCCCTACCACTCCCTTGTGGTCGATGAGAACCTCGTGGTACTCCATCGTGAAGTCGCAACACTCTGACTTGGTGCTCATACGCCGCCACTTACCGCAGATCTTACAGCGCCAGTCCGCCAAGAACCGGCCGCTAGGGGAGAGATAGCGTTGGACGACTTCGTGTACTGTAGTACCCACCGATGTGAAGTAGGCACTCATCATATTCTGAGTGGCAATCATGCCTTGGGTCGCGTGCTGCACAAAGAACCCTGCTGGGCAGAACGGCATTTGGGAAGGGCGCAGGAATTTGATGCGGGTTGCGTCCCTCTTGGAGGCCATGACTTCGTCTTGGGCTCTCAGGTAGACGCCGAGCAGGTCCGAGATCACCTGCTTCTTTTTTAGTTTAGTGGTCAATTTTAGTCTTTCGGAAGATGCCAGAAAAGGAACCGTTATGATTTTACAGCTCACTGACTACGCAGTCGGGGTCTTGGCTACCAACCCGGTGCCGCAGCTCGATGTCTTCAAGATTGGTTCGGCCTACAACTATGTCCCGCAGCCCACGGATACGGACATTCACGGCACTACGCTGTTCAGCGGACTGATCTCTCCGCCCAGCGTGTTGAACGCCAACGTGGTAAGGTACACGGTCTCGATGGACACCTCGGTCGGTGACTTCAACTGGGGTGAGATCGCGTTCTTCTATCAAGGCCAGCTGTTTGCCCTGGCCGTCGGGAATTCGCTTCAAGCGAAAACAAAGGTCGGAGCCTCCTCCGGCAATCAGGTTCGCTTGGATGCTTTCCTGACTGTCGTGGGCACGAACTACAGCATGATCGTGGATCAAGCAGACTCGTCGAGCCAGTTCCAGATGGCTTCCCTGTCTACCATTGACCAATTGCCGCCTTCCAATCAAGCGACTCCTAACGCATATATAATTAGCGGCGCGTCGGCCACGCAGAGCTCGTTCATTGCCTACACAGACCGCAACGGTCTGTGGAACTTCGATGCCTTCCAGTATTCAAGCGGTGCTCCGGCGACGATCACCGCAGCAGACAATCAGAGCGTGACAATCAGCTTGTCGGATTACGTGCCGTCGATGACCCCTTCGTATTTCGGACAAGTGGCGCTGGAGTTCACCACAGGCAAGCTGTACTCCATTTGCCGGTATGTGAAGACTGCCATTCAAAGCGGGGGATCGGTGACGCTGGGCTTCCAGACTCCGCTGGCTATCGTGCCACAGGTCGGTGCAAAGGTCATGGTCTACACGCGACTGGTCAATTCGGCGCAGATTACGATCCCCATCGCGTCACCCAGCGTGCTGGGCGGTATTAAGATCGGTGCAGGTCTGCAGGTGGCGCTCGATGGGACATGCTCGGTAGACGCGGCATCGCTGGGTGCAGTGACGTCTGTCAACGGCAAGACCGGAGTCGTCAACCTGACGCCCTCCGATATTCCGGGATTGGCTACTGTAGCAAGCACGGGCAACTACAACGATCTGATCAACAAGCCGACTCCCTATTCGCTGCCGATAGCAGGTCTGTCCACGCTAGGTGGGGTGAAGCTACCGTCGAACGGCAACCTGGTGGTCAACGGACAGGGCGTAATCGACTTCGGCTTCTCTCCGGTCAAGACCGTCAACAATGTGGCACCGGATGTGAACGGTAACGTGCAGGTGACGACAACCGACATCGGTTTGATCAACCCGGCCTCAGTGTCGAACGCAGCAGACCTCAACACCTACAAGACCACTGGTCTATTTACTGTTACCGCAGCAGTCGCACCTACGCTGACCAACTCTCCTGGGATCACGCAGGCGGCCACCCTTGAGATCGTTCCGCTTGTGAACGGCGGCACTGGAGACGTTATCCAGCGGCTGACCACTGCGGCAGGCTTATGGTGGAGGGCATGCTACAGCGGGACGTGGAACGCATGGCAGCAAGTGGCGACCGAAGCTGTTGCGACAACCACTACGCTGGGCGTCGTCAAGATCGGTGCAGGTCTGAGCGTCGGTGTGGACGGTACAGTATCCGCAAGCTACTCGAACATCCCTGTGGCCTCGGCGTCCACACTGGGTGCAGTCAAGGTAGGAACAGGGCTGAGCATCGACGGTTCCGGAGTGCTGTCCATCAGCTCCTCGTTCGACAAGCTGGACCGCGTGAACGGCATAGCAGTCGGCTTGTTCTTGAAAGGCAGTGCATTGCCCTCGGCTACGACAACCATCAGCGGAAATGTCTCGACTGCGAACTTCCAGACTGTGACTGTGACGGGCACTGGAGCCATCACGTGGTCGCTTTCAGGGTGGCCAACTTCCGGCAACTACAGCGAAATGGAGTTTCAGCTCACGAACGGCGGACTGGCGTCTTCGCACACGTTCCCGGCTGCGGTGCAGTGGGTGAAGCCTGACGGAACGTTGACGAACGACTTCCCCACCTACATGACTGCCAAACGTGGGGCCACCAACTTCCAGAACCCAGGTGTCGACTTCGTTATCTTCTGGTCGTCTGATGGGGGCACTACTATCTTTGCTCGGGTGATGTAATGTTCAGGCTCAGGAAATACTTAGACGCAGGCGGCAACTACGTGCCACCGATCACAGACGGTGCGTACGCCATTTTCAAGACCACCGGCAACTCGTCGGCCAAGTACACGTACACAGGAAACACGACGAGCGTGGCTCAATCGTTCTCCAGTACGATTGACCGGACCATCTCGGTGGGTAACGCAACGAAAGGCGTGTTCTTCCAATCGTCCTCCGGTGGGCTCTCAGCACGATACACCTATGCGTCCAACACCATAACAGACGATGGTGCGGCGCTAGGGGTTGCGACGGGGTCGGGCTCTGCTTCGTGCTCTAACGCGTCGTTCGGTTTGGTTTCCCCTAACGTGTCAGGCGTGCAACCCTTCATGAAGTACACGTTCGCGGCCAACACGTCTGCGGCATCGACATCAGCTACTGTAGCACTAAGTGGAGGTGCGGGGTGCGGCAACGACACCTATGGCATCTTCGCAATGGGCGGCACTGCAACTGCGGGTACGAACGTATCGAATCGGTACACGTACTCGGACGACTCTGTGATAGCAGGTGGTAACCTTACGACCACTAGCAAGAACGGTGGCGCTACTGGCAACATGACTATGGGTGCATTCGTCACAGGTGGTTCGTCAGCTAACCTAGTGACCAACACCTACTCGTATGCGAGCAACACCTTCGCTGTGGGAAACAACTTGTCGGCAGCGATTATCAGCCTACAGGCAACAGGGAACAGCGCGTGCGGTATCTTCAGCGTGCGCACCGGAGTGGCAACGACAGCAAGATGCGATTACGCCAGCGATACGTTCAGTGTAGGTACGAGTCTACCGACGAACACTGCGGCAACCAACAATGGCGCCACGTCGAACGGAAACACAGGCATACTCTAATCGACTAGAGTGCACAAAGGGAGCTACCATTGCTAGTGGTAGCTCCCTCTTTTATTTCCTGCCGAACAGACCTCGGGTCTTGGGCCAGCACAGATCTTGGTGTGCGTACCACCAACTACTCATGCCGGTCTTCTGCACCTTGGCTGGCTTCAGCATCTTCGGATCAGGCAAAGCCAAGTCGGTTTTGAGCGTCACCAGCTTGTTGTTGATCATCAGCTGAGCCTGCTTGGAACGAATGAACCTCTTGGTCGCTTCGTCAGAGGCCTCGAACCAGTCTTTGATCGACTTGTGCTTGAGGCAAACGGCCTTAGCTTTCGCAGGGCTAAGGATCCGCGGTATGTCGTCGATGCCGTCACCTATCAGGGTTTGGTACATCACCATCTTGGAGACGGGTACACCTTTTAGCTTCTCCGCCTTCTCCGCCGTCATGTACTTGGGCTCAGGCTTGGCGCTTGAGTCGTACATGCGGACACCCTTCTTCAGGGCTTGAAATCCGTCCTTGTCCTTGCATCCTCCCACCACGTCATAGCCAAGTGCCGAGTACTGCGCAGCAGCGGATGCCCACACGTCGTCGGCCTCGTACTTCTTGTGCTGGAGGACGTGGACGCCACACGAGGCGAATAGCGACCGTACATTCGGTAAACAGGCGTAGACGTCCGTGTACCCCTCTCCTGATTCCTTCTCTGCCCTCTTCTCCTCTCTGGACACCTTGTAATTCTTGTAGATGTCGTAGCGAAAGACCGCGTGCCCGTCGAATGCCACCAGAATGCGAGGGGCCTTGACGTTGACGGCGTCCTTCAGAACGAGGTTCAGAAGATTCATTGGCAGCACGTCTTCCAGACGGCGATTGGTCTTACCTACGACCGTGTGATAGCAGCGATGCAGATACCAATTTGCATCCACCACCAATATTCGTTCACCCATTAGTGCATGCTCCTTGAGTAGAGTGGGGCCTCTTGTTTGATCACCAGTACGTAATCCGCTTCAGGCTTCTCGGTCTCGAGCTCCGCGTAGTGATCGACGAAGCCTACAGTGACGTGCGGTATGGACTTGCGGAGACGGGTCTGCACGGCCTCTCGTAGAATTTGCGGATCTACATCGGGACCCCGGTTGAGTATTACGGTTTGGCCTTGCGCAAGCGCCAGCTCAGGATTGAACAGCGCAGAGTGAGCACCCTCAGCTATGAATATTCCAACGCAGCTCATACTTTCCTCCTTTGCTAACTATTTACTGTCTCAATTTCATGCAATGACTTTAAATTAAAAAAGGGCTTCTATGGATCCGAAGATATTAGAGACCCTGTCTCAGTGGCGGGACCCATTGGGCTATACTTGGACCACCTACCTGTGGGTGGTCATGGTGGCCACTATGGCAAGCGTAGTCAAACACCTGAACGCCATGAAGAAGTTTCGATTGGGAAAGCTCTTGTTGGACATGATGACTGCAGGTGTTACGGGCATCATCGTGTTCTGGCTGTGCGAAGCGCGCGACATTCATGGGCCGATGAGTGCAGTGGCAATTGCTATAGCAGGAGCAATGGGAAATCGCTGCTGGGCAGAGTTCGAGAACATCTGGCGAATCAAATTCGGCTTGAGAAAAACTGAAGACGAGGAACCAAAATGACCGCAACTCAACTACTGATCTTAGGCAAAAAATTCAAGACCATAGCAGATGCCGTGTATGCCCTCTCAGCACTATTCGTGGTTCCGTGCGTCGTAGTCACTCCCGTGCTTTGGTGCTTGCAGAAACCACCTGAGATACGTTCACACGTACAGGCACGAACAGTCTTAGGCGGGTCAATGCAAGAGCTTCAAGGCGGTATCGAGTTCAATGAGGGGCAGCCTCTCAGGGTTGCCTATCACTTGGAATTAATAGATCGACACGGGCGGATCATCAAGTTCCCAAAGGTAGAGACGCGAGGAACACCTCGTTTCGACAACATGCTGATCCCTATCCCCGCAACGATCAAGCCCGGCGACTACCAGTTGGTCGCCAAAGTTCAGTACACGGTGAATCCCATTAAGGCCGTGGCAAAAGAGATCCCAGTCACCACCATAACGGTGAACTGATGGGGGCTCTCCGATGGATTGCAAGTACGGTTTCAGCAGGAACGGCTTTGACCTTAATTTTCTGGTGGTGGCAACCTGATGTTGAGATCAACGTCGGCGACGTGTCGGTACTCAGTCAAGTTGAAGGTCAGAGCCTAGCGCTTAACGTGCCAGTCGAGAACTATGCGTCGGTGCTTCAAGATTTCACCATGCGAGCGGAGATACGCAATCTACGAGGTAAGCGCGTTAGTCAAACAGACGCCATTCACTACGAACCCGGGATGAACTACAAGTTCGTCACCAATCGTAATATGGCCCGCGGTCGCTACGAGGCGCACGTAGTGATCGGATACAAGCTGAACCCACTGCGCTCTAGTGAGCTAGATTTCCCACTGGCTATAATCTATGTGGAGCCAAACAATGATCAACAGTAGTCAACTCATGAGCTTCGTCGGCAAGTCCGACGAGGCTCTAGTAGATTCTATCAACGCCGTGCTGGATCGCTTCGCCATAAACACGCAAAGGCGTGTGCGGTACTTCCTCACCCACGCAGCCTTCGAGACCCAGATGTTCACTAGATTCGAGGAGGACCTGTGGTACTCGACGCCTGAGCGGTTAGTTGCCGTATGGCCCAAACGGTTCACCTTGGACCGGAACATCCGCCTCGCCTACGCACCTGACTACATCAAGAACCCCCAGAAGCTGGCGAACTTCGTGTATGGAGGGCGCAACGGCAATAGCGGAACAAACGACGGATGGCTCTACAGAGGACGAGGCGGATTCCATCTGACATTCCTCGACAACTACAAGGCGTACTCGCACGCTATATACGGCGATGACCGCTGCGTGACTGATCCGGAGCTGGTAGCCAAGCCGGCCGACGCCATGATGAGCGCAGGATGGTTCTGGGATAGTCGGGGCTTCAATCACTTAGCTGACCTGGATCAGTTCACCCAAGTCACTACTCAAATCAACGGGTCTGCTGCTACCGCGCCTGCCCGACTCAAAGTTCTCAACAAAGCCAATCAAATCTTCTAGTCGGAGGTTGTAATGGTCCCAGATTCACTGCTCTATCTGCCTCTAACGATACACGCAGAGGCAGACATTTATTCGTACGCACCTCTGTTGCCTACGACACCCTCGACGTCTAGCGGTTTGGGGGCTTTCGTATTGACAGCGGATCTGGGGTCATTCCACCAGGGTCTATACGTATTGGAGAACGAGACATGGCGATTTGCCTTGCCTCAGCCGGTGGTCTCCGACGTGCTGATCCGGGGCTACGAAGTAGACGCCTACATAGGACTTGATAGTCCTTTGTCTGTACCCGCAGCTGCCATCTCGTACAAGAATGGAGTTCTTTCGCACTCGCCGAGTCTCCAAGGGCACGGCGTCTTCTGCGTGTTGAGTCCACGTCCGTCAGAATTTTATTTGAAGGCGTCGCGGACGCTAGACAAGCATAGAGTGCTCAAGACCGCTGACGATGGCGCCGACTACGCATCCAGCAATGTGCCGGCCGACGCTTTCAAAGTGGCAGGCATAAGTGCTGAGGCCGCAAGCCAGGGCCAGCTCGTAAGAATTCAAACAACCGGAGAGCTGACCGACTCTGGCTGGAATTGGGAAGTCGGTCAACCAGTCTTCAATGGAATAGACGGGAATCTGACACAAGAAAACCCTTCCGTGGGATACAGCCTGATAGTTGGGATCGCTATCAAGCCGTCTTCAATTCTGATCTCGATGAAACAACCTATCATTCTCGACTAAGGAGCGTAACATGGGTACTGCATCGACTAAGAAATTCATCAAGCAAGTTAACGGCCAGCTGACGGAAGAGGCCGCTCTCACCACCTCGGCAGGCGCAGGTGACGCAAACAAGGTTCCGGCGCTCAACGCATCCGGCGTACTGGATCATTCCATCATCAATGCCACAGTGACTTCCGCGGGCGCGGGCGACTCGGGTAAGACTCCGGCTCTCGACTCCACCGGCCGGCTGGACACGTCGGTGATGCCAGTGGGCATCGGGGCGGAAACCGGCAGCATCGTGGCTTCCGAAGACCTGGATGACGGCGACTTCGTGAACGTGTGGAACAACTCGGGTACGCCGAATGTCCAGAAGGCAGACGCCGCCACGGGCAAGGAGGCGCACGGCTTTGTGCTGGCCGCAGTGACCAGCGGTGATCCGGCCACCGTCTACTTCGAGGGCTCCAACACGCACCTGACTGGCCTGACAGCGGGTCCGGTGTTCCTCAGCACTTCCACTCCGGGTGGTACGCAGTCCTCAGCTCCTACCGGAAGTGGTCAAATCAGTCAGCGTCTGGGCACTGCATTTGCCGCCACGTCGCTGACCTTCGAGCCGCAGCCCGTCATCGTGGTGGCCTAAATGGCGCAGCGCCGTCCACTGGTGAACGTGAGCGGCGCTCTTGCTGAGGTCTCTCTCACCGACAGTTTAGTAAGCGGGATGGAGGCCAATCTTTCCGATACGGTAGATGCCACAGACGAGCTGACTGAGGTCAGCTTGTCAACACGCTATACCTACCTAGTTGGAACAGCAGGGGCTTCCCTCGCTATAACGCTGCCAGCTGCTTCGTCTGACATAGACGGGCAGCTTATGACAGTGACCTCAACAACTGACCGGGCATCTACGTCGTGGACCTCTTCTGGGGGTACTACGACAGGGCTGCCGGGCTCTCTAACAGCGAACCAATCGGTTACTGTGAAGTACATTCATTCTCAAGCACGTTGGTTCGTAAGCTAACTCTCCAAGGAGCTCTAATGCCTACTCCTCTTTTTATCCCAGCAACTCTCTATGACGGCCCGAACTCAGGGGCCGTCCTCGTTCCTTACGTAGACGCTCTACCACTGGCGCCTACAACAGGTAGGGCCTTGATCCTCGACCAACTGGTGGGTGTCAATGTGCCGGGCCTGTACGTCTACGACAACACGCAGGCGTGGCGCTACGCGCTGCCTATCGAAGCAGTGAGTGCCATCGTTGTCGGTGGAGATCAGTGCGATCTCTACATCAACGTTTCGCAGACCTATAATCTGGGTTCGACCACCATCGTCTATCGCAACGGCCAGTTGCAGACCGGTCACGACGTGGTTCCCGCGAATGCCGTGTACGCTGTGAGGACACCTAGCCAAGCGTCGCAAGGTGCGGTGACGTCCGTGAACGGCAAGACCGGAATCGTGGTGTTGACTGCGCAAGACATAGGAGGCTTCGCCAATGTCGCTTACTCTGGCCTGTACTCTGACCTGATCGGCGCTCCTGGTCCGTACACGTTGCCCGCTGCCACAGGCTCTGCACTAGGCGGCGTAATCGTCCCGTCGTCGTCGAACATTTCTATCGATAGTTCGGGCAATATCGATCTCAAGTCGACGGTGCTCACGAAGATCAACAATGCATTGACCGACGTGCAGAACGCAGGTACGGGCGCGTCACTGATTCTGTCGAAGGCCTCTGGCGTGGTGACGCTGAAGTCGCTGGCCGCAGGCTCCAATGTGACCATCACCGACAACGGGACAGGTACCCTCACCATTGCCAGCTCGGGCGGCTCCATCACCTCGGTGGGTACCGGTGTGTCCCTGATCGACTCGCAGGCTTCCTCGAATACCAATCTGCGCTCTATCGTTGCAGGCTCTAATGTGACTGTTACCTCGAACGGCACAGGCGGCATCGTCATCGCATCGACGGCAGGATCAACGTCTACGACTCTCACCGGAGACGTCACGGGTACTGGTACGGGCACCGTAGCCACTACGCTGGCGAACAGCGGCGTCACGGCAGGCACCTACACACAGGTAACGGTTGATGCAAAGGGCCGCGTGACTGTGGGTGCGAATCCGACCACTTTGGCAGGCTTCGGCATCACCGACGCTCTGCCTCTGGCCGGGGGAACGATGACAGGCGACATCAACATGACCCTCGGGAAGACCATCAAAGGTGTCCCGGACCCAGTCGCGCTGACGGATGTTGCAAACAGGAACTACGTCGACACTGCGTTGGCCGACGCAGCCAACGGCGTGTCGTGGCGTGAATCGGCCGCAGTGGCTACCACTGCAAACCTTGCGGCTCTGAGTGGACTGCAGACCATCGACGGCTACACGCTGCAAGCGGGCGACCGAGTGCTGGTCAAGAACCAGACCACGGCAACTCAGAACGGTGTCTACGATGCCGCGAGTGGTGCGTGGACCCGCTCGTCGGATTCCAACACAGGAGCAGAGCTGCTCCACGCCGCGTACCTGGTGGTGAACGGTACGACCAACGGCTTGACGCAGTGGGCCAATACGAACCAAACGACTCCGAACGTAGGAACTGATGCCATCACGTTCGGTCAGCTGCGGGCGGCAGGCAACCTGTACACGGCGGGTGCAGGTCTGACTCTGAGTGGTCTGCAGTTCAGTATTGCCCCAACTGGAGTGACTGCGGGCTCCTACGCGAAGGTGACAGTCAACACTCTGGGTCAGGTGACTGGAGGTTCGGCGCTGACCAGCTCAGACATCACGACGGCTTTGGGCTATACGCCGTACAATGGGACGACGAACCCGAGTGGCTTTATCGGAGCCCTTACCGCAGCGGGCGATGCGACGGGCTCGACGGTGGTAACGGGTTCGGCGGGTGTGCTGACACTCGCATTGGCAACAACGGGTGTTGCGGCCGGCACCTATACCTCGGTAACAGTCGATGCAAAAGGTCGGGTGACGGCAGGTGGTCAGATCACTCCGTCTCAGATCACGACGGCCTTGGGCTACACGCCAGTGAACAAGGCAGGCGACACTATGAGTGGCGCGCTGAACTTCGCAGCGCAGGCGACCGTTACGGCATCGGCGACGACAGGAATCGGTGCGGCTGGGGCTAACCAAATTCTTGTCAATGGTACGACGACAATCACGGCCTTCGACACTATCGCATCTGGTGCGTATCGTATCGTGGTCTTTGCCAGTTCCCTGACGCTGACCCACAATGGTACGTCCCTGATCCTACCAGGCGCTGCGAACATCACGACCGCAGCTGGCGATGTTGCCCAATTCGTGAGTCTCGGATCAGGTAACTGGCGGTGCGTCAACTACATGAAGGCAGACGGTACGCCGCTCAAAGGTGGTAGTGGTTCGCCATACAGCACGGTGCAGATCTTCAACGGGTCAACAACTGACTTTGCAGCAGAGTTCGTCAACGCGGTCGAGCTGGTGAAGATCACCGGCACTACCCCGAGTCCGAACTTCGACGTTCAATTAGGTGCTGTGCAGTACTACACAGTCAACCTCAGCCAGAACTTTGGTATAAACTTCAGGTTCAACAGCACCACAACCCTCGGATCGATGCTGTCCTCCGGGATGTCGGTAACACTGGCCCTGATAGTGAGCAACGGCTCGAATGCGTTTATGCCCACCACTTTCCAAATCGATGGTTCGGCTATAACGCCTAAGTGGCAAAACGGAGTGGCCCCCTCAGGAGGAAACCCTTCGGCCTACGACATCTATACGTTCACGATCATTAAGAGCGGAGCGAGTTTCATAGTATTCGCGGCGCAGACCACGTTCTATTGATTAACAGGGCCGCCATTAACATAATGGCGGCCCTTCTTCTAGGAGATTCAAATGCCTATGATTGGAACACGCGGGGTAATGTCCTCGCGCGGGCTCGGGCAATTCTCGGCAAAGAATTTGGTGCCAGGTACATTTGCGGTAGTTGTATTAGGGCTCGGTTCTTGGAGATATTCGTTCGCTACAGACACCGCAGTGCAGTTGCTGTCGAGCATAGACTCGAACGGCACTACCCCGTCTGGTAATAGAATGACCAACGTTGGTAACTCTGTAAAGGCTTATCTGAGCGTGCGGTCTAACTCCAACGGCATTCTGTTCATGAAGCGCATGCTCTGGTCCGCCCAGAAAGCGCTTAAGAGCGTCAGCTTAGTGCCTCAGGTTAACAACCTGAGCCCTACCGCGTCTGGCAACTCAACCGTGGGTGTCATATCCAACAGTAGTGGAGCGTCCCCTTCGGGTGCAGTGGACACTATTACCTACTCAAATGATGCAGTGGCGTCCGGCACTACACTGACAGGGCAGGCCTACGGAGGTCAGTCTGTCGCGACTTCGGACCACGCTCTGTTTGCTCTTATGGGATCTTCGCTACAGCAGACTAACAAGTACGGATTTGCTGACAACAGCGTCGTCTCTGGGACCAACCTCACGTTCACAGCGTCGTACTCGGCCGGTGCCTCAATCGGGAACGCTAATGTAGGTATCTTCACCCGAGCCAACAGCACAAACCTCACCTGCAAGTACACGCACACAGGTGACACTACGGCGAACAGCACGAACCTTGTGGGTAACACGTCTGTAGTCGGCGGGTGGAATAACGATGTGAGTGGGGTCATACCCTATGGCGCTGCAACAGGGCAGACCAACTGGACGAAATGGCTTTTCGCCAGCGACACGGTTAGCGCTGTCCTAGGAAGCAGTACAGGCCTCGGTAGTGCCATATATGCCTATGGCTGCGCCAACGGTATTCCAGGAGTCTCTGTGTAAGCCAGCAATTTCACGACACCTATAACAACCCTTCCGAGGACTAAATGACTGCCAAACCGCACCGCCAGAACTCCGGCTTCCAGCTTCGTTACTTCCTTGCTGGTCAGTGCTCAACACCTGATGGAGCATACGTACTCATGTACGGTCAGATGACCGACATGAAGAACAAGCTGCGCCACGCGGAGGCCCAGCTGAAGCGTCGACATGCCAAGCTGGCCAAGGCTCAGTATGTGATCGACCACCCAGCAGAGTTCAAGGCCTACGAGGTATTGGAGGCCGAAGCCGACAAGTTGGAAATCGAGGCCGACATTCCTATCTGGGATATGAATGTGTTAGCCGCTCAACAAGAGTTGGCCGACATCGAGAACCTCATGTTGGAGATACGCCCCAAGTGCAAGTATGCGGATCTTCCTATTCTGGAGATGAGCGAGGCCTGTCAAGAAGAAGAGTGGCTGGGCGAATTGAAGCAACGCGCTGAGAACTTCCTCATCACTGCTGGTACGATCCCGCATGATCATTTCCAGACCATGCGGTCGCACCCGAGGTTCAAGACCGACCTGGTGCCGCACATTCAGCTCGTAAATCAGAAGCTGGCAACAGCAGCAGCGTTGACTCACAAAGGCCAAGACGGTATGACTTCCCTCATGCTGGAACTGGAGGAACCAAAGTTGCTTGAAGCTCCAAAGGAGGATTGATGGACTTTGCAGACATCGGACTTGAGGCCACTGAGGCGCGCACGGAGGCCTTAATCAAGGAGGCGCGCGAGCGAGTCGAAACGACGCCTAAAGCGAAGGGCTCGTGCAACAATCCATTGTGCGGGCTCGACACTGACAAACCTTTCTGTTCGCCGGAATGCCGTGACGAATACGACCGAGTAAAGGACAAGATATGACCTACATCACAGGCAGTGCCTCGCCGCCTCAGAGTTTGGGGCTCGAACTCAAGGCTACGGTGTGCCGCAATCAGATACAGCGCACGGTGGGCAATTACTCTGCACTGTACTTCGCTGACCAGTCCAACATACAGGACGTGTACATCGAACTCGATGAATTGCAAGTGTGGTCATCGAATCCGCAGGAGACTTACCAGCAGCTGGTGGTTTCCTGTTCGGGGCCGCTGGAGTTCACTGGGGTTCGCCCTAACGGATCATCCGTAACGCTGACGGCCAACAAGATGCTGGTTCTGGACACTGAGTTCAGGACGTTCAAGTTGTCGAACATCAACACCGAACGAGTAAGGGCCCAGTTGAATTTCGTTTCGACCCGGCCGTAAAAGAGGGAGCTACCATTGCTAATGGTAGCTCCCTCTTTTCGTTTTTCACAGGGGATTACGGAATGAGCATGCGTGGCTCCTGCAACAGTGCCTGCGTGAGAACCGGTGGATTCTTCTCAAGCTCATCAGATTTCCTCTGATACGTACCCAGAGCAACTGCAACTGCTTCGTGGTATGCGTTGGCCTTGATCACGATCTTCTGGGCAAGTACGTCTACGTCTACGCCCCTGATCCTGCTCAGGGTCTCCAAGAAAAGGCTGGGCGTGCCTGTCTTGAGATACTCCCTCGCGTCTGCCTCCTGTCGCGAATACGTCGCCACTTCGTCGGGAGACTTACCTGACGTGAGTGCATTGATGGCATTGCGCAGCTCCCGCTTCAGAGCTCCTTGCGCCGCTTCACTTAGCAGCTTGGGCGTAATCTGATCAAGAGGGCGTCCGTGCATCCAGCCATGCCCGTTGAAGTAGACCTGCTGTCCTTCTCGTTGAGCTGGTGGCGCCCACGTAGTTGAATTAGGCGGCGGATTCTCAGATATGACAAAGCCTTGAGGAATAAAGGTCTCCGGGCAATAGGTGTAGTAGATCATCCCCAAGACGTGACTCCTTCAGGATACAGCCACACATAAGAGAACGTGTCCGTTCCAATAACTCCGTAATCGCCCGTTATTTGTATGCGGTCTCCTGGGTTGACCGGAATCGTGTACATACCGCTATGGCCCGGGAATCCAGGGGACTCCTCAATGTCGATGAAGCAGATCTGGACTCCGTTGACCAGCAGGTAGGCAGTACCCACGTTGTCGTGCTCGCAGCGTACCGTCACGTAGTAGCCGATGCGATCTGATGGTACGGTGTAGTCCGTCGGATCGGGCACATTGATGCGCTCCAACATGCCGCTGCTGGTTGGCAAGATGTTGGTATTGAAGTTCGTGTAGGTCGGGGAGCTGGCCACCTTGTTGCCGATGAATGCCGCTACTCCTGCTACCGTCATAGTTCGTGAGCCTACAGCACCACCTCGGAAGTTGAAGGACATGTCCCGCGACTCTGCGGTGAACAACTTGCCACTGCCAGAGACCAGCGTAGACTCTTGCAGCAGATTGTGCGGCACCAGCGTGAAGTTGGAACCGAATTGCGACTCCGCCTGAGGCAACGAAATCTCGCAGTTACGGAGAAGCCAGCTGCCACTTGCATAGGGGTCCATGAAGCTACCATTCCGGTGTACCGGATTGGCGTTGGCGACCTTGATACCTGCAACGAACTTGATGTCTATGGCTTGCACGTAGGCCCCGAGGTCGGGTATCAATGCTGAGGCGTACTGCACCATCAGACCACCCTCGTTGTACTGCATGAACGGCTGGGATTGAATCGTCGGGCTGACGGCTTGGGCGGCGACAGTCATGAAGACCGAGTCACCTGGGTTAGGTGGTAGTGCATCGGACAGAGGGCCATACGGTTGGATCAACCACTTGCCACCCCTGAACACTGCGCAGTTGTTGGGATCGACGTAGTGGGTCTGTTGCTCGTACAGGAAGATGTTGCGGTCGATACCGGAGGCACCAAGGCTCAATGCGTATTGCAGGGTCTGCAGGGGTTGAGCACGCGTACCCGGATTGCTGTCACTACCGTTCACTGCATCGACATAAATGTTCTGAAGTTCAGGCGGCGCTACCGTCCCATAGTAAAGGCCGTCCGACCGCTTCTCCAGCAGGTTCCCAGAAGTGGCTGACAGGCGGACTTTGCTGAGGTCCTTGGTCGTGTGAATCCAGACCTGATTGCCGCTACTGAAGGCAGTCGGGAACGCCTCAGTAAAGGTGAAGGTCAGCGTTGTCTCATCGGCACTCAGAACTGCTGTAGAGACCGCGCGGAGATAGCCGGCGCTATTTTCGATCACAAATTCCTTGGCAGTCGAGGACACCAACTCGTGTACGGAGAGCACGGAGTCCAGAGCGCTGGTGGCCACTACGACTGTCGTGGTGCTGCCTGATTGACACGGACCTTTGTACACCGATTGGTAGTTAGTGCCTACCGTCCAGTGAGTATCCGACGCTTGGTGGATCAAGGTCGAGTCACCTTTCGGATCGAGCTCGCGCACCAGAATCGAAGGAATGCCCGGATTGGCCGACAAGGCAGGTGGGTAGACATCCGACCAGTGATCAACTTCCCAAATGTCTGGAGGCAAACAGTTGGTGTTGACCTGGAAGACTGCAACTGACTGCTCCAGCTTCAGCAGGCAATTGAAGGTATAGGTCGACAATACGTTAGTGCCCAAAGAACTGTACTTGATCTGCGGGGTAGCGAACGCCGCCTTGGCGAACATCGCTCCGCCCGTCAGGAACAGTGCGACCTCACCGAACTGGAAAGGGCCGGCCTGAGTCGGAATACGGCACACGATGTCCAGTGTGTTGTTACCTACGTATTTGTAGGTCAAGGGCTCGCCCTCGTACAGCAAGTCCCCGTTGATGTCGGTGTCGGTAGGCTCTGGTGTATAGCCGTACGCCGAGCCGATTTTGAAGGACGCGATCTCAATGAAGGGACCGGTTGGAGTTGCTACTGAGGCTGCGGCCTCCCCTACGTTGGTAACAACCAGCTTAGGCGTTGTGAAGTCGGTCATGAGTTGCCTTTCAATAATTGGTGAGCTTGATTTGGAAATCGTTGTTCAGGCCTATCGCCACAATGACGGCTGCATCGCCGTCTATCTCGGAGACTATCTGCATGTCGAAGTTTGCGTCCACCGACTGAAGCACGAGATTGTAGTTGGCGATCTCGTAGAAGAACTGCTGGAGCGTCAGGATGTCGATGCCCTTCAACCCTCCCTTGGCCTCAATCAATACGTGCGTTGTCGGATACCACGGTCCGCCCTCCCATATAGGAGTGCCTATGGTTTCATCTCCCTCAGGTACGAAGGTCACGTAGTCAGTGGTCCACATATTGAAGACCCTGAAATCTGAGGACAGGCAGTAGTTGATGAACTCGATGAACTGTCCTGTGCCCTTGCCGAACCAGTAGGTGCCGACGAAACGAGCAATGGTCTGGTAAGCGTCGTCTGAGACGATGCCTGCGGTCTGGAGCTTCATGCCGAGGGCGTTGACCTGCTTGACTACTAGGTCGCGGTCAGGAGTAGACCATGCACTGTCAGGTATCAACGCCTGCTGGTCCACGCTGGCCTCCGTCGTAGGGTTTTGCACCCACATATTGCGGAGATTAGCCAGAGTCCGAAGCTCTGCATCCACAGTGGGGCCGAACACAGCATCCATCGCATTGCAGTACTCGACGAAGTAAGGGTTCGATGCGAGATACGGTGGCAGCAGAGTCGAACGAGGGACGATGATTCCGTGGCGCTGCCTGTACTTTGCGCTTTCAGTATCCAAAGAGGACCTCTCTTGATTCTGGAGTGGAGACCAGCATTTCCGGGCACTCCTTTATGGGCCGCAACCCGTGAGTCATAGCCATCTGCTCTTTCGGGTTGCTGACCATGTTGTTGAATAGCTTTATGGTGGCCTCTTCGTTCGACATGGCTTCCGCCACGTAGACCACCTTGTCGCACTGGCACAGATAGATCATTATGCCAGCCTCGTGGGTGCACCTTGGATGCGCTGTTGCCGCTCGGCGTACACAACATTGACCACCAGGCTGTTGATCTTGTTGTAGCGGATTGGAACATTGGCCGTTCCCGGAGGCGCGACACCCGGCGTGATAGAGCCGTTGTCCGTGAACTGCAGCGGATCGCCTGCGTTGATTGTGGCTAAGAGGCCTACACCCTCGGACGCTTTCCGACCATAGACCTTGTACTGTGCAGCGACTTCCATAGGGAGCCACGTGAGTTTGACGGAGTTGTTGTTACCCATCGCATTCGTGATCTGCGGGAAGACCCAGTTCGACGGGGGCCCTTCCTCGCCGTCGCCGTTCACGACCGACACGCCGTAGGAGTACATCAGAGGCGTCAGCGTACCTGATCCGTGAATGAGCTCGAACTGCAGGCCCGGACTCGGCGGCGCAGTCACGATCATCGGATCGGTCGGCGACTGCACGGTGACATAGGACACTAGGCCAGGAGCAGCTATACGGCAAGCGTTCTCCAAGTCATAGCCATAGAAGTTGGTCATCAGCAAGCCGCTGCGTGGCGCGAATAGCTGATTGATCTGTGCCTCACACGCCGCTTGCACTTGCGAGAGGATAGCAGTGTTGAAGCAGAAGACAGTGACCTCGATGTCACGTAAGATCGCTATAGGATCTTGGAACACGAAACGTGGTGCGTACATCGTGACCGACTGCAGGTATGAACAGTAGTCTTTCTTCTGCTGCGTTGTCCAAGGTGTAGTGGTTAATGCCGAGACACGCATCACGTTCATCCACTCCAAGGCCATCGGGTTAATGTCGCGCTGGGCCTGCGTCACCGAATCGATGACGCCTGGATAGTCACCGACTGTCGCCAGATACTGGGACTTCGTGACCGCCGACGAGTAGGTGCCGAAGGCCCCACTACTCAAGTTCTTGTAAGTCTGGATCGGCTGCTCATCGCCACCCCCTGTCGGGTTTGCCAAGGCCGTGCCCGTGATTTCCGGATGGCCGTCCACTGAGAGAGGCTTGCCTTGCAGAGTCTGGTTCGACCCGTCTGCGCCATTCGTGATGGCGTATTGAATGACGATGACATCGGAGACCTGCGGCGTATAGCCGAACTGCTGCGAACCGAAGACCACGAGTAGGCGTCCATCCGACGTGGTGAGATCCGCATACGCCGGAAGGCCCCTGTAGTTCCAGAGCGTGCCAAACGATTTTTCGATCAGCGTATTGTTCACGTAGACCCTTACGTCTTGGTCGGAGACGGTGAACGAGTCGTCCTCGGAGAGGAAGGTCTGACGAGGCGAACCCAAACCACTCATCGCGAAGGCCGTGATCCGGCCTTGGAACAGCGTCACCGTCTGCGGTACGTTAGCGGTGAAGAACAGCTGCTCGCGATTGAAGTAGTATTGCCCAGCGATCAGGAACTGAGTCATCGGATTCAGCGTCTGCGTGGTAGTCGACGTGAGCGAAACATCTAGCCCGGCCGGGAGCTTACGCGTCATGCGCAGGCCCTGCATCTGGGTGATGGCTCGAATAGCGTCATCGGACTGCGCGGTTTCCGCGAATGCGTCCTCCGCCGTTCGGATGTTTCGGCCTTCCATGAAGGTGCCAACAGCGGCGACCAACTCGATTAGCGTCTGAGAGGTCTGCGTGGTCAGATTCCCTTTCCACGTAGGCGTGTTCGACAAATAGGTCTCGAACGCCGTGACGAAGTCGTTGAAGTCCGCTGCTGTTACTGGGATGCTCAGGTCTTGGCTCATATTATGTTCCTGCGGTCTCCTGGAACCGAATGTCCAGTGGGTTTTTGGTTAAGGTATCCGTGCCTACGATCCGAACTTCGTAACCGGGGATCAGGGTATTGGGCGTGATAGAGCACTTGGCGTAGTCCAGACGAATGCGCGGCTCCCACCTTGAGATAGCCTGAATCATGGCGATCCTCATCTTCGCTGCGGTGACGAGATCGATGGGCTCTTGCAGGAACAGTTTCCATTCGGAACCGTACTCAGGCTGAAAGATCTTGCCGCGCTCTCCAATAGAACAGTTGAACAAGTTGAAGAGGCTCGAATGAACAATGGACAGTGAGTCAGGCAGTCGGTCAGGCAAAGCGTCCTGGGTGACCCTGCTGTTGACGTCTATCCATGTTGCCCCTGACAGGGACAGTTCAAAGTTGGTAGGCTGTGGCATGTTGTCCTCAAATGAAATTCTACACTATGCTGGTGATGATGCCGTCTTGCACGGTTATGGTCTTGTTCTCCTTGGAGTGGAACACGCCACTAGCACCGTTGCCCGCCGACAGACTACCCGTTGAAGACGTACTCGGCGCGTTTAGGCTGATCCCACCGCCACTTATCGTGACCAGACCGCTACCACTTATAGTAATCGTTGGGGCGTTCAGCGAAATCGAGCTACCAGCAGTTTCTGTGATAGTGTCGGCACTTAAGCTGGCCGCGCTCTGTACGCTTTCAGTCTGGTTCCCTTGGATGTTCAAGGTGCTGTTCCCTTGAACCGTCGTGTCTTGATTACCACCTATGGTGGAGGTCTGGTTGCCAATCACGTCTTCGCTCAGGTCCTTCGCAACGTGCAGGTTGACGTCTCCTGCGCCGTCGTACTTCAGGGTCGTACCCGACTGATGCGTGAACTCCCATGCGCCTGTATCCATATTTACCCACAGCTCCGAACCTCCTGGGTCCTTGAACCCCCAAGTGTTGGGATTGCTGAACTTGGGATTGGCGTGCGCAGCCAGATACTCGTCGCACTCGTAGACGGGGTGATGCGGATCGCCTCCTTGGAAGGACACCCGCACTGGCGATCCGACCTTGGGTGCGCCGTACACTCCGTAGTTGGGACCCTGTCCGAACGGAGACTTCTTGGACGGCAGGCACCACGGTATGGGACCTTGATCGCTGTCCAGAAGCTCTGGTATCCGAACCTTGACACGAGCAATGCCCAGTGGGTCGTTGTTCTCTACGACGGTACCCACTACAAAGCCGTCGTACTTGTCGTCCTGCTCTGCATCAGAGAGACGATCGTTCACTGAGTTCATTGTCATTGCGCACCTATTACTGTCTCGTTAGTGCCGTGTCGGCACAGGCCCAGCTTTTCTGAATAGTTGGCACCCTGCACGTAGATCGCTCGACCCGTGACGGTATAGGTGCCACTGTTTGGAGTGTCCTGGCTCGTGGCCTCCGTCTGAAGACTCAACGATAGCCGTTCGCACAACTGCACTGCTGTCGTGTCCACCATCAAGGCCTCCAAGCCTAAGCTGAACAGGTTGCGGTACCTCAGATTCTGATACGCAGCCTTCTCGTAGTTCAGGTGTACGTTTCCAGCGTCGATAGGTCCGAACCTCACGGCACCTCGGCCGAGCGTCTGCTTGAGCGTATCATTGTAGTGCGGCGTCTTCACGTCAGGAGTGAACGAAAGGTTCTTGTTCGCCGTCCAGATGTCGTTCACCGTTACCGACTGAGATACCCGCATGTTTTGATAGCCGGACAGGGCGTTGTTCAGACCTGACGAGGCACTCAGCTGTATGTCGGAGGCGGTCATCGCGTCCTCCGCGTACGTATAGCCAATGATCTTCTGCTTGGGTTCGGGTAGGTTGTTGACGTCTTTGAGTCTCAGAGTTCCGTCGAGGTCGACGCACAAAATCATGCATGAGGTGTCGTTGATCCATGAGTGATCGGCCACGTCTTTCGCCCATGCCCGATACAGTCGATTGCGTGGCACCCATATCTGACTATCGTTGGTTGTCGTGCCGTCGTACTTTAGTCCGCACGTAGATGCTATCTCCTGAAGTACGTTGCTGGCGGTGCCTTCGATAGTCCTGACCGAAGACGCCAGCCAGTACAGAGGAGCATCCCAATAGCCATAGATGCTCCAGGTGTAGGCCTCACCAGAGAACACCCGCTTGTGGTTGAACTTGCGGAACAGGTAGGTCCGACTGTCCTTGCCGTTAGGCTTCACCACGATACGAAGAGGAGTACCGTCGAGAATACCGATCTTGTCGAAGACGTGCTGGACATCAGTGATCTGGAATCCGCAGACGGGTAATGCCTGACGCACTGTTGTTGCGATGTGCAGCCAGTTCAGAAGGTTGAGTGCCCCTAAAGGGTACTCCTTGTCGGCGATGAAAATCGAAATCTCGATTTGTCCGTTCACCAAATAGGACATGTGGTCTCCTAGATCGTGAGGGTCTGCTGTTGCGACTGAAGCTGTGAATTCAGGTACTGAATGACAGCTGCCTTGGCCGGGAGTTTCAAGATCTGACCTGGGTACATATCCTGGATCGGGTCTTGCATGCCGTTGTAGGCCAGCAGCATTCGCCACATCGAGACGTCACCGTAGAACCGGAAGGCTATACCTGCGAGGTTGCCAACGTCCGGATCGCTGATCACTAGAGTCTGAACAGCTGGAAGAGCGAACCGAATGTTCTTATACGCCGACTTCACGAAGTTGTAGGCCGTACCTGTGTTATCCAACGGAGTGAACCGCGAGTAGTCGTAGTCTGAGGAAATCATCAGGCTCTCCTAGCGAAGATCTGGTCCAAGTCATCTTGGGTGACAAGGAACAGTGGTTTGAAACGAATTGATACCTTGGCATGCAAGGGGAGGCCCGTACGCGTATCGATTTGATTCGACCACGTCTCTTGTGCGGACATGATGACCACGGAGTCGAAGAATGCGTAGTTACCGATCTGCACGCTGATCTGATTGCGAACAACAGACTTCCAGAACTGCGCACCGCCCAAGCCGTTCTGCGCGGTGGGTGGGCTGTTGGCCTGCTGATTGGAATTCAGGTTGGCATTAGGTCCGTTCAGTCCTCGGTCGGTACGTAAGGTACCGGAGATGCCTGTTACGCTGCCCAATGCGTTAAGAGCCTGCTTCGATTCATTCAGCAGCGTAGAGCCCGAAGACGACAGGATCTTGCCGGTATCCTGTAGGCTTATACGTGGCCCTGGGCTCTTGAGCAAGCCTGTTGCAGCATCGACAGAGGCAGCAGCCAACTTCAGGAGCGTCAGCACCGGTTGGCGCACATCGGCATCCGGATCGTCATAGGTCTGAAAGTCCAGCTCCAGGCTCATGTCGTTCTCTGTGGCGCCTTGCCATAGTTGTGCCGTCATCGCTTGCGTGGTCAACCTCACACCCAGAGACGACAATGCAGTAGCAGCATTGCCAGACCCTAGCATGCCCTGCGCAAAAGGTGTTGCGTATTCGGACGATGTATCGTACGCCGTGCTCTCGGGCAGAGGTGCCGTCACCGTGGGGCCTGCGAGTCCAGGGTTTGCGGGATCCGGCACCTGCTTGATGATGACCAAATAATCAGGGTTGTTGATTCTCATTGTAGTCCTACCAAAGTTTTGCCCGGACCTTTGATCAGATCGGTGGGGCTATTGTTGGACGTTATGACCGGAGTAGTGCTCTGAGCTGCGGTCTTGAGTGTGGTCTTGCGTGGAGGCTCCACATATCGAGACTCGGCCATACGCGGTTGATCCGTTACTAAGGCCGTAGCAGAATTGGCCTCCCTGTAAGCACGCTCGTAGTTGGCGATCTGGAACTCAAGGAAGTCTTGAGCACTCATGCTGGCTTTCATGCCGTTTTGCTGCATAGCCAGCAGCGTTGCTGGACTGGCTTCACCACCTTTCATGACATTGATAATGCCGGGACCAATGTTGTGCATCATGTATAGGTTAGCTCCCGTCACAGGAAGTCCAGCCTGCCTGAGCAACGTGGCGTTCTGGGAAGCCAACAATGCAGTGGCCAAAGTGTTGATGCGCTTATCAAAACGGGGGTCCTCCTCTGTTCTGAAGTTGCCGTTTGGATTGGGCTTTACGTGAGGCCGTATCGGCCTCCCCTTCGCATCCTTCTCCTCTCGGTAGATGCCAGTGATAGGCTGCATGCCAATGGCTGCACCACCTTTCGAGATCAACGCATTCCACGTACTGGCTACAAACTGACCCGTACCGATAGCACCAGTGGGAGACATCTTGCCTGTCCAGCCAGACTCCATCTTGATGAAGCCCCGCAGCACGTCCAGTGGAAGTGTCGGGAACATCGTTGAGGCTTCTCGTATGTAACCATCCACGTCGGCGCCGAAGCCCGTGAACTTTTTGCCCTCCTTGGCTTTATAGATTTTCTGCGTCGCGAAGGCGCGCTTTATGGCCTTGACCGCTGAGCTTTCAGTGATAGTTTCCAGCGTGGACTTGGGCTGTGCGGCTACCGGATTCGGAAGTTCTTCAACCACTGCTCCGGTAGGTGCAGTGTCTATCTCTTCCACTTCAGGCTTGGCGAAATACTTCCGATACAAAGCAACGCCACCTGCCACTGCGGCGGCGATGCCTAAGCCTATGAGTACCTCAGGCGTCAGCACCGCGGCAACGGCTGTCGCAGCGGCCTCGAAGAGGGGAACGATGACCCAGCGTAGGGCTGCGCGTGCGGCGATTCGTACCAGGTTCATTGCCATGCGTGCGGCAAAGCGGAGTATGGGGCGCATGATGGCCTTTATCAGCCGTTTGCCCACCATCTCCATGACCTTACCCATAAGGCGGCCCATCACATCACGCTCAGGCTCACCTTCCTCTAGGCGCGTTGCCATTTCTACCACTGACTGCATGGCCTTCTTAGCCTGTCGGCTGTCATGCGCCTTCTTGCCCAGCTTCGTCAGCAGCCGCTCTAGCTTGGTAGTAGCGACCGCCAGCCGTTGAAGACCGTCGAAGGCTTCCAAGACTGGACGGTCTTCTCTGGTCGGGAATCGGTCCAGAGTGTAGTTCATGAGATCATACCTAGGTTGAGGATATTCAGTGCAGAGTCGCCACTGTCGAAGCCAAACGAACCCATGCCGATCTGCGCTATAGCGGCCTTAGACTTCTCCTCTGCCGTCTTCTCCTCAGCCTGCTTTTCGGGACTGTCGTACGAACGACCGGGTAAGAACCTAGGCATGTCGCCAATCACTTGAGTGGATACCGGCGTTGCAGCGCTCGACTTGTTCAGCATTTCCTGCGGATTTGCCACCGTAGTAGGGGCAGGGACGGTAGATACCTCCGTTGCCTGCTGAACGGCCGTTGCTGCCTGACTTGAAGAGATCTCACCTACCGCAGTAGAGGCCGAGGCCTGCGGGGCTTGAGCAGGAGTCACCAACGTCTTTGCCTGCTCGATGTCAGAGCCTGCGGTCTTCACTTGCTGCGCACGTGAGCCATACATGGTGACGCGGCTCTGCCAGTAATTGACGCTCAGCTGCGCTTCGTCAACGGCCTTCTTATTGGCAGCAGTTGGGTTAGCAGTGTAACGCGCTGTTGCTTCGGACAGACGCTGTTGCGCTTGCGCCAGACCAGACTGCTGAGTGGGCAGCGCCTTCTTAGCCTCTTCCGCACTGATCTCTTTCGGCAGCTCCGTCGTTTTGGCGACAGGTTTGACCTCAGCCCTCGTCTCCGACTTCTTTTTCTCCTTGGTGCCGAACCCAAGCAACGACTTGACCTTATCGATGATCCAGTCAAGGGAATCGGTGCCTAGCTTCTTCGTTTCCTCCCAAGTAGAGTCCACAAACTTGGAGATGTTGTCGAAGTTGAGGAGCCTCGATACCTCGTCGGTTATGGACTGAATGAGCTGAGGATTCATGACAGCCATCAACAAGGGCCTGCTAATCATGTCGAAGAGGTCGGACGCCTTAGATGCTCCCGACTTCGCTTTGGACCATGCTCTGCCGAAAGGCGAGAACACGGCTTTGAGCTTGCGTAGCCAAATGTTGGCTCTACGTTCCTCGTCGTTCTCTTCGTTTGACCGTGAGAACCTCTCGTACAGAGAGGACACGCGATCACGAATAGCACCTGCCGTGTCGCGTATCATCTGCATCACTTCGGTACGCTGCTGATCAGCGCGCTCCTGTCGATCGAGTACGCGATCCATGAGCGCTCGATTCTGCGGAGTCTCCGGCGCACCCTGCTCAGGCTCAGAGCGGTCGAGAAGACGGTCCAGAGGATTGCGCTCGCCGGCAGGGACCTGCTGCGGTACTGGCATCGCGCGTATGCGTTCGAGTGCAGACTCCACTCTGGTTCGTATCGTCTGCTCCTGCTGCTCGAATTCGTCGTGCACCTGCCCGAGTATGTCCTCGATGGCCTGACTCATCACGTCTTGGAACGCACGGTTGAACAAGCGTTCTTGCGCGCGGTCTGTCAGGGCTTTCTTGCCAGATTCGATGCGCTTGCGCTCAAGGCTGTCTACTACTTGATTGGCGGTCTTCACCGCGTCTTCAACACCTTGATCGAAAATCTGCCCCGCTAGTTCGTGTTGCTCAGCCAGCAGTTTGGATATGGCGTCCAAGTCTTCTTTTGAGCCCTTGCCTGCCAGTATCCTATCGATGTGGGCATGCCCTGCGTCTTGCAGGGAGTCCCACTTCGATTGATTTCGTGCATTGAGTGTCATGCTTTACCCCACGAAGATCTTGCCGGCCTCTGCTGCCTTAAAGCGCTCATTCCTTCGGTTCTCAGCCAAGGAGGCCATGAACTGAATCTCATAGAGTGGCGTGGAATCCGGCAAGTGGATATGATATTCAGCAGCAATCAGTCCGTGCATCTCCAGATAGGACTTCATGCTGCCAATGGGAAAAAACTGTGGGCCTCGATCTCCAGTTCGTCGGTGTGAATGTGTCCGCACGTCTTGCAGGTCCACTTGAGGGACTCGACCACGCCGTAGTCGGAAATCGCTTTCTCATAACGGGCGATGGTAGCAATGTCGTCGCCGCTCATGTCGTCCACCAGCTGCATGCGCTCTTGCAGGGATGCATTCCGGTCAACGAGCTGAATCGAGGCTGCGGTGCGCGCAGTGAAACGGTCGATGTTTTCGTTCATGGTGATCTCCAGAACGTCTTTCATCAGAATCGGCACGAGCTTGATTCCCTGATAATCCAACGCGAATTCCTCCGGGTTCGGAAGCACCTTCAGCTGCTTGGTCTTCAGCGTGGCGCTGGTGATGAGCGTTGCGTACTTCAGCGTGTCGGGTTCAACCTTCACCAGCTTGCCATCGACTGGACGACCGTTGTTCACCCAGTCATGGTGAACCTTGGAGCGGCACATCGTCTGATGCGTGAAGCCATGCTTGAGGAACGAATGCATACGCAGCCAATACAGACAGGCGTAGTAATCGGGAAGCGTGAGCTCGAAGGCTAGGCCCGTAGGATACGCCGCGTTGGAGATGACCGAGGACACGACCTCGATCATGTGCAGCATGGACTGCTCCTCGCGAGCACGGTGCAGCTTGGCGAAGTGCCGTCCCTTGAACGGTCGAATGTACAGGTCCTTGAACTGGTCGTAGACCAGAAAGTTGGAAGGCAGAGCGAACGATACGGCCTCGGCTTCCGAGTTGGGCGTCACATGCACATACGGCTGCGGTTCAGGAATGGGTGCTGCCATTGGTTGCGGCATCTGCGGACGACCTTGCGGAGCCACTGTACCTTGAGTGGTGAGCGAGATGCCGGCTGCTGCAACCTTGGGCTGACTAGCCGCCTGCTGGGCCTTCACATGAGGGTGATGCGGATTGTGAACCGTGCCGGGCTTGACGCGGTTTTCCATTTGCTGCCGTTTTTCTGCCGGGAAGGGTACGAATTGTTCTGAGGAGTTTTCCATTTATGGCCTCTTAGAATAGTTGTTTGATTGCGGACCTAGCCGTGTTCCTGACGAGGTCACGTGCGCTGCCTTTGAGTGCGGAGAGAAGTGCTTGTCCTGAAAGATTGCTATTCACCTTGAAGGCTGTCATGAAGACATCGCCTGCGCTGAAGTTCACGCTGTAGGTCAGCCTCGTCGAGCTTTGACTATCCAGCTGTATCTGATCGAGGTTGGTGGGCCAGCACTCGATGTACTCCAACATCAGAATCACTGCCTTGGACTGGTCAACGAGATAGATGCGGATGGGCTTCCAGTAATCGGAAGGACGCCCAAAGCCTCCACCCACCGTAACCGCACCAGACCCGAAGGGCGCCAGAATTGCGCCGTCCCAGGACATCAGGTAGTTCAATGACTTGTTCTCAACGTCTGCGTAGAAGTTCAGACGCAGGTTGTCTACGTTGTATGTACCGGCAACCTTTCGGTTACGGCCAGAGCCATAGATCTGACGTACCTCATAGGTACGGAATGACGGAGCGGCTTCTTCGACATAGCTCCAGTCGAGGTTCGCAGGCGCACCGTCAATAGGCGTGACAGTAGGGAGCTCGCAGTACCACTGGAAACTCATCATGGGGTCGGCGCGACCTAATGCACCCTGCAAGGTATTTACGATGCCATTACTAGAGCCGAAGACACCGCCACTAGAGGACAGCCCGAATGCCGCACCGAACTGGCCGAGTACGTCCTGCGGCCCTTTGGCAAGAGTCGTTAAGGCACCGCTGAAATCTCCAGTGGCTGCTTGGGCTGCTGCCGCGCGAATGTCGTTCACTCCGACGTTGAGCGCACTGGAGACAGCTCCACGGACGTCTGCGGCACCAGCCTGCATTATCGACTTGGGTATGTGCAGGACTTCCGTTGCAGTGGCTTGGATCGCCGTTGACACCTGCCTGTTGACCTCTTTCGCCAACACGGAGCCCGCCTGCAGCTTCTTTCCTAATATATCATTGAGAGATGGCATGATGGGTCCTCAAAGGGAACCCACGAGAATAGCTGGAGAGGGATCCTCATGAGCCAGCTACGCTCATGGGTTAAAAAAGAGAGAACGGCTATTCGTGGCCTACAGCCTAGCCGTTCTCTAAACGCGGAGACTGCACCCTTCCGCGAGTCGGCTGCAAGCAACCCAGCTCCGCGTGTAGGCACAACATGAAATTGTCATCCCCAGAGCCATACGATGTTGGCTGGAGGTCCTCCCGGATACCAGGCCGGCATAGGTCGGTTGAGATCCAGAGTAGGGCTGATGTTGCGCCCTTGTGGTGCCAGATAGAAGCCTGAATGCTCGTCGGTGTTCAGGTTGGGGCTCTTCAATCGAACCTGCAGATCGCGCGTCACCACTTCTCTTGCGTGGTCAGGCGCAACCAGCAAGTCTGGACCAGTCTGATACAGCACCCACAGAGTGGCCAGCTCCTTGCTAGGAGCCCGATTGACGCCCAGAGTTTGAAGTGCGCTCTCCAGCTTGGGCTCATTACCTTCGTAGTAGACACTGAGCTCTCGTGTGGATGGCTGATTCTGAATGGCGATGACATCACGAATGATCTGACCTTCGACTTGGGACGTGAAGTGATCCCACATCAGACCTATGACATAGGGAGCTCTCATACTATTTCCCCTTCGCTATGCCCTTGGCGATCTTCTTTGCCAACGGCAGGTCCAACGTCATGACCCTCGTTGGGTCGCCTTGGAAGATCATGCGGATCTGCTTCCCGTTCGACGACTTGCGGACACCGAAGCGCTGACCCTTCTCCAGAGTGCGAGTGATGCCCCGGAAAGGAATTTCCAGAGGCGGCCCTCCGTACTTGAAGAAATCATATTCCTCTTCGCCCTTAACGCGGGCTACCAAGCATGAGTACATATCAGGGCTCCAGTCGTGATTGTCCGAACTTCAGTTGATTGGTCTTGGCGAGTTGCAAGCGGTAGTGGGCGTCGGTCTGAGCACGCGCGCTGATTTTCGCGATCTGTGCGTTCTGATCACGCGTCTTCAATCGCGAATTGTAGACGTATTGCTTCTTGCCGGTCTTGCCGATGGTGTAGTCTTGAGGATCGCCCCAGTCGCGTCCCAAGATGGACCGCTTGCCCGTCACGCCCTTGCGCATAGACTGAGCGGTGGGCACACGTTGAACGCCCTTGACCTTTGCGTACTCCTCGTTGCCGACCTCTTCCTCACCTTCGTGCGACGTATCCTTGCCGGTGTATTTCGCCAGCAGGCTGCGCAGTTCCTTGTCTTCTTTGAGGTCTTTCAGCAGCGTGTCCTTGTCGAGACCGGCCGCCGCCATCCACTGCTTCAGCGGAATGGGCACACCCTTCTCGGAGACCTGCTCCAGCATGTCGAACGTCGACTCCTCGCCCTTGGCTTCTAGCGACTTGTGCCACATCAACTTGGGAATCAGCAGGTTGGCTTTGTTGTTCGAGTGCATCAGGAACTTGGAGATCTGGCCGTTCCGCAGCTTGGCTTCGGCAGGGGTACCCGGCTTGTACAGCCCGTTGGCCACTGCGATCAAGGGGAACAGCGTCGAATAGAAGATCGCGTTCGTCATGTGGTTACGATACACGTTCTGCGATTCGAGGAACAGCGAATACGCCGACTCCATTGCAGCATACGAAGTCTCACCTGACAGAAAGGACTCGGAGACGCCTAGTGCCCGCAGCTTGTAGGGGATCATCTGATCGCCCATGTCGGTCCACTTCCAGAAGTCACCACCGGGGCGAATGTCGGTCAGTTGAACAGCGTTGCGTGTCGAGACCCATCCACCGAGAGGATCGAACTCAGCTTGCTGGAACTGCGAGACCAGCGCTTCGAGCTCTTCACCCGTAGGCGTCCACACATCGTCGCCTGCCGTGATGTGCGTTGTCGCCCGCTGCCGACGTGAGGCCTCGACCAACGTGCCTCGGAACATCGTCTTCTCGATCAGGTACATCGGAAGCAAGCGATGCAAATACGACACGTAAGCCCTGTCAGTCAGCGTCTTCCGAGCCACGAACAGCGTAGAGATCGGACTCAGCGTGTACTGGCCTTGGTTCATCAGCTGTACGAACTCGGGAGGCAGCGAATGCACGTACTCGCGAGCATACGGCGAATCCGAGCCCAGCAGATTGACTGTCTGGCTCGAAGTCTGCACGTTGATCTGCGGCATCATGTTGAAGAACGAACCGGGGATGATCGAGCACTGGAGCGCATCGTGCACCAGAGTGTCCACGAACCGCTTGGTTCTCGGATCGAAGATCAGCGACCCCGCGAAGAACCCGTCAGCCAGATAGGCCGTCGAGATGTGCGGAAGCATACGCTGGATGTTCAGCTGCTCGATGGCGTCATTGTAGATCTGAATCGACTTCTCGTCGGCGCCGCGCAGATCGAAGTCTGAGAATGGAAACGTCGACTGCAGGTCAACCACCGTACCGCCAACGTTGTCATTCAGGTAGATGTCCCGGTAGAACAGAGCCAGCTGCGCAGATTGGCTGTACATCGGCTCTGCTGGAATCAGGCCGGTGAAGAAGTACTGGTATTGGCTATTCCAGAACGAGTTCATCGACACGGAGTTGCCTCCGCCAGAAACACCCAGATTGCCACCTAGTGCAGCGGTGACCTTCGTTGAGGCTTCGCTGTAAGAACGCTTTGAAGCGTACGCCGAGACGGCAGCAGGTGCCCCCATCTCGGTCTTGATGCGCCCGTTGTTGACGCCCGTAATACGGTTTTTCGGGAACATTTGATCCTCAGTAGTAGAGATCGACTTCCAGCGTGTCGTGGTTCAGGATCAGGTCGAGGATATACTCACCCGACTGATAGTGGCCGTCCGACTCCACAGCCTTGGTGTCCATCTTGTGAATGGGCAGCTTCCGGAACTTGAAGCCTATACGCTCGAACTCGCGCTGCACGTCCTCCAGCATAGGAGGCGGAGCCTTCTTGCGGTACTCACGCGGGTTGGGGCCGTTTGACGACAGCTTCCGCTGGATGTTGAATTTGTTGGTGACGTTCTCGACTTCTTTGACCAGATCGTTCAACGAGGCCCTGAAGGCTTTGAGTCGAGCTGCTGCGCTAATAGTGATAGTCATTGTGTCCTCCTTGCAATGAAATTTGGAGCTACACGTATAGAGCGTAGTTCTCGGCGTCCTCTATCGACCTGCCGCCGACCACTGGAATGTCGTTTGGTCCCCAGGTGAAGGGTACCGTGCTTCCCGTGTCCACGTCCAGCATCTTGATCTTGTACCCGAACTTCTCCAACGACTTGAAGGCTTTCAGTGCACCAACAGCCATCGTAGTGTCGCTCTCAAGATGCTTGAAGACGTGCACGGCCCCCAAGTGAAGAACGGTTGCCAGTTTCTTGCCTCGATAGCTCTTGTCCACATACAGGTTGTACATGCGCCACCTGGCGGAATACGGCGACTTCTCCAGCTTACCGTAGGCCACGACCTTTGTACCATCATCGAGCGTCACCACTCGATCCATCGTGTCGGCTATGAGCTTCATGTTCAAGCCGTCCTTGGAACCCAGCTCTTCCTTTATCAGACCTGGATTGTTGATCGCGTACTTGAAGATCGTGCGAGTGAATTTCTTGCACTGCTGCCGACCAAAGCTATCAGACAATGGTTGGCCGCCTATCTTGGAAATGACTTCCGAGGAGGCTTGAACCTGCCGCCTTAGTCTGGAGCGTTTGACGAACGAAAGCAAACTCATAGCAGTCCTTTCATAGCTGCATCGACGGCAGCGAAAATGGAGTTGCGAGACCTCGGCTTGGGCACCGACTGAACGGCATCAAGCATCTTGTTGATCACGTACTGACGACCTGCGGTCTTGGACTTGCGCTGATGCAGCGTCTGATCGGCAGAGCGGTATCCCATACGTACAGCTATGGATAGCCGGGTCTTGCCGTGCATGGATTCGTACTTGGCACGCTTGGCTACATAGATTGAATCCTGCCCAACTACGTAGACACCAATGCCGGGCAGCACCTGATCCTTGATCTTGTCGTAGACCTCTTTGGTGCAAGCCAAGTACATCTTGTCGCAGTACTTGCGGTATTGGCCCATCTTCTTATCGGATCGAAAATCAGCAACTGAGGATTTGACCTCTACGATGTCGATGCCGCCTCCCATGTTTAGGGCCACTATGTCGGCACGAAGGCGTCCACCCTTTAATAGGCCGAGTTCAAAGTGCGTGGCCCATCGCTTGTGGTTATACCGCGCGGCCACTACCTGTCTGATGTGATTGGCGTCTATCATTTTTGTAAGTAGCTGACGATTCCGTCTTGGATTGTGCGGTAGTGCGCGGTCATGCGGTTCGCTAGACGGGCTCGGGACTCGCGCAGAAGAGGAGCGAACTTCTCGTACTCCTCGGAGGTCATGTTGGCCTTGGCATCAGCTGCAATGTTGGAGAACTCAAGAACAGTGTCTTGAGCAAGGTCGCCGAACGCCGGCTGCACGATAGAGCGCACTAGCATCTCGCCCATCATGCCACGGTCTTGGGCAGACTGTACGTCAACCATGAGCTCGCGCAGCGAACTGATAAGCATGTTGAAACCGTGGACGCCGCGCACCCCCTTGGAGTTGCGAATCCCCATTTCGGCTAATGGAAGCACGTCCACCACCGACTGAAGAAGCCGCTTGTAGATCAATGCGATTGCAGGGTCCGTGTCGTCCTGCTCCAGCAGTCGCAGAATCTTTTCGGTGCCTTTGCCGAATTGAGTGCGCAAGGCCTTGCCTTTGAGCTTGGAGAGCTTGGGTTCGTCCTCGTCGTCAGCAGGAACCAATGCGTTCTTTTTCTTCTTTTTCACCGGCTCTGCGGACACGTCGTACTCCGTCTTTTTCTTTTTCTTCTCGGGTGCGGGAAGGGATTTCATTTTAGCCATAGGTGAGGAGAGGGCGCAAAGAGCGCCCTACGAGTTATTGGTCGAGGTACGTGTTAGGGCCGACGGTCGCGTGAGACGCAGCGTCGTCCTGAACCACTGCAGTGGGATCAGCCGTGGGCAAACTGATCCGGCAATCCATGCAGGTTTGGGTTTCGATGTTGGCAGCGACCATAGGCTGCATCGGCTGCTTGCAGTCGGGGCACAGACCAGCGCCAGCGACTTCGGTGCTCATATCGATGCGGGCCTCTACCTTCTTCTTTGCGGTGACTGCCGAGGGTGCGTTATTGGTCTTCGGTGTAGACCACGCTTGCGGTAGCTTCATTTGCTTCTCCTTTGTCATTGGATTGTTTTGGCTCAGGTGTACGCGGACAGTAGCATCCTCTAGTGCAGCCGCCTTCGCACAGACCTCGGTGTACTTCCAGTGTTTCATGGAACGTCATTTGCGAGCCCTCCGTAGCTCAAGGCACGATGTGGTTTCCACCATCTCGATGATTTTCTCAGGTGTGTATTTCAGCTCGCGCTGCAAGGCATATTCCAGGCCGTAGATACCAATCAACACTGAATCCAGCTGGTGAGGCGTGGTCAGGCAGTCGGCGTACATGCCCTTCAGGTAGTCGTCACCCCAGCGGCGATTGAATGCCACTTTCCACTGAGAGGCCGGAATGTACTTGTACGGTATGCGGCGCACCGCACCCAGTAGGGCATTCATAGTGGACACCAGTTCGATGGTAGGTCCACCATTGCCGCGTGTCTGGAACCGCTCGGCAATCGTCAGATTCGGATCGTACAGCTTGAACCACTGACGAACCTCAGCCGAGTACAGATTGCGCTGCGCCATGACCTCTGCCGTCAACGAGGTCATCGGATTGGTAAGCAAAGAGTTCGCCACCACATCGATCTTGTCACCGATGACCCCAATGCAGGCGATGCCGTAGTTGCGTGTTCCCGGATCAGCAGACAGAATGCGGTAGTCGTGTTTCCTGCTGCACGGCACCAGTTCGTATTCCTTGTTGGGCTTTCGCTCTTTGGTTTTTCGTTTGGCCATCTTCCACTCCTTTGCATGAAATTTGGTTTCAACGAAGACCAGGCCAACGCTGGGCGTGCCCTCCTGAACGACCTGCGTAGGCGGGCATAGGCATCCTTGCGCGATTGCCAGTGTCGCCGTACGTCCAGTTGCGAGCCTCTTGGAGGGCCTCCATCACTTTCGGATGATGCATCTTCGCCAGACCCAGTGCAAAAGCCCTGAAGATGTCATCGGTCATGTCGTCACCCTTGGTGGGGCAGCGCTGCTCTCCGACGTCTTTGACCGTGCTCATTTGGAGCATTAAGTGCTGGACTGGCTTGTTCACCATCTCCTGCTTATACGAAGCCACTCCGCCCTCGAGGATATGTTTCGCATCGACCTCGTTCACTGTCGGGAGCAAAACGTTACCTGCGGCCAGCATGGCGCGCACTGCCGCGAAGTCCTTGTAGGTGGGGCTGTGCTTAACGGCCTTGCATCGCGGCTTACCCAGCGGGTTCTTGCCCATGTCGTCCTGCGCACGGTTCAAAATGTCGATGGATTGCCACTGGTCAGCCAACAGCGCAACAGCGTTGAGATCCTTCAACAAAGGCAAAATCACATAGAGATACAGCATATTGAAGTTGACCCTGCGGCCTTCTTGCGGCATGCACTCGAGAATGGTGGACACCACCGACTTATTCAAATCGAAGTCGTAGTGCATACCCGTGATGGTGAACGAGTTGTCGACCTGTCCGGCGTCGATGGACACCACCGACGGCCACCTGAAGGTCCTGATCTTCTGGATCTTGCCGTAAATCAGGCCGGGCTGATCAAAGCAGTACTCGAAGTTGTGCGAGTTCTGCCCGTTCATGAAAGCCTTCACGAATCCAGAGGGTTGCAGATAGCGAGAGTGCACGGCTGGTGGGTTAGCACCATAGTCGCGCTCTGCCTTTTCCGCGTTCGCCGCGTAAGCCGCAACGATTGCAGGATGGTCCCGGTCGAAGTCCGGGTTGATGTCCCACGTTGCGAAGTTCGTACCCAAAATGGTCTGCGAACCTTCAGGAGTGCGTGAATGCCTCAACAGGCGCATCACCTTGTCGCGTAAGGAGAACGGCGACGACACCGACATAAGGAACGCTCCGGGCACCGAGGAATAGCCTTGCTTAAGTAGCTTAAGGCGAATGCCCTGCACCGTCAGCAAGCTGTTCATCAGTGACTTGTGCGCCTCGTCAGCATTAGCGCGCTCCGACTCCGTATCCTCCTCTTGATCGCCTTGCGGCAAAGGGAAAAGACCCAACTCGTCAAGACCCGCGCCGATTCGCGTGTCACCACGAAGGACCGAGCTACGAGGCCCCGTAGGATAGAAGTGCATGTTCTTGTGGTGGAACTTCATGTACATGGTACTGTTCCGATAGAGCTCCACCCCGTACTTCTCTTTCGAGTCGTCGAGGATCTTGAAGTACTCTTTCCACCACCGGGAGGCCTCTATGTGTTTCTTGAACGGAATCCACATGACACCTATGGCCTTACCCGTCGTCAGCGACACGAAGCTCATGGTCAGCTCCGTGGACGCCTGCATGGACTGAGGTGCTAGGGTCGGCAGGTTCGGGAACTTCATGTATTGGTGCGCGATGTACGGGGAGAAGCCACCGAACGCCGAGCTCGACTTACCCGAACGCTGCCCCCACACGTTGACCAGCTCCATGTAGTTGCGCATGCCGTGATTCTTGATCAGGTCCCACTTGTGACGACCGCACTTGGGACACACTCCGTGCTCCAACAGAGTCACCAGCTTCGGGAACTCCATCGAGTTGAAAGCCTTCGGTATATTGGTGGGGTCCAGATACTTCTGCTTAGTGCACGCAGTGCAGATCTCGCCGTTCAGCAGCAGACCAACCAGCATCTGCTTGGCCCACGGCATGTTGGCATCTCGGCCAATGATGTTGGCCGAGTAGTCCCAGTAGTTCTTCGCGTGCGGAAGATCACGGTCGTCGATTCTCAGGTTCCGCATCGTCCCTGTGAGAGGATCTTCGGCCTGCGCCATCAGAGCCTTGATGTCGAAGTCGTCAGGAAGGACAATCTCTTTGTCATCGGGAAGGATGATGGTCTCAGAGCGGCCGCGGTCAACGGCCTTCTTGGTCTTCCGCGCTAGGCGGTCAAGTTCCTCAAGCTGCTCAGGGGTCGTGAAGTCTGGAAACAGCTCATGAAGGGTCTGCAGCTTTTTTAACTTCTTTTGCTCTTTCTTGTCGCTCATGCGGTACTCCTACTGGGATGATCTGAGGAGGACGCGGCTTCATCGCCTGTAGTATCTCAGTGGCTTCTACCTTCGTCAGCCCCAAAGCGCGGGCGACAAAGCGGGCCATCTTGATGTCTACTGCAAGCGCCGTCATCCTCTCGAATTTCTCAAATTGAGTTCCGTCGACGTCTGACTTCACAAGACGTCTCACGACCTCTAAGGCTTGACTGGTGCCGGCACCCACTGCCATCGTTATAGGAGCAATCTCCTGAAGAAAGAACTCGCGGACTTGGTCGATGTTGTACGCCAGCTCAGACGGCACCTGCTGCTTGTAGCTCTTCAGACGACGCTCGACCTCAGCGTCGATGTGCACCATCTGTTTGGGAACGAACACCTTCTTCTTGGCCTCGACCTCGTCCGCGAATGACCGGGACAGCCGGAAGAAGAACTGTGACTTGCGGACCGTCACCGGCTTAATTGGCTCAGGAACCGCCGTGGAGTACGCGATGTCGGTCAATGAGGCCAACATCGCATCCTCGTTGGCTAAGTCCTCGTCCGACACTGGTACTAGCGCGTTGGCCTCGTTTTTCATTCGTCGTCGCCCTCGTCGTCTTCTTCGTCCTTGTCCTTCTTGCCTGCGTCCTTCGCACTCTGGTAGGCGACGTACAGCTCTTCGGCGACCCCCTTCTCCATCTGCTTGAAGCAGAAGGCCTTGAGCGACATCGGCTTGAAGCCCAGCTCCTTGGAGATCTGAGTCATCGTATCCTTGTCACCCAAAACCCACCGCTTGAGCGTCATCCAATCGACAGGCTTCTTGGCTTTGCCCAGTCCGTGCAGTTCCAACTTGAAGGCTTTGCGCTTACCACTGAGCTGGCCGGTCTCTTTCAAGAAGCAAATCACGTCGAAGACAGGATCAAGGCCGCGTGCTACGCCTGACGCATCTTCGACCCAAATGCGGAAGAAGCACTCGCGGTTCGGTGTCCAGTGCTTGTTCTTGATGGCCTTGACGTGGACATAGCGGTAGGAGTCCTTGCCTTTGTACTCGACCGATTTCTCCAGTTCGTTGAACGTGGTCTTGCAGGTCTCTTGGACCTTGAACGGAGCAGCAGACAGAGCACGCGAGGTCTGACGGATACGCACGTCCGAGAACTGCTGGAGGGCCTTGCCGCCTTTCTCGGATACTTTGGGTCCGAACATCGCCATCGGATTGTCGCGCAGGTGATTCAGGCCGTAGACCAGAATCATCTTCTGGAGCATGCGGCCCTTGATGCGCTCCAACTGCTTCGAGAACGCGGAGGCCTTGACCGACAGCTGATTGCCGATGTCTTCCTCGTCCTTGGCGGCAGGGTTCATAGCCGTGTAGGAGTCGAGAACGATGATGCCTTGGGGGTTGCCGTCAGGCGCTTCAACCCACAGGCCGCCTCCGTACTTCTTGGTCATGGCTGCATCTACTTCATCGCCGACACGCGCCTTGTTCTTCTTGTTGTCCTCGAAGACATACCACCACTTGTTCATGAGGAACCGCTTGTCCGGCAGCTCGCGCAGAATAGCGGCCAGCCATTCGTAGAAATGCTCCAGGATGGCCATGTTGATGTAGCGGACGCGGGGTTCGATTTCCCAGCCACCTTCCTTCGATTCCTTGCCGAAGATCTCGTTCATCTTGAGCTTGATGCCTTGCCCCTTGAAGATCTCGTGCACGTAGCGCTTTGCCGCTTTGGTTGAACCCTCATAGTCGACCATCGCTAGGAAGGGTACGCCACGTTTGACCGCTGCCGCGAGACCAGTCAGGGCCAGCGTAGTCTTCGCGCACTGTTCCTCCGCCGCCGCCGTCAGCATGCCCGGACGCATACCGCCACCAAGAATGAGGTCTACCATCAACAGACCCGACGACACAGGTGGCGATACGTCGAGGCCAGATGCCACGATGCCTTGTCGCTTAGCAACCTCGTTGAGAGTGCCGTGAATCAGGGCATTGACATCGAACCCCATCTTCTTTTTCTTGGGCTCTTCGTCCTTGACCAGCTTGGCTGCCTTCGCATTCTTCGCCTGCTTGGGAGCCGCCTTTGCTGCCTTCTCTTTCTTTGCCATATGATCCTCATGTGGAAAACGAAAACCCGACCGAGCTCTCACAGCCGGGCCGGGTTGAGTACTAATTACTTCTTGGACTTCTTGCCCTTACCGGACTTCTTGGACTTCTTGGGTTCGTCGTCCTCATCGTCATCGTCGAAGTCATCATCGTCTTCGTCGTCATCGTCCGACTTGGACTTCTTGCCCTTACCGGACTTCTTGGACTTGGATTTCGGCTCATCCTCTTCGTCATCATCGAAGTCGTCATTTTCATCGTCGTCTTCGTCGTTCTTCGATTTGCCCTTCTTGCCCTTGGCAGGCTTCTTGGGTTCGTCATCCTCGTCGTCGAAGTCGTCATCCTCGTCGTCCTCGTCGTCTTCATCCGAGTCGTCGTCATCGTCGTCCGACTTGGATTTACCCTTCTTTCCCTTGGTCGACTTCTTGGACTTCGACTTGGGTTCATCATCTTCCTCGTCGTCATCCTCGTCGTCATCCTCGTCATCGTCTTCGTCGTCCGACTTGGACTTCTTACCCTTCTTGCTCTTGGCACCTTTCTTGGACTTGGGTTCGTCTTCGTCATCATCGAAGTCGTCATCCTCGTCGTCGTCCGAGTCGTCTTCCTCGTCTTCATCCGACTTGGACTTCTTGCCGCCTTTCTTGGACTTCTTCGACTTGGGCTCATCGTCCTCGTCATCCTCGTCATCCTCGTCATCCTCGTCATCCTCGTCATCCTCGTCATCCTCGTCATCCTCGTCATCCTCGTCCTCGTCGTCCGACTTGGATTTGCCCTTCTTGGCCGACTTCTTGTTCTTGCCTTTCTTGGACTTCGGTTCGTCCTCGTCGTCTTCATCATCGTCGCCGTCATCGTCAGGCAGGTCTTCGTCGTCCTCGTCTTCATCCTTGGACTTCTTCTTGCCTTTGGCGCCCTTGACCTTGACGCCGTTGCGGGACGCCCACGACTCGAAGTCACGCTTGATCTCGGCTTCCGGGATTTCGTCCTCGAGCTCCGACAGGTCCCAGATCAGGTATTCCTTCTGCTCATCCGTCAGCGGCGTACGTTTGTCGCCCATGACGACCTGGTATTGGTCGGCTGGTGCTTTGGTCGAGTCGTACTTGATGCGGACATCGCGGCCGTACTTCTCGTGCGTCAGCGGGAATGCCTTGGTCTGGCCGTTCACTTCCTTGGTGTTCAGCTGGCCTTGCTCCTTCAGCTTGTTCAGCGCAGCAGTGCCGAGAGGGAATGCGAACACAGGCGTCCACGAATCGCTGTCTTTGTCCTTGAAGTGGGTCTTCAGTTCCTTCTTTGTGGCTGAGACTTTGCGCGGTTTGTCCTTTTCGGCCGAACGCACGATGCCGTTGATGTAGCCTTTCTTGGCGAAACGAACCAGCCGCTTGTCTTGCGGGACTTCGTCGGCGATCTGCTGGGCCTCCAGGTCACGCCACGGGTCGTACTTGCTGCTGTCGCGTTGCTGCGTGTTCGGGTCGTACGACGGGCACGGCGTGTAGAACGTCGTCATCTTGCCGTCCTTCTTCTTGGTCTTGACCCAGTAGCCAGCGTACGTGTAGATCGGGCCGAACAGGCGCGCCTGCAGCCACTTGCCTTCAGGGAACTTCACCATTGTGACCTTGTCGGCGATCTTCGGCCGCTTACCATTGCCACCGTCGGCGATGTCGTCGAGGTCGGTGCCCTTTTGCTTTGCCATCTACTACTCCTTGTTGTTGATGAAATGAATGTTTGCCACAGCGATTCTATTTACTAGTTGCTTAAGAGATACGCAACCGATGCGGACCAAACTACGAGGGCTATGGCCCATAGTGCGCCACGCAACACGAGCGCGAGATGGCCGGTCTTGTGTGCTCGGTACAACAAATGCAGGAAAGGTGCGAGCAACAGCGCCAAGCCTGCGTAGTGCGAAACGGTCTTCATGGTTTAACCGCCGATCCGTAGCCTTCGCTGCCATCAGCAGCTATGACGTAGATACGATGCACTGGCAGTATCCTCTGATCCGGATTATAGATGCCGTCAGTGAACATATCCATGCCCATAAGGGCACCAAAGTGGCCTGCCATCACGGCCTCGTGCTGCGGGACTGGGTCGAAGAGGAGAAGCAGATCATCGTCGTGCACGAGTGCATTGTACGCCCGAATGTCCAACAGTACGTACGCAGTGTCACGCTTGTCGCGCGGCAGCTTGTTGCGCAACGCCGATACCAATTCGCTATTCAGCGTGACTGGGACGGTAGAGACCTCAGAGTTGCAGTGGGACTCTAGCTTGGCTTTGATCTCTTCAGGACTGTACTGCATTGGATTCTCCTTGTTTGGTAGGGCGAACAGAGTCGCATTCGATTGTCAACGTCAGATTTTTGATGACCTCGATGAGACGATGTTTAGCCCCTTGGTCTGCGCAAGCCAATGCCGTCTCGTTCAGCACCATCAGCGTCGTCTGAATAACGCCTTTGTATTGGGCTGACCGCTCGGCATCGCGCTCCTGCAGATGCTCAACGACCTTGGAAAACAGCTCATCGCGTATCTCCTGAGGCAGCTTGTCGCGCATGAGCACTGCGTTGGAAGCCTCTGACTGTCGACAGCGCATCGTCAGATCGGAGACCTGCGAGCGTAGGGCTGCTATGGTCAGCAGGAGCCCTCGGTCGGGTTGGTTAGGCTGGATCTTCACACACGAACTCCTCTAATAGACGACGATGCTTCAACGAGACGTACTGCGGTATGTGCATGGAGGTCCGAACCAGTCCTTCGGGGTCCACCTGTTGGCTGATGTACGCAACGTGCTGCCACATCTCAGCTGACTGGTCAGGCATAACCATACCAAGCAGGTCATGCACTGCGTCACCGTGCTCTTCGATAAGGCCTTCGTACGACGAGTCCTGATGGCCTTCTGCCAGTTTGGCTACTTCCGACTTGGCCGACTTGAACCAAGATTGCATGAATGTCGTGATGACTCCGTGCCGTGAGTCGCAGCGGTCGATGGCTCGGGAGACAACCAACAGGTAGATCTGCACCACGTCGTCCAGCTTCACCACGTAGTTGTAGTCCCGGTAGGTGGCTTGAGCCTGCAAGAGGGCCATGCGCGTGTACTTCTCGACGATCTGCTCTTTCCACTTACGGGCCTTCGCCGACCAGTACTCGACCTCCATGATCGCGGCGTAGAGTTCACCGCCTTCGCGCATGCCTATTGCGCGCTCTATCTGCCAGCACAGGCTTCGGGTGCGGACAGTCAGCAGGGCGCTCTCGTGCATTTTCCTGTAGTCCTTGAGGCGGTTGAGGAAGAACGAGATGAAGCCAAACAGCAGACCGCGGTTGATGTGCATGTCCTTGGCGAGGTCCACCAGCTTGGTATCTTCGGCACGTAGACAGTTGAACAGCTGCGTGGGTAGTTTCTGCCGGTCGTTGGATGTGAACTTGGCGGAGGCTTTCAGCGTCTGCCGCGCCACGATCTTGCACAGGTAGCCTTTGAAGAACTCGGGACACTCCAATGCTATAGGCTCCAGCGCCTTCCACAGAAAGTGGTTCAGGGTCTGCAGGTATTGCAGACTCGTGTAATTGGTACTGATGGACTCGCGTATGGTCTTGAGGGATTCAAACGCCCTCGAATGTTCGTACTGGGCCGCCATCAGAGGGTTCCTGGTGGGAGCTTAGGACGAATGCGCTCCACCAGAGCAACCATGTGCTTGCAGAGCGAGTTCCTGAGCTTGGGATTGGTAGTGCTCGGGGGTTCACCATTCGAGTACTCGATGACGGCGGCATCTTTAGCAGCGTTGGCGAATTCCCAGCGGAACGTGTTGTCCTCGCACGAGCACGCGCAGTGGACGTTCAGCTTCTTGTCGATGAACGTGATGACCGTGATGTGGTGGTTCGGATTCTGAGTCCGCACGAGCTTGCCCTGCGCGTTGACCCTGTGAGTCGAGTACGACTTGCACGCCACGTAGCCCAGACCGTTTTTCAGATGGCCGGTCTTCACGCCGACGAGCTTCACGTAGCGCGCTCTGTGCTTGCGTTCGTCGTCCGTCTTTGCCATGAATCGTTTCAGTGTCAGCATCTCAACCTCCCTTAGCAGAATCCATGAAATTCAGGCTAGGTGCGCGACCCCATCCGTGTAGGCACGCCACCAGCGGATCACGGAAGGGCAGAACGACTGTTGGAGAGACAGGCGCTCGGTGGTCGTCTGCCATGAGGTGTTGGCCTTCGACAGGTTGTCGCGCAGCTGGCTTCACCGGAGCGCCGTCCCAATCGGTAGGAAGCAGCTTCGTGGCTCTCTCATAGGCGTCTTCGGTGATCTTGAACATCTTGAAGCCGGGACCGGCTGCGACGCGTGTGGTGTCGTAGTGCGAGAACTTCACCAGCCCCAGCTCAAGGAACTCATTGAGGAATTCCCTGCCGGTAGAGGTCGACATGTCGAGATATGCGGCCACGTCTTCTGAGGAAGCAGTGCCCTGCTCCTCTACGTATTTCAGAGCGCGCAGCATGTTGACGTTGCGCAGCGCAGTGGCTTTCGTGAACTTGGTTCGTTGAGCGGCTTTAGGACGAGGCATGTTGGCTCCGATGAAAGATGACAGAGGGTGCGATGCCACTCCCCATCAGGTATGCGACGAGTGGATCACGGCGAACATTGCACGGCTCCCACTCCTTCACGGGCTCTGCCGATTTAGGAGTTTCCGGCCGCCCGGACGTATGAGAGATCTCAAGGTCCAGTGGAAGTTCCCTGTTGAGGTCCGCCTCTGTGTAGGCAGTCACGCTGTACTTCTTGCGTGCGTCTTTACCTTTCGTAGTACCTGAGACCCTAACGAGTTCACACGTCATAAGGTTGAGCACGATCTTGCTGCACTTCGAGGGGCTCCACTTATGTACTGAGTGAATGTCCTCCTTCGTCACGCCTGGGTTCTCTTTGATGAAGGCCAGGACCTTGCGCAGGTCCCGGATGCGAGCCAGAGTCGCTTTGTTGATGCGACCGAGTTTGAGTTTCGACTCGCTGGTCATTTGAGGCCTCTTTTTGCCCGGAGCTTCCGGATGCGGAGGGTCTCCTGAGAGGAATGGATCATCTTCTCTGCATCGCGAATATAGTCGGCGCCGACCTTCCTCATGCCGAGCTCACGTTCAACGCACGAACGCACTAGCGACTTGAGGACAGTGCCTTCGTGGAAGGTCATGTTGAGGGCCTCTATAAGGTCTTCGACCTCGAAGACATAGGGCTTGCGTTCGGGTCGCTTCGGATTGTCTATGGGGACGCAGTAGTAGTTGACGTTACCGCCGCTATTCTCCTCTTTGAATTCACGGCGCTCGTGCTGTCGGCGATCCTCGCTGGTGTCAACGAAGGTCGTACCAGGGCAGGGCACAGGTTTAGCCGCGAGCACGTACGAAGATGGCTGCTGAGTACCTTTGTCAGGTGGAGGTAATACACTGACAGAACCACCACTTGGTAGCACAGTGGTCTGGGCATCCACCCTGTCGGTAAGCTCAGCAGCCGACTTGGTCGTCGGTTCGTAACCTTTCGTACTACCGTCAAGACATAGCGGAGCCAGGTTCATAGACGTGTCGCTGGTCAACGCAACGGGCGAGTCTGACGCAAGGATGTCGATGCTTGCCGTATTGCGAGCCGCTGTGCCAGCTATGGATTCCGCTATCCTTTGCGTCACGTACTCACCTGGGCGCAATTCCTCAGCCGCAGTGGTAGTGACGATGCCTAAACAGGTTCCAGTGCCTTCGATAGACCTTGTCATAGCCAGTTGCTCAGAGGGGCGCACCCCCGCGTCTACCGTGCCCACACCCTCAACCGGCTCGTTTGTGCGTAGGCTATCGACCATATCAGGCGTGAGTACCACCGCTGACATAGACACGATTCCCACACTCGCGTCCTGAATTCGTTTCCTCATCTCGTCGGTCACAGGCACCCATCGAGTACCGCACGGCGTACGCACGATCTGTCGATTATCTCCATTCGTGTGCGTAATCTCTTCCTTGTAGCAGTTGATTTCGGCCAGCGTGCCGTCCTTGTTCAGCCGACCCGTTGGCAGACCGTCTTTCAATTCACTCATTTGTCTCTCCTTTGATTCCTAAGTATTCACGCCACGGAACTTTCTTGTCATCGACCTTGAAGCCCCATGTACCACGCTTCTTCCACGTGATGAACAGGGTCCACACTCCATCGTCAGGTACTCCCACTATTCGGTGGAATTCGCCGAACTTGAGGCTTGCCGTAGTGCCTTGAGTGCGGAAGTAGAAATGCGTACGGCAGCGCGCTGGGCAGTCTTGGACCTCCCGTTCCTCCCTGTACCAGCTGCGCAGAATGAAGGTCCGCACGTTCCACGGATGATCGTGCAAGTGAAGATCAGGGTCCGGCATGCGTATGCAGTGGACACGAATGCTCGGCAGCAGGGTCTTCCACCAGCGCTTCTCGTCATCGCCGGTCGGATAGGGGTTGAACAGCCAATAGCGCTCCATGTAGAGAGCGCCCTTGAGCCTGATGTGACTGTACGGCCGCCGCTGCGTCTTTTGGATCAACCAGTCGGCAACCATCGGACGAGCCAGTGTTCTTGCGAGAATGTTCCAAAGCATAGATGCTCCTATAGGGCGTAACGCTCACGGATGAACCATAGAGGTCCCAGGTGGAAGACCCAACTCCAGACCTTGCGGCCGTCGTGTCCATCGTAGTCGTAAATGACCAGGCGAGGGCGACTCCAGTTCCTGAGCCTTTTCGACAGGCGGAGGTCCCACATGCTCAGATCAAAAATCGAATCGTTCGCACGGGCTTTGGCCTCGCGGTCATCGGTAGAAGTGCCTGCACCACGCATATCCGTTACGACGATCACGAACTGGGCGTCGGTCACGATAACCGATTCGCCCATGCCTACCTTGATCGACTCCCGCACCGTGTCGTCAACGCTGTCGGCAAGTTCGCTGATCACGTCATCGGCTTTCTTGTTGGGATGAGAATAACGAGCACCGATCCAGAATGGTGCAGTGGTGTCGATCTTGATACTGGTGCAGAGCAGGCGTTCGATGTTCAATTCGCCACGAAGATACGATTCACGGATCGAGGTCAACCGTTCGGGGCTGTTGCGTCCTGGCACGCGGATATGAGTGAGCTTCATTTCCTCTCCTTTGATTTACTGATGTAGGTGACGAAGGTGTAGTCGACCGATGCAGAAACGGACCGCTTGCGCTCGCTGCAACGCACAGCTTCCCATTGGAGTGGATCGATCTCAGGGAAGAACGTGTCGCACTCGTAGGTATTGTGGAGGTGAGTGACGATCAACTTGTCGGCCATCGGCAAGGCTTGTCGGAAGATCTCGGCGCCACCTATAATGAAGATGTCAGAATCGTCCGCGTCCTTGATAGCCGCTTCGATAGAACCATAGAGGAAGCTACTGGTCGGATTGCGGGAAACCACTAGGTTCTTACGCATAGGCAAAGGCCTGCCAATCGACTCAAAGGTCTTGCGGCCCATGATGATCGGATGGGTGAGCGTAGTGTTCCTGAAGTGCATCATGTCCTCAGGAACGTTCCACGGCAACTTGTTCTTGAAGCCGATGCCGCGCTGCTCGTCCATCGCTACGATGATAATGATGCTTGGTTCCATGATAGCTCCTTAGACGGCGACCTGGGCTTTGATGGCCGGATGTGGATCGTAGCCGACGATCTCGAAGTCCTCGAACTTGTAGTCAAAGATCGATTCGGGCTTGCGTTTGATCACCAGCTTCGGCAGCGGTTTGGGGGCACGCGACAGCTGGAGTTCGACCTGTTCCATGTGGTTGGAGTAGATGTGTACGTCACCTCCGGTCCAGATGAATTCGCCCGCCGCCATACCCACTTGGTGGGCGATCATGTGAGTCAGCAGCGCGTAGGAAGCGATGTTGAACGGCAAACCCAAGAAGACGTCACACGACCTCTGGTAGAGCTGGCAGTCCAGTGCGCGGCGCGGAACGCCCTGATCATCGAAACGTGCGTGTGCCAACTCGACGGCGTCTTTATCATCACCGCGTAGCGCCTCCGACCAGTCGAGACTACCTCGATAAGCAGTAGGATTCGGGCTGAGGTTGTCACGCTCAGACAACGACAGCTCGCGCGTGTAGAACTGGAACAGCGCGTGGCAAGGTGGCAGCTTCATGCGTGGAATGTCGGCCACGTTCCATGCACTGACAATTAGGCGCCTGCTGTCCGGGTTGGTCTTCAGCTGATTGACGACCTCAGCAATTTGGTCGATTGACTCATGCTCGACAGGCGTACCTTCCGTAATCAGCTGCCAGCCTTCGTTATCGCGGACCTCGTATTGGGTACCGCTGTCTCTCACCGCAACGATGTTGCCCGGCCACGAACGCCACTGATAGCCATAGATGGGACCGAGCTCGCCATTCTCGTCTGCCCACTCGTCCCAGATTGACACGCCGTTCTGCTTTAGGTACTCGATGTTGGTCTGCCCGGACAGGAACCAAATCAGCTCATGGATAATCGACTTCAGGTGGAGCTTCTTGGTCGTGACCAGCGGAAAGCCGTCTTGCAGATTGAAGCGTGTTTGGTAGCCGAAGACCGACTTGGTGCCAGTGCCGGTGCGGTCGGCCTTGAACGTACCGTTGGACAGTACGTGACGCATGAGGTCGTGGTATTGTTTCATTTGTGTTCCTTGTTGGCGTTGTAGATGAAGGACGGACGCTTCGATTTGATCCAGCGCCCTTCGACCTGGACGGCGTCTTCAACGTCGTCAAAGTTCACACTGTCGGTTGCCACTGCGTAGTTGACCTGGCAGCCTGCTACTGTTGTGTCCCCGATCTCGACGTACCAATTGGTTGAGCGACCGTTCGGCCGGATACCAAGCGTGGCCTCCGCTGTCTTGATGGCCGTCAGCGTACCCCAGATGGCCTTGTACTGCAAACCGTCTGGAGCGTAAAACCAATTCTCGGTGGTGATGAGTACATTCTTTCCAACATAGCTCTCGTTCACTTAAGGCTCCTTATTTGGGAATGACGATCAGGTTGACGGTCCAGTGGAAATCGAAGTAATGCGATTCTGAAGGAGCCGTAGTGTTCGGCCGAACGTACACGGCTTTCACAAGCACGTCGTCCCAGTGGTGTCTCGGATCTTCCTTGGCCGGCAACTTCAAGGACAGTGCCACTGCGCTGTTCATGAGACGCTCAAGGGCATTTATCATGTGAGGAACGACTTCCTCGGCCGAGAGGTTGCCACCGCGGCCGTAGCCGATGACGAGCTCGCGCACATCCGAATGACCGATGTTGGTGGGAGAAGACGCGTACCACACAGACAGCGGACTCAGCGAGCGCAGAACGCCGTGTTTGGCAGCCCACTCGGCAACAGCTTTGGTCGATAGTTCTTGGAAAGTCATTTCGGCTCCTTGTTAGGGTAGTAGAAGCGGCGTGAATACGGCAAGATGGTGAGCATGATCGCATCGACGCGCTGCTTGATCTCGGCTATCTTGCGACGGTATTCCTCGACCTCAGGTCCACTCAAGATGAGACGCGCAAAGCCGGGACTTGCCAGTTGGTCTTGCATATGCAGTACTAAGGCAGCGCCGACTGCTTCGAGACCTTTTGGGCGTGGTGCATAATGTTGAATGCACCGCTCGATGTAGGCCTTATAGGCCTTCGACTTGTAAGAGCCCTTGAGTCGATCACACAAAGCCTCTCGGAGCTGACGCTGGAAGCGCCGTTCCATCACGTCTACTTGCATACTTCCTCCACTGTCGTGACGCCGCGATCAACCAGATAGGCCCATGCCATCTCTCGCGACCAATCGAACAAAAAGTTCTGCTGCGGGCATCCCCATTCGCCTGACTCGTAGTAGAGGGGCAGTGCGCAGCGCGCAACCTCCATGCCGCGTACGATGTAGGATGGAGGACCTTCGTAGGTTGTCCAAGGCGTAATCAGCGTCACGTCCTGTACTTCCCGTGGAGACTGCGGGTCGGACACTACTAGCTCAAATCGGTGCCCACCTTCGCGCAGCATGTGCCGGAGGGCAAAGAATACTGGAGTGTTCTCGTACAAGAGTTTCCAGCGAAAACTCGCGTCATCGAACGGAGCGTACTTCAGGCGCTTTGCGGTCTCATCGAACATTCCCATAGACCGGGAGCTGTGAATCATGAACTTCAGGTAGTCAGGTGTCATTCAGGCCTCTTGCAGGAATCGGGATCGAGTGTGTGCGTGCCGCACTCAGGGCAAGGAAGTCTCGACACGAATGCGACCTGAGTGCCGCTGAATTTCGTGTGCGAGACAAACGCATGGCCCTTGATGCACCGAGTCTCCACTTCAGGAAGACCTTCGCTCTCCGACCAATCCTCACTCGTCGTCTTTGGTTTTGTCACGATTGGCTTTCGCATAAGAGATCGAACGTTCCATCAGCTTGACGATCGGCTCAGGCAGCTTCTTCTTCACCATGTAGAAGGCAAAGCATTCGGCGAACAGCTCCTTGAAGTTGACCGTCGCGTAGTCTGACACGATAGGCGCCAGCTCTTTGTGGCTGATATTGCGGACCGGCCAGACCTTCGCCACCTCGTCCTTCATGTCGGCCTCGAACAAGATGTCCAAATCCTGTATCGATAAGCCGTTGACCTGTTGGATCGTGCGGATCAGCCACTTGAACGCCAGTGCGTCCTCTTCATCGAGACCGCGCTTGAAGTCAGACGGAGGTTCCTCGCCACCGATCAAGGCGTCCAGTAACTGTTGTGACTTGTCCTTCTTGATCGTGTCCACGCGAATCGACGTGTTGAACAGCTTGAGCCAAGAAGCGTTCAGCTTCTTGGCAGGCTTGCAGTAGTCGAGGTGCAGATTGTGCCCGAGCTCGTGATACCACACGTACTGATACTCGGAGGCAGGCATGATCTCGGGGCGAATCTGAATACGCTTCGGTAGCTTCTCGTTCTTCGACTTCAGAAACCTCCCTGCGAACTTCTCGCCGTTGTACGGCAGGACTTCAAAGATCATATTGTCGAGGAGGAACAGCAGATCTTGTCGCTTGAGGCGTTCGGCCACCTTGTCCATCGATTCTTTGAGGTCTGCCAGCACTTGCTTATCCGGCCGATAGAAGAAGTGCACGTCCCCGAACTTGTCGTGGGTCAGTCGCTTTCGATGCAACGTACCCACGTCGTAGCCATAGACCTTGCCGGGGTGTGGGTCAGAGCCCAAGTTCAGCACCACGTCAGAGAGGGCCACCGTCATAGTGTGGCGAAGACCCTGAACGTGGCAATCCTTTTCCAGTACAGCTTCTACCGACCTCGAGTCGGAGTCTGCCAAGGCCTTGAACAGATAGTCCTTGCCTTGGTCTTGCTTGGCGATACCATAGTCGCCTTTGCGCATCTTCATTCGATACCCCTAAAGAAAAAGCCCAGCCCTGTTAAGGACCGGGCTTTGGTTGGCAGCTGCTTAGTGTGCGGCCACTTCGACTTGCACAGCGACCGGCGGCGTGGCGACTTCTGTGAAGGCGACGGTTTCCGGTTCGGTAGAGGCTTCGATTTCGGCCAGCTCCACGTCAGCGGCGGCCTCTTCAGCAGAAACGACTTGCGGCTCTGCTACGGGCGCAGTAGTCGACGTTTCCGGTGCGTAGGTGGTGAAGATCACCTGGTACATGTGGCTTCCGTAGAAGACACACGGGTAGACGCCGAGGAACTCGTTCCAGTTCACGTGTACGGGAGCGCCCTCGATTTCGATCTCGAACGTGAAAATCGACTTGCCACTCTGTTCCGACGACGGCGAGAACGCAGCAATCAAGGCGTCGCGCGTGATGCCCTTCTCGGAACGGATGAACAGCGAATGCTGAACCGAACGAGGGGAAGTTCCAGGCGACTGCTGATACGACGAGACGGCCTGCGCCAGATACTCGGCGTCGAGGACCGAAGGCAGGTCTGACGACGGAATGAGCTTCACGATCGGACCTGCGTTGTCCGTGGAATCGCTGCCGTAGTCGTCTTTCTGGAGTTCTTGGCCGTCGGATTGAGTGCCGTCATCGTCACCCAGGTCTTCTCCGTCCTCGATGACCAGCTCATCTTCATCGGAGTTCAGATCGAGGGCGTCTTCGCTGTCGGAGTTGCTGATAGCCAGCAGGTTCATCAGACGGGCTTCCAGTTCCGGGTCGACCATATGGAACTTGCGCTTGTTCAGGAAGCGGTCGATGTCGCAGCTCAGAACGTTGTTGTTCTCGTCGGCATACACGACCTGTGCCGGATACTGCTTGCGCACCTTTTCGGGCAGAGCCATGTTGGTCAGGAACAGGAAGCGCGCTTCGCGGCCGTCCTCACGGACGAAGATGGAACCGGGGGTCAGGAAATCCAGATCAGCAATGTTCATTTAATCCTCATAGGGTTAGGGTAATTACGGACTTTATTTACTAGTGCGCGTGTCGCACTCTAGAAAGGACCCGGCTGCGTCTGCCAGCAGGTGATACCACGTTCACGCCACATCGCAACGGTCGAATCGCGGTCTTCGATGACCAGCAGGATGCGGTCGAGCGAGTAGCCAGCCTCTTCGATCAGGCGGGGCTTGAGCACAGTGTCGTGCTCCTTCTCACTGTCGAGTGGACGCATCAGCAACTTGGACTGATCGATCTGAAAGCCGAACAGCTCTTGCAGCTGCAGGGTCGTGTACTCGCGGCAAAGCTCAGAACGGCCGGTGACGAACAAGTATTCCAGAGACTGGGTGTCTCGTACCATGTCGAGGAACATCCCATACACGACATGCCCTGCCGGAATCGTCTTGTCCGTGTGGTACAGATTGTCGTATGTCTCGCGGTCGCCATTCAGGAAATGTGGGAGACGCTCCTCCGAATCTACGAGACACCCATCGATGTCCAAGATGATCAGGTTCTTTTGGGTTTGGGTGATCTGTACGTGGTTCATTTATGGCTCAGGGTAACGAACTCGGAACGAGTTTCGGGATTGCGGAAAGCGCCGCCGACCTTGGACGTCACCGTATCGGAACAGGCGTCTTCCACGCCGCGCGTTTTCACGCACATATGTTCGGCTTCGATGATGACGGCAACGTCTTCGGTTTCCAGAATGAAGCACAGGGCGGCGTGAATCTGTGCGGTCAAGCGCTCCTGCACTTGCGGGCGGGCAGCAAAGAACTGCACGATGCGATTCATCTTCGACAAGCCCAAGACCTTGGCGCCCGGAATGTACGCCACGTGAGCCTTGCCGATGATGGGCAACAAGTGGTGCTCACACGTCGAATTCAGCGTGATGTTGCGCTCGAGCACCATCTCGTCCACGTGCATCTTGTTCTCGATGACCGTGCACTTAGGGAACTCATCGTAGTTGAGCCCCTTGAAGACCTCGTTCATGAACATTTTCGCCACGCGCGTCGGCGTCTCGCTCAGGCTGTCGTCGAGCAAGTCGAGATGCAGTTCCTCCATTATGGCGTGCACATGGCGTTCGATACGACTCAGTCGGCCAGCATCGTACTGAGCGTCCTTTACGGAAAGAGCGAGAGACTGCGGCACCTGCAACATCGGCGTTTCGATGCCGAGCTGCTTCAGATGCTCGTTGACCAGCTTGCCCAGTTGAGGGTCGTTCTTCATGTTGTTCCTTTCAGGCTAATGCACAGATGGTGTGCATCTGAATAGACAGACGCAGATTGTTTTTCAGCGCGTACGCGGCTGCGTAGCGGTAGTTGGCGGCCGTCTGCTCCTGATCGACGAGCTCAGCGTCCCATATGCTGGAGACTTCGCCTTCATAGGGCTTCCGGTAGACGGTCATTGGCGAAACCATCACGATCTTGTGACTGCGCAGCGCCCACTCAGGAATCGTGTGATGCGCCGACTCCGGATCGGCAGAGATCACGAACTTGTATGCGTGCGCCCACCACTGGACCTTCTCAGGCACTTGCGGGTACTTCTTGAGTCGCTCGTTCGCCTTTGGGCTGACGATGAACTCCAGTCGGTCGTCGCCAATCAAGCCCATGTGCTCGGCCTGCTCGAAGAACTTCGGCTGCGTGCCGTTCGTTTCCACTTGGATAGCAGAGAAATGGCACAGGGCTTTGGTGATCAGCGCCAGTACATTGGCTTGCAGCGTGGGCTCTCCGCCAGTGATGACCAAGATGTCTGAGGGGGAGTAGCCCTTGACCCGCAGCAGGACCTCGAGCACGGTGTCGATGTTCAGAATCGAGGCCTTATCGAATTGGAACGACGTGTCGCAAAACAAGCAGTGGTCGGTCTTCGATCCGTAGTTGCATCCCGCGAGACGAAGGAAGACCGCGGGCTGTCCGGCCCGTGTTCCTTCTCCTTGCAGCGTACGGAACCAAGATGTCACGCGTAATCGATTGTCCATGAAGCGGTAGTCACGGGCACTGATATTGCGGTCTTGGTTTTGAACTTGGATGGGTATCATGGCGCTTTCACCTTCGAGTTGAAGACCCGGTCGTTGTAGCACAACCGGGATTGCATACGAATGAAGGACTTGGGGAGCCCTTCCTCTACGTTATTTACGTAGTAGTCGTACAGCTGCTTCGTCGTCGGAATGTTGTTGTACTTGGGGATCTCTACTGAGACCTCGTTCGGCATCAGCGACTTCGGATCCGGCATACTAGTGCGCGTCCAGATGCCGGAGCCTTTTGTGTAATGCCATCCGAGGATAGGCACACCTGCCGCGTGCAGATATGCCAGTCCGGAGACCACAACGAGAAATTTGTGCTTGCGCTTTGCTTTCTCGATGTTGTGGACTCCGATTGCGAGGTCGACGTTGCCCGAAGCCCATTTGCGGAACTCCGGTGACAGCGATGGATACCCGTAGACGTTCTTTGCTTTGAGTACCCTCATTTCTTCCCTTTCTTGGTTGACATGCCGTGGAATTCCTCATAGCGCATGATGGCCTTCGTCACGTTGGCCTCGGCCTTCTTGTGCTGCTCGTTGACCTTCTGCGCCGCAGTGAATAAGCCCTTGTCCTCCTTGTTCTTCCGCATGAACTCTTTCAAGGCTGGGCCGTGCTTGGTCCACGCCCTGTCGAAGCCCTTGTCCATGTCGCAAACGAAAGCAAAAAGCATGCGGTAGAGAGGCCACAGGGCCTTGCGCGGCTGAATGGTCAGCAGCAACTCGTCCAGAGGCAGCTTGCCATTCAAATACATCTTGGTCATAGACGCAATGATCTCGGCCAATCGACGTTGCACGAACAGCGTATGGATTGCGTTGGCGTCCTGCGACATACGATAGACTTGTGCATCGCCAGCCAGATTGCAGACCGGGCAGTTGCACGCCAGCCCGAACGGAGCGGCGAGGGTCTCCAACGGACCTGCCGATACTTGGTCCTTGCGGCTGATGATCGTGCCCCTTGTCCAGAACGACAGGCTTGCCTGACTGTACGTCGAGGAGTCCGCAGTGATGAACGGCGCCGTCTCGTTCAAGGTCAGAATGTTGTAGAGCGCGATGTGCAGCGGGCTCATCGTCCCCAGAATGTGGAACCGATCATATACACCCTTGGAGCGGCACAACACATAGCACATGTTGATGACCGAGGCCGTTACCGAAGTCAACTGGTTGTCGTAGTTTGCTTGACCGATACCGCCCATAGACAGGCCGGAGCCCACCTTGTGCTTCAGCACGTAGTCGAGGAACTTGGCGCGATTCTCCAGTGTCAACCCGTGCGACACATCGTAGAGCTCGCAACCACTTCCCTTGATCTTCTTCGAGATGTACTCGTTGTTCTTCAGCATGACCTTGCACATGCGGAGGAACCAGTCGGTGCCCTGAAGGTGGCGAGGAACCGGAATGTCCATGCCGATGCCTATGTTTATCTTCTTCGCGTAGAAGTGCGAGACCTCATCGAGGTCCATGAACTCGGTCACGCCCTTCGACAGCTGGAAGCCACCTGAGTCAGACACCACATGGACCTTACCGTTGCGCCGCACGTAATCCGAAGTGGCCAGACGTTCCGGCGTGACCATCATCATGTTGTACCCGGCTTCGAGCATGAACTCAGGGGCTGTAAGCGGCGACAGATGCGTGGCCCGGTCGAACTCGAAGTCAGGAATACCGAAGGTAGCACCGTTGCCGCGACCCACGAACACTGTCTTATCCTTGAGGTAGATCGTGTGCAGACCCTTCACTCTCTCGGACGTGTAAGGCTTCTTGGGTGTGCCGTAACGTACTCCGAGGAAGCTGTTCAGCGCCATCGAGTTGACGGCGGCCGGCATCAGAGATACGCGAGGGTTGACCGACTCTTTGTTCAGCAGCTTGTCGAGTGGAAGGCAGTCAGGTTTCAAAGTCAGCCTCGTTCGATGTGATGTAGTCGGGAGGCAAGGCCGGAAGGATCTCGCTCTTGCGATCTTCGTCGTAGTGGTCGCCGGACTTCATGGCGTTCACCAGCTCGCGTAGCTCTCTGGTCTGGAGTGGATCAACGTTGTATTGCTCTTGGGCGATGCCGAGCTGGCGGAAGATACCCCACCGGCGCAGGCAGACAACGCAGCGACCGCAGTTACCGGCCTCACCGGACAGGCAACTGCTGCTGTGCTTGATCTGCTGTTCCGTGATGCCGTTCTTCAACGCCCACTCGACAGCGCGCAGCTTGTTCATTTTGGCTTCCGCCAGAGGAAAGCGAACCTGGACGTTCGACTTGAACGGAGCCAACACGTAACCGAGCGTCTCGTTCATGAGCTCTACGAACGCCCAGTTCTTGTCGGTGGCACTGTCGTGGGTTTCGCCTTGGAGTGCACCCATCCAGATTTGATCGGGCAGATACATGCAGGCAGCCGCAGTGGCCAACAGCATGTTGCGCCCCGGGATGTAGATGTTGCCGGAGGCCGACCCTTCTTTGGACTTCAGTTGGCCGTCGATGTCCACGTTCAGCCACGGCAGATCGCGCTGAATCACGTAATCAGGGAGAGCCGCGATCTCCTTGGCGGCATACTCCTGGCCGATGTTGTAGAACACGCAGGTAACGGTTGCGTCCGGGTAGTTGACCTCGGCGTAACGCTTCATGATGAGCGAGTCGAGGCCTCCGCTGTATAAGATGAGGATATTCATTTAGATTGGCTTGCTATTGTTAGAGGTTTGGTTCCTGAAAAGGCCGCGATCGCCTTCGACCACGTGATCGATTTCCTCGTGAGGGAAGACGATCCAGTCAGAAGTGGTCATACCTGCAATATTTACTCGACTGCGGATGGACTCATCCACGTTGTTATCGAGCACCGCAGGCACGAACTCGGCGCTTACGTGGCTCCCATAGTAGGCTGCGTGTGCCGTCAGAACCTTGGTCAGCGTGCGTCCCTGCGCCACCACGTCTTCCAGATAGACGAACACCGCTCGGTCATCGTTCGTCAGGTCATCCCACGTTGGGTGCTGCACTCGCATCGGGTGCGGCGAAGCCATAGGGAAGACCACTCCGAGAGGCAGTGCCATCTTGTAGGCTACGAGCTGGCCGAACGTCAGGCCGCCCCGGGCGATAGCGAACAGGAACAGCCTGTCGGCCTTGATCTGCTCGGCGTATTTCACTCGGAGTTGTTCAACCACGTGGTTGGCAACGTCCTTCAGTTGTTCGTAGGTGAGGTAGACTTTCATAGTGGGTACGTGACATTCAATCCGAAGTTGGCGGCCGGCGTGTTGTAGCTTTCCACCCAGCGCACGATCTCGTTGTAGTTCGCGAACATTGTCTCATAACCGGCCGCACTGAATTCCTTGGGGTGCTTAATCGCGAGCTCCTGCACCTTCAAGGCCTTGCACAGCGCATTCAGAGTAGCCGAATCGGACAGCTTGTCGGTCTCGACGTGAATGACGTTCGGCAAGGCGTGCACCAATCGTTTGTGAACATCGAGACGACGAAGCATACGGCGTGCGTAGTCTTCTGGCATCGCCAGCTTAGTGGTCTTGCGTGCTTCCTCCTGTTCCGGGCATGGAGCGAAGATGCCAGTGTAGTCGCAGGCAAAGTTGCTGCACAGCCACTTGACCAGGTCCGAAGGCATGAGGTTGATGGTCACGTCGAAGCCTTTCAGCACGGCATCCATCCACAGGTCGTTGGGAGCTTCCACGTCGCCCATGAGCGTGACGATTTGGGTCTTCACCACATAGCTGAACTCGCGGTATCGGTTCAGCAGCGTCCTCAGGTAGTAGATGTGCTGATCAGTCAACACTTCCTCGTAGTGGCATTCCACGTAGCACATGGAGTGGTGCCGCGCCACGGGCAGGAAGGAAGAACCGCTGAAGTCCTTGAAGTGCGGATGCGTGCGGAACAGGATGGCGTGCTCTGGATCGAACGGCTTCACAGCTTCGTACCCGAACTTGTATCCGTGGAACGACCATCCGTGGAAGTACTCACCCAAGTGCTTCTCGCTGCCAATGGTCAGCGTGCGGCCCAAGGCCGTGTTTATCGCGTCTTGCAGGGACTTGCTTCCCGTACGCTGCATGCTCAGGATATGGACCTTCATGTCAGAACTCCAGAATGAATTTGTTTCCGTCCCACGACGGGAAGCCTTTGGCACAGACGTTGTACTTCTCGACGCAGTACTCTACCGTCATCGAAGGCGTCATGTGGCCTCGGATGTCGAACGAAGAGGCCAGCCGTTCTTCTCTAGTAGCGGCGTCGATGATGCGCCACTTGAGGTCCGAACCATTGTGCAGAGTGTTGAACCGAATGTGGTAGGTCCTCATCTGATCGGTGACGGCCTGGACAACGATTTTGGCGGCTTCCTCAAAACGCGGTTCGTCCAGATACTTGTTGAACTGCAGATCGGGAGTACCGACGTACGGCTGGAACAGCTTGTTGGTGTCCTCGAAACGGCCTTCCTGAATGGTATTCATGAACACCGTGAAGACCTTGTTCTCTCCGTCGGCCTCTGCCGCACTGAAGTAGGCAACGCGAGTGTCGTTCGTCGGATTCACGAAGTCCACGACTGTCCACTGATTCTTGACAGTCAGCGCTGCGATATGTCCCAGTGCGTAAGCCTGCTTGATGCGGTCCACTTCCGTGAAGCCCAGATGGGAAGTCACCGTGGACCGCGCCCAGTCGGCGTTGATGTGTACAGCGTTCAGAAGTGCGGCCACCTTGCGAGCCAGCGTGGTCTTGCCCGAACCCGGAAGGCCGATGATAGTGATGATCTTACGCATTTATGCTCCCATGTAGATTGCGCTGTTAGATTCGTGCTCGGAGACTTCAACCGACACGAGCGTGACGCGGTCTCCGTAACCGGCGTCCTTCAACCACTGCTCAGCCACCTGGTAGGTGTACTCGGCGAATTTCTCGCACCCGCCTGCAGGAAGTTCTACCAACCGCAGGACGCCTAGGCGATGACCTTCACGGAACCACTCGATCTGCGGGTCGTCGGAAGCCACGATGGTAGTGTGATCGAACGTATCGGCCAGAATCTGCTTGAGGGACTTGACGCCGCCGAAGTCGACCACCCAGTTGCGCGCGTCCAAATCCTCTGCCGAAAACACGAACCTGAAAGCCAACGCGTATCCGTGCAGAAGACGGCAGTGCGAGTCAGCCCGCCACTGGCGGAAGGCGCAACTGAAACCAGTGGAATGCGGGTAGTGTTTTGTGCTCTGATAGGACATGTCGATCTCCGGTGTAGACAAAAAAGTGCCCGGCAGATCGATTCAATCTACCGGGTAATCACGTCTTATTTACTAGTTGTTCAGCGCCTTCTTGAGCACTCGATCGGCATCGCGTTTGCGGGCCCTGCAATCGGCATAAGGCGTCACGACCTGCTGAATGAACGCCAGAACGTCGGCTTCGGTGTAGGCTCGGTTCTCCATCTTGGGTAGCGGATCGCAATCGCGCAGCGTCTCTTTCGGAATATCGACCTTGGTCTGCTTGGGGACCAGCACTACGTCCTCCAAAGGTTTCTGTTTTGGCGAGTCGTGTGCGCAGCCGGCCAGCAACACAGCTGCGGCAATCATGATGTACTTGATCATTTGTCCTCCGTCATGGTAGTGGTTGCCCCGCCAGCAGTGTCGCTGTGGACAGGGTTAGCAGGATCGCCGCTATCAAATGGAGCAGGTAAAGCAGCAGGGGTCTCATTGGGTTCCTCGTTCACGTTCTCTATGAGGGCGTTGATAGCTTGCACGGTCTCGATGGACAGACCGCAGTGCTGCTGAATCTTCGGCTCTACGCTTGCGCGATAGTCCGAGATGATCTTGTCACGAGCGCGAATTTGTTGGTTCAGGTCCTTCACAGTCTCTACTGCCTGATTGGCTGCGTCCTTCTGGACGGCCTTGATCTTGTCGGCGACTGCTTTTCGTTCGGTGTTGACGAGCGCGGTCAACCCAGTCACGTTGTCTTTCAAGTGATCGACCTCTTCGTTACGGCTGGCGCGACCATCGGTAAAACCCTTCGTGTGCCCAGATGCGTAGCCGTCGGCGTGACCCCAGCTGTAGGCACCGAGACCAAGAGCAAACACTAGGGCGAGTAAGATCCATCCGGCGGACGACGAGAAAAATAGTTTGAGTGTTGAAAACATAGGCGGTTCCTTAGAAGTAGAGGCGTTTGATTTTTCGGATGATCCATTCGGGCATACAGCCGGGGTCCCACAATGTAACGTCGGCCTTCTTCGCGGCCTTGGACGGGTACTCTTCGTGCTTGAACTGAATGTACGGTGATCCTTTCATGGACCACAGCTTGAGGACCTTCACCTTGAACATAGATTCGACTCGAGGCTTAAGCAAGGCCGTTGCTTCCTTGCCAGCACAGTCGCCATCGAACAGTAGGATCAGGCGCTGTACACCAGCAAGTTCTAAGAGCTTGGCTTTGGTGTCGCTCCAGCTCTGCGTCCCCAAAATACAGAGCGCCGGTATGCCAGCAGCAATCAAGCGTAAGGCATCGCGCTGACCCTCAACTAAGACTATGGTCTTCGAGTCGAGCTCTCGCATCAGCTTGATGGAATAGTCAAACGGGAATAGCCCATGTGTCTTGGACCAAGGACCTTTGGCATTGATGTACGAAGGAAAGTCAGGATGCTTGCGAAAGCGTGCCTTGATGTACCCGCGAAGCTCTCCGCTGATGTAGACCGGCAACCACAGACGAGGTTTCAGCAACCCGTATTCCTTGGATCGAATCCGACATACCTTTGCACCCAGGTCGATCAGCAAGTTGGTTTTGATGTCGCGCCACTTCTTGTTCTTTGGTAGGTCTGTGAGCTCCATAGGCTCGTTGACGAAGTCCTCATTGGCGTCCTCCGTAGGCTCGCCTGTTGGCAGCAGATTGAAGTTCGCGAATTCTTCGGACGGCTTCTCCCGCTTGAATGGCTTTAGACCAAGCAACGGGGCAACCTTATCCCAAGGACCTTTTCCGCCACAGCCGTAGCACTTGAGGAAGCCCGGACTCTTGGTAGTCTCCGAAACGAAGACGCGAGCGCTCGGCGTTCTCTCCGAATGGAACGGGCACAGTACGAAGACCGAACCGCTCTGTTCCTTCTTAGGTCCGGCGTATTGCTGGAGCTGGGTTCGTACGAAGTCCAGCTTTGATTGAGTCTCAACGTAGTCCATGATCTATGGAAGGAAGTTCAGGGTCCTTGTAGAGGATGAGCTCTAAGGCATTGCACGCCTTCATAAGGCCCCATTTAGTGGAGTGCCTTTGAGTCAGCCTCCACCACTTGGAGCACAGGGCTAACGACGGAACGAACAGAGGTCGCTTCGTTAGCGTAGGCATAGCGTACACGGAGTAATTGAATGCCTTCATGGCCTGAAGCGTCTTCTTGTGGTCGAATGTACTCCACACGAGTTGAGCACTCCCCGAGTTCGAGTCCAAAAGGACCGACACGTAGAGAGGTTCGTTAGACGCCATTAGGTAGAAGGCACCGCTCACGGGATGGTCATCGACTCCCGTGTTCAGAATATTTACCGTAGCGGCGTATGTAGCCGAGTCGAAGCGTTTCAGCAGCTGATGCAGCTTGTAGAGCTGCCGAGCATCTGCGTACTGCGCGTCCAACGTGGACAGTTCCTCAGCCAAATCGTGTCGAACGACCCAGCTGTCGGATAGAACGGTCATGCGTTTATATCGTTGGGGGATCAGGACCTCAACGGGCTCGGTGTCGAAGTATTCGACGAAGCTGCCGTTGTACCGACCACTCACATGATGGCCGGATTTCTTGGAGAGAGTGGTCAGCTCTGGCAAAACCAGCTCAGCCACCGGCCTCTCTGATTGCAGGACAAGGGAACCTAAAATGGTCATTAGTGTGCTCTCTCAGTTTCCCATTCGACGTGCTGTCCATGAAGATCAGCACCGAGTCGAACAGCGATTTCGATTGGATTGGCGACATCAGCACCGCCATGAAGTTCATCCATTATGTAGTCGACTACGTCTTTGGCTACGCTGATGTCGGACACTTGGACATTGCAGACCAAGATCTCGCGCATGTACACCAAGTAGCGTGAACTCTGCTGGTGCATTGGAACCTCAGCCAGCGAGATCTGGACTATCAAATTGTCTAGGCACGTCAGCCCAAGTACATAGACCTGGGCGGCGTGCGTGTCCAGTATGGACCAAGTGCAGTCATCGAAAGCCTGTATTACGTAGCGACTTTCGAGGTCTTGCATTTCTTCTCCTCGTAGACTGGTTTGATTGCGGCTTTGATTTGCTCGTCCAGCTCCGAGATTCCGAGCAGCGGATACTTCTTCTGGAGGTAGGCTCGCATCTTCTTGTTGCGCCACGGCTCGAAGATTTGCTTGACCACCTCCGCGCGCGTTCCCTCTAGCAATCCGTCTTTCTCTGCCTCATCCACTGAAGACAGCAACGAAGTCACCAGCTGCGGAATGCTCCAATCCCACTTGTACGTGTTGTCGTCACGAGCACCCACTTCGATTTCGATTTCAGGCTCGACGCCGAACTCCACGTTGAACTCCTCGGCATAGACCTTGGTCACACCATAGGTCGACGCGTATTGCAGGATGTGGATGAACGGCAGGATCATCGGGTAGATGACGCTGAAATAGTTCGCGTCGTGAACCACTCGATTGTAAGGCACGCGCAGAGCCCATTCGTCGTACTCGATGCCGAGGATCTCGCAGAACTTCGGCAGCTCCTTGTAGTAGAGCTCGATGATTAGACGGCCGGCCTTGATACCGATCTCCGATGCAAAGCCTTGGATCGGTGCGTTGGAACCCCTGCGAGCCTGTTTGTTGATGATCGTCCTGTCCCCAGTCATCGCAGCGTACAGGCGACGGACACGGCCAATAGGGGAATACACGTAGTACTTCTCGACCGCCAGCTTCTTCATCTTCTCGGTCCACGCTGCCGACTTCTTGAACTCCTTGAACAGCTTGTCCAGAATGTCTTGCGCGTACGGCGTACGATCCTCGGCCATCAGCGCCTTCAGCTCTTTCTCGGCCTTGGCGATGTCCTGGGCGGTCGCGTCCTTAGCACCGATGCGCTTCATCAGAGCCTGCCGGTCGCCCATCTTCGTGTCTTCGCCGAGCGTCTCTGCACCCTTGGAATAAATGGCTCCGAAGATAACGGCCTTAACGGCGTCACGCAGCGGGTGATCCTTGTCGACCTGTTTGTTGAAGAAGCGCTTGACGTTCAGAATGTGCAAGTCGCCTTTCTCTTTCACGGCCTTGCGGTTCTCGTCGGACGGATTCTGAATGAATGCCTGCCGGAGTTTCTGGCCGATCTTGAAGATGCCTGCCAGCACTTGATCCTTACCGACGTACGACCAGACACGAACTTCGTGTGCCGAATAGTCGAAACGAACCAGCAGCGTGCCCTTGCGCGCCACGAACATCCGCTTGATGATCTTGGCCAACTTGCCGCGCGAAGGAATCTGCTGGAGATTTGGATTCTTACTGTTGAGGCGGCCTGTCGTCACGTCGAAGAACGAGTAGTCAGCCCTTAAGTGCTGGTCCTCGATCGAGTCCCTGTTGGAACGCAGTTTCTTCAACCACCCCTTGGCATAAGTGGACATCAGCTTGCCCAACTTGGCGTATTCGCCGTATGCCGCAACCACGTGGTTGCGGGCCTCCATCTCTGCAACGAACGCTTTGTCCACTGACTTCTCGCCCTGTTTGGTCTCGTTGACGGGCTCCATGCCCATCACATCGAAGAACAGGGTACGCAAATGGTTGGGCTTCGTCATGGACAGCGCCCACTTGGCGGAGGCTTTGGCCTTGCCGAACAAGCCCTTGGCCTTCATACCTGACTCGCCGAGGATGCGTTGATTGGCTTCTTGTACCTCGGGGAACTTCCTGAACTCGGCGGCCAGTCGTTTCATTTCCGTGCGCAACGGCGACTCGGTCGAAACCAGATGCTTGAGGTATTTGATGTCGACCAGCGAACCGTCCTCACGCAGATGGGACAGCATGTGCGCCGTATCGCCCATCTGGTCGATCATGTGACGAATGAAATACGGCTTGTAGTTGCGACCCTCGATGTCGAACTTGGAGGCCCGTCGAATCTGCTGGTGGCGAATCTTCAACAGCGACTGCACGTCCATTGCGCCGTACTTCTGGAAACCCTTATCGGTAGGTTTGACCGCAGCGATAGTTGAACGGTCTTCCTTGCCGAAGTCCGCCGTGTAGTAGTAATCGCATTCGTACGAGCACAAGACCGCAGCCAAGTTACCGGGCTTGGAGTTGAAGTTGGCCAAGTCGGAAATGTTCTCGTCCAGCTCGTGCTCGCCTGCTGTGATCTCCCACACGTCATGCCAGATGATCGCCAGCTTCAGGCAGCGACGAATGACCCTTAGGTCGTACATGATGTTGAAGCCCACCAGCAGCTTCTTCTGCTTGGATCGGAAGAGCTTGCGCAGACGCTGCTTGATGTACTTGCGTTGTTCCTTTGTCCAGCAGTCTTGCAAGGGGTGATCGATTGGGATCACATACCCGTACTCGGGGCTCGATTCCAAAGCGAACTGGATTGTGTAGAGGGCGTTGCCGAGCACTGAGAGGTCGCGCGTCTCCGTGTCGACCGCGATGATCTCCTCGGCCTCTACCTTGTCCATCAGACGATCGAATTTCTCGATGGTGTCGATGTATCGCGGGGTCGGCACAAAACCCTTGAGGGAATGCGGGTGGCGTCCCAGCATCAGATAAGTCAGGTGCCTGCACCAGAAACCCAGGAGGTTTGCGAACTGACCCTGCTTCTCCAGCAAGCGGGAGAAGTCCAGCGTCGAGGTGACCTTGACCTTATGGTCGCCGGATTTCAGTTCGTGCACCCAGCCGCGTTTGTAGGCATGCTGTTCGATCTGAGGCCACATAGCGTGGAAGGCCTCATCGCCCGCGACCAACACATGGGTCGGCTTGAGCTTGCGGATCAGCTTGTGTGCATGCGCGGCGAACTCGTTCTCCATTCCCTTGCGAGCGGAACCTTTCAAGTTCAAGTGACGCTTGCGGTTGAATGGAGCCACGACGTAGGCCGGGCTCTTCATATTCTCGTCGTATCGACGTGCGGTCTCCAGTGCATACTTGAGGGCGTTGACCGCACAGGTGCGAACCGTCTTGTCGCCGAGCATACCTTTTGCCTTGAGGTCTCGACTATCGACGGTCTGCATGAAGATCAAGATCTTGGTCTTGGCCGAGTTCCACGAGGCGCACTTAGGGATGCTCAACTCGTAGGCGTCCTCAGCCTCGAAAGGGAAAGTGAACCGTTGCTCAAGCACGTGTGGACTCCTGTTGTTTAGGCAAAGGCTTTAGGGTGACGATCATGAATTCCCCTGTGCTTGTGTAAGTGACGCGCTGTACGCTACGGACCTTGCGCTCTTGTCCGTCGATCAGTACTGTGGTGCCACCTATGCGCTCGTTTACCGCATGGACGAACACCCGGTTGGCGTGTGCTCGATGTATCCGGTGAATCGTGTCGCGTGTCTGATCTGGAAACACCATATGCTTGAGCTCTATCATTGCGCCTCCAGTTGTTGCAGACGTTGTCGACCTTTATCAGTCAGGAAGACCTGGCACTCACAGAATACACCATCAGCGTTGTACTGAGTGAGGTAGCCTTTGTGGATCAACGTGTCTGTCTTCCTCTTTATGAGACGAACTTCGTCGAAGCCCGAAGCGTTCAGCCATTGACGATAGTAGCCCATGACCGGCCAGATTTCGTGGTCTCCGATGTAGCGAAGGACTTCGACGGTTGGAATGTCTGCGCAGCGAAGACGCGGAATCTCGTAGCGCTTGAGTGGCTTGCAGTGGACCAGAATGGTCTTGTGGAACCCGGGAACGACTTCGATGCGCGAGGTCGAGTAGACGAAGCGTTGGACTCCGTTGATGATGCACGTCGTATAGCTCAGACCTTCGGCGTGATGGTGCTGGACGCGGAAGTGGTTGTCGTCTGTCGGATCGGTGGGCAGCTTGGGTACTACGAACAGGATTTTCATGAGGCCTCCATTAACACTAATATTTACTGCACTTGAGTCGGTACAAACGACAAAAGGTGCCCGAAGGCACCAATTGTGTTGAGGCTTGAGTTACAGCTGGACGCGGCCGCGTGCCACTGCGACCTGTTCGGTCAGCGCTCTCACTCGGCTGGTCAGCTCGAGGAGTCGGCTGTGCATCGGCGAATAAGGCACTGGCTGCGGATCACCGCCGCACTTCAGCTCGTTACTGTCGAACGTGAGGATTGGTTCGATGGACTGGATCAGTGCCTGCGCTTGGGTTTCCAGGTCGTACAACGCACCTGCCAGGTCGTTGAAGGCGCCGTCGATAGGGGAGACCTTGATCTCGGGGTCGCAACACCGCAGCTGCGACATGGACTGGAGGTTGGTCTGGAAAGCCGTGTCTTGCGGTGCAGTAAGCGGAGGCATTGGCGTCTGCTGCATATTGGCCGCGATCTTCCGTGCCAGTTCGTCCATGTCGATGTCGGCCGGTACCTGGACGCCGAAGACCCTCGACTGAACGTCGTCTGCACGTTGATTGGCTGCACGAGCCTTGACGCTGGACGATTTCGTTTTCGGAATGTTCTGCGCGGTTGCGCCGACGATGCTGCCAGTGGTACTGCTGATGCGACCAGTGTTACTGCTGATGCGACCAGTGGTGGCGCCGGTGCCGACGCGAGCGGCAGCAGTGGAGGAAACGGTTTTCAGGCCTTTTACTTTGGTCATGTTCAGATCGCTTTCGGTTGGTTATTGTTTTCGGCCGCGTAGGCGGCCAGCAGTTCTTTGTGGCGGTTGAGGGCCTTGCCGCGATGCATGGCCTCCTGCATCTGCATCGATGCATAGTCGAAGACCGCCACCATTGCCTTCTTGTGCGCAGCTTCCTTGCCCATCTGCTCGTCGTAGTTCTCGAGGTCGATGACGCTGGCGATGCCGTGGCAGGTCCAGCCAGTGTCCAGCACGATCTCGCAGACGATGGCCTTACCTGAAGGCAGGCGCGTATAGGTCGTGGACTGGATCATAGCCTTCACGTCCTCGACGCTGAGCCTCGTGTTGTGGTTCATTCTTCGGTCCTCGTCGTGGTTTCACTGTCTGGGCGCATGTCGCGGGTCAGGAAGCCCGGGCCACCGCCCATGCCATTACCTCCTGGGTAGCCGGAGACGGGCTTGGCGACATCAGAGACCACGTTGGTACGAATCGTGACGTTACGCAGGAACGCGTCCATGCTGGTCTTCACGCCGCTGAGTTCGGCCTGCGCGATCTTGGCATCGATGCCGGCTTCGCGCTTGATCAGGTCGATCTCCTTCTGCTGAGCCGTGGCCTCACGTACGGTCAGTGCGGTCTCACGGGCAGTCAGCTCTTGGTGAGCGCTGAGCTTCGCACGCAGCTGTTCGACCTCTGCTTGCACCGACTTGAATGCAGCTTGGGTGCGTTCGAGCTCCTTCGCTTGCTCATGGGCCTTCTCGATGAAGCTCTTCAGCTCGCCTGCTACGACGCCGTTGAGGTTTTCTGCGATTGCCGCTTGAACTGCTTGGCTCAGATTTTGGGCACTCATTTCTGCTCCTTTAATAGAAGGTGTGTTACGGGTGGGGTTGTGAACGAGCGCGGTCAACAAAATGATAGCTGTTGGCGTAGCTCAATACTGCGAAGAAGCCCTGGCTTGGTACGTGCTCCCAGAAAGTGCCTCTGTAGGAAACCATACCGGAGGGCACTGCTCCCTCCAGCTTCAAAATCTCGTAGAACTCAGTTTCCTTTTCCTTCAGTTCTTCGACGATTTGCTCTTTCATCCAGAAGAGGTTGCCGCCTGTCAGAAAGCTGAGCAGATTCTCAGGAGTAGTGATATAGCGATCCCGAGTACCTAGCTCGAAGCGTGGAATGCAACCGTCTCCGACTTGAAAGAGTCGAAGTTGGGGCCACGTTGTGGTACGCCATTCGGTTAGCTGCGCATTTATGTAGTCTACGTCGGCTGCGGTAAGTGCAAGCATTTGATAGCCTCTATTTGTAGTGGGTTGATGTCCTTAATGGTCGGAGCCTGCACGATCTCCGAACCATTGCGAATGATAAAGGTGGGCGGCTCTTCCTTGAAGCTCCAGCGACTTTGAGGCACCGTGCGCTGGCAGTCCGACGCAGCAAGGAAGCACTTGTCCGGCTCAAGGTTCACGTTGAGGATCAGATAGAAGTCGCCCTTGCGTATGTCCTTGAAGAAGGCCGGCACCCAGTTCCCGGTTGCTGGATTCCAGATGTCGACCGGCCGGTCGTTAGGTCCATCCGGTTCGGTGGACCACTGACGCGCAGGCACGACAGCGACTTCTGTGCTAGGGTTTGTAGGATCGGTACTGCTTGAAACAATCGAGTTCATCTGTGATCCACTCCTTATGCTTGATGAACCGCATGCCGTCGACTATTCCCCACTCTCCACCTCCGTCCTCAAATCGCGGCTCATGGCTTTGAAAGATGCGGACCTGCATGCGAAGACCGCCGACCAAGTGATGCTCAATCAGCTCTTTTGGGTAGTGCACGTCAGCATAGAGGTCCATGTCACTTCCTCTCAGGAACCTTGCTCACGCTTCGGAACAAGTTCGCGGCGTTGCGTGTAGCCTCGTCTGCAAAGGCAATAGCCCAGCGCCATGTCTTGAGGCGGGCGACGTTCTCCGGCGTGTTCTCGACCAATGACCAGTCGTAGTGTGTTCGGAATCGACCTTCCTTGCCGTGAACGCTGAACTCCCAGACGGCTGCGCTAACACCTACGTCTACTACGTCGTAGCAGATCAGCGTGTCCCTGTCGACCATAATGCCGCCACCTGGATCAGTGTCCAGAGAGCGATCAACAGGGTAGAGGCGGTCAGATGTGAAGATGTACTCCATCAGGCCTCCGTCTTCTGCTTCGCTGCGGCCTCTGCCGCCTTCTCGGCGGCCATCTCCTCGTCGCTCAGAACCTTGATGCCCCGGAAGACCGCATTGTGGCGGAGCTCCTCGAAGGAGAATTCGGTCTTCAACGAAACGCACACGCGATGCGTCAGCTTGATCAGGTTCTGGATGTCACGACCGACGATCTCGGGGAACGCACGAACAGCCTTGACCAAATCGGCCTTCGGCAGTTCCAGATTGAACTGCTGGAGCTGCATCTGCCACAAGCGCAGACGTTCCTTGCGGGCCGGCGCCTTGAACTGGATCATGGCGATGCAGCGCGACTTGATCGCATCGTCGATGTCTTGCTCGCGATTCGTCGTAAGGAAGACCAGACCGGTGTGATACTCCAGCAAGCGCAGGAAGACCGCAACGACAGCGTCCTGATCCAGCGACTTGCCACGAGCACCGACGAATGCATCAGCCTCGTTGATAAGCAGCGGCATTTTCAGGCGCAGCGAACGACTGAGAATGGCACGAAGGTTGGACTCGATGGTCTCCGGGTCCGACCCCAACTGGGCGCCTTGAATCTCGTACAGCGGACGCTGAATCGTTTCAGCATAGACCTCTGCCGAAAGGGTCTTGCCCGTACCCGGAGGACCGAAGTTCAAGATGACCGACGAGGCAGCCTTCGATTTCAGGATCTTCGACTTGTCCGGGCCGTCCGTCTCGTCACGCAGAGCATCCAGATTGGAAACCAGCGCGCGGATCAATCGCGTGTGCGACTCAGGCAGGATCAACCGCTCTTGTACCTTGTCGTCATACTCGTAAGGCCGCATGTTGCCGACGTTGACCCACACCATCTGATGGTGGACCAGCGAGAACAACGGCAGCACCGGATGCATCGGAACGGCGCACGATGCGTTGTAGATTTCGCTGTAGACCGTGTTCTTGGCGTAGTTGCGGTTGTACTTCTCTTGGCCGTATTCAGTGTCGAGCACGGCCTTGGAAGGCTTGCCGAAGACCGTAAGGTCCAGTTCCGATTCGGACCACCAGCGACGGCCCCCGCTTGAGAACGCGGTTCCGCGAACCTCGAATTGATCGCCATGCATCTCGCTGTACTTCAGGTACCGACGCTTGATCTTCTCGTAGTCCTCGACCATCGTCTCGTCGGGAGACATCAGGTCTTTGCGGCGCAGGATCTCCGGCACGGTGCGACCCAGCTCGTGTCGAGTGAACGTGATCGACTCTTCGGAGAAGCCGTACCGGCTGTTGAAGCAGTACTTGAGCCTGACGTAAGCCTCGCGATGGCTCGTCATTCTCGTTTCCTTGATCTCCGGAACATATTCTATGCTCGTAGGCAGATAGGCCACACCTTTGAGCGTCGCGTGCAGCGAGTGCAAGGTCTTTGCCTCCTGCGCGTTGAGGAATGCCTTCATAGCAGCGCACAGTTCCGAGAGGTCCTCGACCTTCTTATTGGTCGGGTCTTTCAGCGAACGGCACAGCTTGTTGACCTTCGGGTAGGCCTCGTCCTTGTGGGCCTTCAGGAACGACGTGAGAACCGTCAGATCGTCGAGGTCCAGGTCGTACAGCGGGAGCGTCAGCTCGTCGCCCGGTTTCTTCTTGCTCGTGAACAGCGTGGGAAGACGATCTCCCATCTTCTCCTTGGCGGCCTTGTAGCAGGCTACTGAGATAGCGATTTCCATGTGGGCTCCCGATCAGAGGACGGTGTCGCTGTCGTACACGTCGAAGGTCAGGCCGACGACCAGGTCTTCTGGCGACTTGTTGCCGCTGCCGAGGCTGAGGAAGGCATCCGGATCGACCTCGAACTCACGGCGGATCGTGCCGACCGTTTCATTACCGTAGATGAAGCTGATCTTGATGGTCGCGTCTTCCGACGCCTGCAGTGTCTTGATGTCTTTCAGGACCTCAGCGTTGAGCGTCGTAGTAACGTAGAGCGTGCTGTCCGATTCGGCGGCTTCTTCCTCTTCTCCGTCTTCGTCCGAGCCTTCGCCGTCCACTTCGTCTTCTTCGTCACCGTCCTTAGGCAAGAGGAAGCCGTTGTCGTCTGCTTCCTCCTCCGGTTCGTCTTCGTTGAACTCGCGCTCCCAGCTCGTGATGGAGGCCGCGAGATTCTGGGCAATGATCTCCGGTGCGTCCGGGTTAGCGAGGCTGGTGATTTCGACAGTGAAGTTTTGGCTGATGTTGATCATGATTGTCCTTGTTGAAAAACGCTATTTACTGCTCTAGTGAAGGCCCAACAACTGGGCTATCAAAGTGAACGGATACACTCGTTCATACAGCAGATGTTCGATTGGGTATCCTACAGTGGTGCCGACACAGAATCCCACCACTGCGTAGAGAAAGCGACGGGTCCTGAATCGCATGCTCAGTCCTCCAAGACCTGCCAATCCAGGCGAAGCAAGTCGCGTTGGGTCGGCACCCAGTCTTGCTCCAACCCGGTCTTGTAGTTGAAGAGCCGCAGCGCCTGATGGCGTCCTTGGACCTTGACGTAGCAATGACGCTCTACCATGTCTGCGTGCGACATGTACTTGGTGGTCTCGTCTTTGATGGTTGTGAGTGCGTCGTCGAACCTCATTCTGTCTCTCCTTGTGCTTTCCTGAAATCGATCTCGTGTTTGAGCCACGCGAAGACCTTCTGCTGCGTGGCCTCATCGTGATGCAGGTCTTTGACCGTGAACGAGAGCGGAAGATTGCCGCCCGTGCGCAGGGTGTACAGCTTGCAGGGCTCCTTCGTACGAGGCAGCTCCGCAATGGTATTGATCGCCTTCTCCAGATCGAGCGCCAACTTCAGGGGCTTGGCGCCTCTCAGCTGAACGAATATGGCCGGAGTGAACCTAATCGGCAGATCGTTCAACTCGATTCGACTGATAGGAGCAGTGCTCGAATCGCCATTGATCTCGATTGGCAGAACCGATATGCGATGCCACCGTCCGTTGATCTTTATGAGATGCACCGCGCCTACATAGAAGTGGTTCTTCGTGGCTTTCCCAATCGCGTGTGCCTCGTCCTTCGTCCAGGCGTACCCATGAACATGGCGCTTGTTGTACCCACCGCCAGTCAAGGTGTACACCTCAAAACCCTGCTTAATCACTTCCATTCTCCTTCGGTCAAAAACTGTATTTACTGTTCGTCCTCGAGTGCAAGGCCGACTGCGAGTGCGACGCAGCCGACCAGCATGATGAAGTAGACGACCGTGCTCGGCCCTTTGAACTCGCCACCGCCGATGACGAAGCCGATAGTCATGACGACACACAGGACAACGGAAATCAAGGACGCGAGCTTCATGCGGCGCTTCAGCTTGTCTTTCACTGTTCCTCCTTGATCTGCTCAGGGCGCTTCAACGACACTTTGATGACCAGACACGCAAGGTAGATCTCCAGAATGGTATAGATGAGGAGACCGATGTTCCAAGCGTGGAGCTTGAACGTGCCACCCACCGTCAGGTAGATAGCAGTGATTCCCGCACTCACCAGCAGGAACGTGATGAGTGAAGAGGCGACGATGACGAAACGTTCTACAGACTTCATGTTACCCTCGTGGTTGAAGTGACGAGAGATAGCGCTCTCGATCGCGGGTTAGCTGCTCTAAGACGAGACCCGAGTAACCGCACTCTTTCAAACGCTTGATGTGCCACTCACGGAAGTCGTCGATCTGCTGTTGGGTCCAAGTAGGTTTCTTCATCTCAGTTGTGGAAGTTGGGAATGCACGGCACACCGTCATGATGCGCCTGACTGTCTAAGGTACGAATCAAGTCAGTGAAGTCGGCCAACTGATCGTCGTGATAGTGGAGAACCGCCGTCTCCAGTTCGCATAGCAGCTTGGGGTTCTTGCAGATGCAGGCCACCATCCTCAACTCAGGCAGACCACGCAGGATGACCTGACAGTGAGCCTTCACTGCGCTAGTCAGGAGCAGAGGGTGCCACGCCACTATATTCGGAGTGACTCGCGTGCCTTGTATCACATCACCACTACTTGTGAGGATCATGATCTTACCTGCCGGTGGATCGCTGTCGATGCCTATGTAGTTCCAGTTCATTTGTCACTCCTCTTCAACGCCTGAGCACGTTCCCACGTGATGCACAGCTGCACGGCGGCGAGAAGCATCAATATGAGAACACCCGGAGCACGATCATCGCCAGCCACGTAATAGGTCAGCTTGACTATCCCAAATACGATGCCAGCTAGGATTGCCATCATCAGCATTCCACCCAGTTCGTAGACCAAAGCCTTGATAAAATACTTCATACCACTCTCCTCAGCAGCTTTGCGTGAATGGTGGGCACCCGTACTGAGCGCACCAGCTTGAAACCAAGTGCATCCAATGCGGCACCGTATTCGTCAGCACGGGTGAGCAGTTGAGCCTCATACATCACACCTACTGCACCGCTCGGATGAGCGTATAGCAGCAGACCGACGGACTGAATATTTCTGGCGATAGCCCGGTCTCTGCGTACAGAATTGCGCCAGCGATCTTCGACTGCAGTCAGGTCTTCGTTGCAGTGCAGATGGATTGGTAACTTCATGTGCCCTCCAGTTGAGGCAATGCGAACGGCAGACCAGTGGTCTTGATCTCAACGCCGAGCTCTTTGGTCATCTCCCGCGCCGTCTGAACGAGCTGCGCAGGGAACTCCAAAGTGGTTGCGCCGTCGAGCCAAGCATTGAAAGCCTTACTCATGCCAGCCATGATGGGCAGGATCTCCGCGCCAGTCAGTACGATTTCTGGCAACGTTGGACCTGGGTAGGCCAATGTGTCCCACCACTCGTCCTCCACGACCCTTACACAATTATGAGCATAGCTGGCATGCCACAGCTCGAGAGGCCGGTCGAACAATGGCAGAAGATAGAGCTCAACCAACGCCATAAGGCAGAAGTCATCGAACGTTGTGGTCTGCTTTTCTGCGTAGGCACGATCCTGCGTGGCCTCGAGCTCAGGCACTTCATACAGGTAGTCGTCGAGTAGATCACCATCGTTGAATCCGTTCTTGCACCAGAGATGATGCCCCACGAGACGTATGGGGTAGTTAGGCAAGTCAGACCGCCTCATGAAGGGCTGAAAGTTCACGAGCCTCATATAGCACCCCACTCTGATAATTTTTCACCTGGTAGTCGAATTACCGTAAGTGAGTCCTCATCATAACCCCCAAGCAGTGCACCCTGAGCCCGACTGTGACACATAACGTAGAGACCATCTCTACGAAGAGCGTCAGCGTTCTTGTCAACCTCTTCGAGTTTCTCCTGAGCCTTACGACTGAATGACAAACTGTAGAGTGGACTACCATCACAATCTCTACTATGGTGCACGACGAACAAGCGAAGACCTCGCGTAGGCTCTACGTCAAGGGGATCATCAGCGCTAATAATCTCAACCAGAGCGCCTATAGGTATTTTGTGAGCACGTTCAAGATTGTTCTGTCGTATAGTTTTGCCGTTTTCTTCGACAATATCACTAGCCATAATGATTTTCATACTTCCTCCCGTTACTCTATTTACTTCCAAACGAAAAGAGGGAGCTACCAATGCGAACGGTAGCTCCCTCCTCGTTACAGCAAGTTGCTGAACCAACGAGATATGCGCTGCCACCACGTTGGTTTCTTCACGGTCTTCACTTGCTGGACTGTGCGCTCAGGACCATAGAGCGCAGCTCCTCGCGTGATGCGAACGTGATCGATTGCTCCACTTGAAGGAGCGTCAGTCACTGCTGTGTCGGAACGGGAATCCGATGGTTGTACGAAGGTCATCTACTTCTCCTATCACAGGTTGTTGACCAACCACTGCAGACGTTGCAGTGAGGTCTTGATGTCGCCGAGATGATGAACGGTGAAGCCTCCTGCTGTCTCCCACGCCGCGCAGTTGTCCTCTCGATCATCGATCAGAATGTCGCCGGGCTTGCAGTGGCGCCACTTGTCTTTCGAGTGCGGGCCGATCAGGACCTCAGGTGGCGAGCCCAGAAAGATCCTGTCCTTGTGATCCAACACCCAGTCCCGCTTGTTGCCCTCCGCAGAGGGCATAGAGGACTTGCGCGGGATAGCGGTCAGGATCTTACTAGGCAGTGCGTGATGACAGATGGCGGCCCACAGCTGCGCGGCATAAGGCGTGGGCTTCATCATCCTGAAGACGTTGGGAATCTCCTGGAGCTCGGCCCACATCGTGTCGTCATCCACCTGAGCCTTGGCAGAAAGGTGCTCGCGCTTGAAGCGGTCGAAGTCGACGAGAACTCCGTCCATGTCGCAGTAGATAGTAGTCATTTGTTCACCATGAGGTTGATGGCTTCTTCGATCTCAGCCACTGATTGCTGGGTCTGTTTCAAGGTCGCGTGCATATCCTTGCCGCTCCACATGCAGAGGCGCCCGTGATTGGTGGTCAGGGCCTTGACCTTGCCGTCTTCGCACTGGACTATCCAGCCCTTGTTGTCGGCCTCCCAGCCGACGTGCATGATCGTCGCTTCGAGGAGGACCTTGACGATCTTGGTCTTGACGAGACCCTTGCGTAGCGCGGTGTCCTTCTGGAGTTGATTCATCGTGGTCTCATTAAAAGGGTGTTGGCAATGGCATCTCGGTCGGATTGCCACATCTGAGCGGGCAGCATATCGACCTCGAACCACTTGAGATCGGAGAACTCGTGATGGGCAGTGATCTTTGGCTCTTCGCCTGCCACGTAGGCCGTGAAGTACAGCATGAGGTACTTGCGCGTCGGGTTCTCATTGTTGTAGGAGAACGAGACCGGGCGCAGACCCACGAGGTTGGAGACTCCGATTTCCTCTCGTGTCTCGCGTCGCACGCAATCCTCTGGCGACTCGTCGGAATTCTGTTTGCCTCCCGGCAGGACCCAGTGGTCGAAACCCTCTTCTTTCTTGCGCTTGCCAAGCAAGACCTGCGGCGTGCGTGACGAAGGGAACTGGGCTTTGAGTGCGACGAGTGCACAGCCGATGAGATCGATGGCCGGCCCCTTCTCAGCAGGCGGCTCATGTAGGACTGGTCCCAGGTAGAGGGGCGTGAACCCCTTCAGACTCGGGTACAGCAGCTTACCTGGTCGCTGCCAGCACCAGCCTTTGTAGACCTCTATCTCAGGCGGGCAGTCAAGTTGCGGCGTAGTGTATAAGCCGCGCACACGAGCACTCTCCGTACCAACCTCCTTGGCATAGTTCTCTGGAGTCTGGTACACGTAGTCACCCGGACGCCACTCCAATCTGTAGCCCAAGAGGACAGACCTAGGTGGTTCAACGTCTTTCGTGATACTCGCAGTCACGAGCTCAGACACGCGCTGCTGGAAGTCAGTATCCTCCGCGGCAGTAATCAAGTCGGTGGCCGGACCTGGCTCCGCGCTGAAAATCAGAGGCGCACGAGTGTCGCACTCACCTGTGCCTTTGCAGACATCGCAGTTGGGGTCAACCGTGTACCCGCAGCTAGTGCAGGCATCTTTTTTGTTCATTTTCTTTTCCTTGCCGCTCTCGCGGCTTTAGCTTTCTTGCGGTTGAGGGGCTTGGACTTGCTGATTGGTACGGCATTGCCTACACGAGAGCGATGTTCGTACTTGCGTAGTACGCCGGCCTTCCATTCAGCTATATCGAAGTCAATAGGATTTACAGTGAGTAAGGATTGCATTGTACACTCAAGGCTGGTCTTGCCGTTTTCGACGAATGTTTCTCAAGTTGCGTATGTGCTGTGCCCTATGATGCAAGATCAGCAGTAAGGCAAGGAGCAGGACGGCCAGGGCGATTACGACGAGCACTGACACACCCGCAACGAAGTCAGAAACGCGGTGAGCTGCCCAATACAAGTTGGCTTTCATTTTCCCTCCTGCGTTTTGTTCAAAGCCTCGAAGTACCGATCCTCTGCATGGGCCTTGGCGTCGTCTAGATCGCAGTAGCTCCGCACACCAACGACATCTTGCAACGGGTGCTCGTCGACTGTGAACCCGGGATCGTCTTTCCAGCCCTTCCACGTGATCAGGATTCGACCGAAAGGGGTTTCAGCAATCACGTGGTTGTACATGATCTCCGAGTTAGCCTTAGAGGGATTCGACCACTCCAAGGTTCGGCGCTTGGTCGGTTGAGGAGCCGAGGCCTCTGCGGACTTGCGTGCCTCCCGTTTGCGCGTGATCTCTTCCTGTGCGGCCTCTCGGTTGCCCTTCACGGCCTCCACGATTACGGTGGCGCTGACCTGGGTGAAGCGCGACTCCCACTCGGCTAAAGGGCGATGCCATGTACTGGGCTCGAACGGCCACACGTGCTCATAGACCACCCAAGTGGACTTATCGACTGTCGATGTCGAGAGCTCCTTGAGACGATAGAGACCACCATCGGTGTGTTGGAAGAACTGAACGCTACTCATCGCGTCCTCCCGTGCTGCCAAGCTGTGGCGGATCGCCATGCAGTGGTGAACTGACGCACAGTCTTCCCTTGGTTGCTCAAGGCTCGACTGAGTGCTTTGTGCAAATCAGGCATCATTGCTGTTCTCCCCTAGTTACTTCGGTTGAGGTCCTTCGCTCTGCGTCGCCTACGTCGAACGACAGGGACGGCTTGCCGCCAAACCTGTTTTCCTTGAAACGCCACTTCCCGGCGTGACGCTCGATTGGCCACTCAACACCCTGATCGTTGAGAACTAGCAGATCGGTGGGTATTGGAGCGTTGTAGCCGCTGTGCTTGTCGAAGTCGTATCCGTCATCCATCATATCCGGCTTCTCAGCTCGTTCGCCTATCAGCCAGCGAACACGGTCGGCCTCGTATCGCACGCGGTCAGGATATTCAGATCGGTCGATGGTTATGCCTTCGGTGAAGATGTCGAAGCCTTTTGAGCACTTGCGATACAGAACTGCCGTAAAGTTCGATTTGCCGTTCGACTCCGGCATCGCACCGTACCAGACTGTCAAGGCAGGTTGCTGTTCACGACTTGCTCTGTCAGGTGCGTCGTCCTTCGACAGGAGCTTGCCACAATCCGCGCACTTCCAGCCTGTGTTGGTCACAACACCCACAGCAGTAGTGGTAGTCCTCTTGCGCTCGCACTCGGTCTTCGTCTCAGCAGCTATAGCTGCGCGAATGTCTTCCGCGAGTTCCGTCAGTGTGTCGTGATATTCTCGGCCAGCGTCCCCGTAGTGCCAGATGGTCGAACCGTCGTCCGGGTCTTCGCTCGTGTTCTCCTGCATGTACTGTTCGGCGCGCTTCTCGATGAACTTGATGGCGAAGTCGCTGGCTCTAATAGGAGCGGTGTACAGTTTCGTGCCGTCTGGAAGAGGCGGTTCCACAAGACACTGAAATCCTTGTTCATGGTTGACCCATTCTGCTACCGGCGCAGCATCACCCAAGGCGCGGTCGGCGGATTCAACTTGTGTGAGTGCGAGCTCGCGATACTTGGCGACTATCTCATGAAACACTGAGCTCACGTCTGCGTCGCGGTGGCTGTTAAGCCACTCCTGAAAGGCACGAACAACTGGCAGTTCTCCGTGGGCGGATTCATCTGTCTTCTCATGTGCCGCCTGGAACTCGAAGGACGAGTCATCCTTTCGGTGCTCAAACTCGGCTTGCGAGATCGGCCTCCAGTCAGTCCAGCTCTCATCACCTGCGCAGTGTCTCCGTGCCAGCCACGGCAATTTGGTTTCGCTCATCGGTTGTTCCTCCTGGCCTTACGTGCGGCCCTCGTCTTCGCTCTGTTCTTCCACTTGCGGACCTTCGGCTTGTTGCCGGACCTGTCGCGCTGACGCCGCTCCATCACCATATCGTATGGACCTGATTGACAGGCCTCCTCGAAGTTGGTTACTGTAGTCGGAAGATCAGTGACCGCAGCGTTTGAGTAGACGACGCTCAGGTCTATAACTGAATCGGTGACGCTGCCTGCCGCCAAAGGCACATCTAGCCCTCGCATGACCTTCTTGGTCACATCAGAGAGACTCGGTACACCTACAGGATCGAGCTCCTGCAATTTCTGGAATTGTTCATCTTTCATTTCTGCACTCCCCTGTAGAGTTGTTTGTGCAGGACGTCCATGACTGCGTACGCACCTTTCGGCGTCGTGCCCCATCCGATGACGTAGTCCTTGACGCAGTACCACAGCTTGTGTGTCATGCACTTGCCGATCTTAGGCTTCTCGTTGGTTGGTACAGCAGTTGCGATCATTCGTCGTCCTTTCGTTTAAAGGGAAATATCAGTTGGTAGGAGGTCACGAAGATGCCCCACATAGAAGTCAGATCGACAGGTAGGTGGTGCTTGAGTTGCTGTGCTTCCTGTTGGGTCCGTACCTGCTGTTCACGCTTGGCTCGGTATGCTGCAAGGTCAATAACGTTACTCATCGTATCCTCCATTTGTCTTGTATTTACTGGTTGGGTGCAACAGGGCACGGAGTCATAATTTCCGCGTACTAGTATGTTACGAGAGGGAGCAGTGGAGAAATTCCTGATTCGAGAAGCTAGGTCAGTCGTGAATACGTAATATACCTTTGTATATACATGTACTTATGAATTCTTGGAATCAACCTAGTACGCGGAACTTAGTAAATATTTGGCAGGAAAGGAGCACCATGTTTACCACACAAATACCGCACACTTTGGACCCTTCAGAGGGTGAGGAAGACCGGGTAATCTACTACGTCAATGCACTGCCCGGCTCTGGCAAAACCTACCAATTCGACCATCACCTGGCTTTACCTCACGTCAAGAACAGACACAACTCTTTGTTGGTCTACGCTGCACCTACTCTTGAACTCCTACAGGAGCGAGAGCGCTCACTGCTGGATCTAGGAGTGACGAGGAAGAACCTCATGGTCATATCGACCAAGGACTCGACTGTTCCTGTGGTGGAGCAGTTCCGTAATGCAGTGCTTGGCAAGAAGGGTCAACCCGGGAAGCCCAATGGGTCGATCATCCTGTGTACCCATGAATGCGTTGCCCGGATTCAGGAGACGATGAAGGGTCGTGAGCGCGTCGTCTTGGTCTACGATGAGGCGCGTGCTTGCCTGCAAGACAACTATGCTTTGCACCTGCCTGATGACGTGTACGCCTACTTGACCGAACCGCGAGAGCACCTCACGGAAGGCGGAAAGAAAGTGAAGGTCCAGCTGATAGCGAAGTTGCCGGTCTCGGTTAGCTCATCGGAGAACGACAGCTCTAGCATTTACATTTGGAACTGGTCGAACTACCGGATACCGCTTCCGACGTTGGCTCAGCTGCAGGAGCATTTGCCCAAGACTACTCGACAGCGTGATCGAGCCCGCAACATCTTGGACTTTCTGACCAACATCCACTCCTCTGCGTTGGATGTCTACGTCTCCATCGAGCGGAAGAAGTCGGAAGCTGAGTACGTGGTGTCCAACGTCTTCAGCCCTTCGAGGATGTTCAAGGGCTTTGCGAAAGTTCTGATCCTCAGTGCATTCTTTGAGTCGTCGCAGATGTACCAGTTCCTGACCAAAAGCAATCAGATAGACCGGGAACCTTTGGAACTGCGCAATATCACTGCCTCATACATCAACAAGAAGAGGATGGTCTCGTTGCTGGAGCGGATGCGCCATGTCTACCTGACTTACATCTATGATCTTGGTGGCAAGAAACGCACGCTGTCCAAATCGGAGATGCAGCAAGCCGTAGTTGTTCAACGTGCGCTGTCTCCTGCTCAGATAAGAGTGGTGAACGCCAAGTGGCACGAGCTGTACGAGAAGAAGCCAGAGAGCTATCGCACGATCTACGACTCGTATCTGGAGTACGAGCACCGAGGTGAACGTGCGTCAGACGCCGAGCGGTCGGCCGCATACGACCTCATGTCTAGGTTGGACGAGAAAGTGACTATCATAGGCGGTGTCATCCCTCACATGGTAGAGACCTCCATTCGACTACAGCAGGCGTTCATGAAACGCGCCAAGCTCAAGTTGGAAAGTCTTCCGGTGGGCATCAATCCACGATACAACTCGTACAAGGAAGGGGACTCGAAGATATGGGAAGATGAGAGGTTGGACGATTTCAACAAGCAGACAAAACGCTTCCGGGTCCCCAAAAATGGAAGTATCATCACCCGACTGCCCATCACTGCTCATGGACTGAACGCGTACCAGCGGTTGCATAGTTGTGCCTTCTTGGCTGCGATGAAGTACAGCAATCGAGAGCGAGATTTCTTGAAGCGCACTATCGATGCGTACGAACCCGAGACGGATCGCACACTCGACTACGCTTTGCAGCTACTCTGGCGATGCAACGTGCGGTTGCCTTCCGAAGAGCCCGTGCTGTTGATCGTCACCGACCGCGCACTGGCTAAACAACTGCAAGCGCGGTTTCACAAGCTGGCCAAAGAATGGCTCGGGGAGTACTACGCCAAGAACGACGAGTTCGACTGGGACCAACCAGTGCTTCCCATAGTCAGTCCAAAGCGCCTGCTCAAAGACTATGAGCTGCCGACCATTTTGCGGTACACGTTCAACACCAAGGAGGCTCAACGTCGAAGCAACGCAAATAGGAAAACGTCGGTTCGAGGCCAAGAGGCTGCGGCTTTACTCAAGGCCTATAGAGCAACTGAGGAAGGCAAGCGGTACTTCAACTTGTCGAATCAAATTTCGTACGCCAAGAGGAATGGAAAGGAGTTTGCCGCACTTGAGGCCGAGCGCAAGACTCTCATGACTCTGGCTCAATGGAAGCTAACGGACGACGGCCGCGAGGCATTCCGCAAACTAACCAAACCCGAAGAGACGATACAGGAGAAGATCAGGCGTGTTTTGCACAGCATAGATATTTCCAAGATCGGAGACCGCAACGAGCGACTGAAGATCGTGTCGGCCATCAAGAACGACATGCCTGAGTTGAAGAGGGACGTGAAGCGCTGGTATGAGCAAGTGGGCGACAATTTCGAGCACAACTGGAAGACCGCAGAGGTCTATGGCAAGCGATACAATCTTGGCTGGGTCGTCGCTCAGGCCAAGAAGTATCCGAAGTAAATATTTGAAGAGGAGGAACTCATGTACAAAGACCACGACACTGCATTGAAGCACGCGCAGCTCCAAGCCAAGCGCCGAGCAAAACTGGAAGCCAAAGCAAAGGCCTTCGATGCCATCAAGGCCCTCGTCGAAGGCGAAGACTATGATGGCGTGCTGGCCCGTATTCGAGAAATCGTTCAGGAGGTCAAATGAAGATCATCAAGCCCGGCGTGCTCCCGGGAACCACAGAGCTCAAAGGTGAGTGCGGCCACTGCAAGGCCGTTGTTCAGTTCGCGATCTCCGAAGCCCGGTGCCACACGCACCGCAACGAGACACACTACTCGGTGAAGTGCCCTACTTCTAAGTGCCCGGAAGCCATATCGGTCGAAGACCTCCCACAGAACAGGGTGCAGCAATGACCGAAACAGAAATCCAAGCCAATGGTTTCAAGCAACTGGCGAACCTGACTGCACGAGGTGTGCCGCGAATCCAGCTCGTAGAAGCCGTCAACAGGACGCTGACAGAGTTGGCCGACCATCATTCGCAGCTGTTCGACATTCGGAACGAGCTGGCGCGCACTCGGTTGGTTCGACTGCCTCGCGCGCAATTCGTGTATTGGCCTCACAAGCAGCACCCACAAATGGTCAATGGTACCTCCGTGACCTATCTGCAAGAGCAGTATGCAGTCTACACTGTGGCGAAGGACGCGGCCTTTGAGTGGATGTCCAACAACGAGTATGAGCTGTGGCACACCGAGACCGCAGAGGCCAAAGTGTTCTGGCGCGACTGGGTGGTCACTGAGATTGCTGACCAGCAACTGCAGTTCGCCTGCACCTACTGCGTGGCTTACATCCATGAAGGCAGGGTCTACGCAGACAATAAGATCACGCTCACAGAAGCCTACCGACGTTCCCCTTCGTGGGGACCAACTACGGTTCATGAAGACCCGGCGTCCGTATTTAGCAAACCATGGTTGACGCTGGAGGTGACGCGATGATCGTGCTCACTGAGGTCTACCGACGTTCAACTTCACGGAGATCAGAATGATTCACACACTAAAGGAAGTAAAGACCTATCTATCAACGTATTTGCAACGTGTTGGCGCCAAGGAGCGCAGGCTGAACGTGGGGCAGGTACTTGATCCGCTGACCTTCATCAAGGAGGACCACTCGACTTTGGTTGGCAAAGTCGAGACCATCACACTCAGCACGTTGAGTGGCCCTTGCTGCGGACCAATGAGAAACTATGGGACTCCAGAGCACACGGCCTTAGCCTTGTGGGAAAAGCTGGAACCCCTCATCGCGTTGGTTCCATCTGCTTACGTCCACATTTCCAATCCGTACATCGACTACACAAAAGGCACTATCTATCACGAGAATGCCAACTGGACAACTTTGATAGACGTTGCGATCTACAGTTACGACGGTATGATGTTCAAGACAATACGTAACGCTAATGGATCAGCCTCTGGTCTTTCCTCAGAGCTGACTCCTACTGTCGACTGCGCGACTCATGTTCTTTGCACGGTTCAGCCTTTTCAGATCAAGGTTTTCGAGCCAAACGTTCTGAGCCAATTGCAGTACACGGTCGACCATGTTATCGGGAAGAACAAGCAACAGTTCTTTGAGGACCTACGCAATGACTTTGACAGAGCAGTGGAGTACGCGTGGACACAACTATCAAATATTGAGAGCCGGGCGACTCCCGCCAAACAGGAGGTTTCTCCTGAGGAATCCACTTCTGCCTACGCTAAGGCTGATGACCTACTTCGTGCCGGAAAATATCAAGAGTTTGCCGAGGTAGTTGCCAATCATTTTGATAGCCCTGTGACCGTTCATTTGAACGCGGGCTTTATTGAGGGGTTTGAACTCAACGGTAAGCACTACCTGTCTACCGAACTTGTTGCTATGATGAAGATAGCAGGACAGCCTCAGTCTAAGCTGGAGCCTCAGGGAGACCCAACGTGATTGAATTAGTGGGGATCGGGGATCTGCATCTAACCGACGAAAAGGGGCAAGGAGGACTCGCCAAATACATCGAAGACCCGAACGGCTATGTCATGAGCGAGGCTCAACGTGTCGTCAACTGGGCGCAGAAGAAGGGTATCAACTTGGTGATCCTCTACGGTGACATATGCGAGAACGCGCGCATGAGCTACGAGGCCAATCTCGCGTTGGTGAAGTTCTTCCGTCGTAACAAAGATATGGACTTCATCGTCTATCGAGGCAACCACGACTCGGTGGCTCACGGCGCTGACGAAGGCCACTCGCTGGAGATCTTGATGAGCCATCGCCTGAAGAACGTGCGGGTCTTTGTTGAAGACACCTACGTGGATGTTGGCAAGCAGCGGATAAAGATCTGCCCGTGGCCTTCGACAGCGTTCGATCCAAAGGTCCTGAACTTCGGTCACATCGAGGTCTATGGATCCAAGCTCGACAGCGGCCGCAAGATGGAGTCAGACGAGCTGCCGAAGTCGAAGGCCGTCATCGGCATGGGGCACCTGCACACGAACCACCGGGTACGCAACACCTACTACTCAGGCACTCTCTATCAGACGAATTTCGGTGAGTCGCTCCCCAAGTTCTTCCACCACGTGAAGTTTTCATCACCTGATGACTTCGAGTTCGAGTCCGTGCCCTTCGACCCGAAGTACAAGCTGTTCAACTGCGTAATCGAAACCGCCGAAGACGTCGCGGCTCTACCGACCGATCCACACCACCTGGTCAAGCTCGTCGTGAAGGACGGCGCCGATGTTGAAGTCCCGGCACGCCCCAACATCGTCATCAACAAGACGTTCAAGACCAAATCCGACTTGGCGCAGATCCTGACCGAAGACCTGATGCACGGCAAGGAACTGATTCTCAACAGCGCCGAATTCTTCCACGACTGGATCGCCCAGCAGTCTGTGCCTCAACGTCTGAAGAAGCGCACGACCGCATTGCGCGAACGACTCCTAGGAGCATCGCAATGAACATCTTCAAAGAGCAGCAAGAAGCCGTAGACAAAATGGCGGAAGACCTCAAAGCCCATCGCTGGTCCTTGGTGAAGTGCGGACAAAGGAGCGGCAAAGGTATCATGGTCTGGACGCTGGTGAAGCAGAGCGACTACGAACGCATAGTGTGGCTTTCCACTCTTCCTGAGAAGGACCTCAGACAGTCGGTGAGGTCCATGCGTATCATGATGAGCATTCCTGACGAGCTGGAGGTCGTGTATTGGTCACAGCCTGAGCGCGCATCAAAGCGGACCCTCGTGATCATCGACGAGGCCATGCACATGCCTGATTCTTATTCCGTCCTTGAGCAAGAGCTTTTGAAGGGGTGCGACGTGGTTGTTATTGGTTCGCGAGGTCCGGAATATGATTTGGACATTCGGTGGACCAAGTTGAAGGGCCATTCCTATCATGCGTGGGAACTGAACCCGCTGGTGACACGCGCTAGTCTCCAGCCGTTCTACGCAGAAGACTCCCTGAGAGCAGCGCGTGACTATGAAGGCTACTGACATGACTCCTGTGATTCTGATTGCCAACCCGACTGACGAGCAGGTCGGTCAGATTGAGGCTTCCATTCGAGAGTGGGAGATGAAGGCTGCTCGAGGAGAGTGCAGTTGGATTTGCTCCGACTGTTCGATGACCTTCCCGGAAGGCATGCCTGACAAATGCGAGCACGGCCACCAACGCTGCACCGACATCATCCAATCCTATAAGGAGACGGTCAAGGCCAGCTAGTAAATAAAGCACAGGAGGAATCGATGAAGACTTTCTGTGTAGTTGTTGGGCAACCGCTGGTGGTGGCGCGGTGCCCACTACCTAGTGGTGCTTGCGCGTGGCAGCACCGAGCATCCAACTTCTGCAAGTACACCGACAAGGACCTGACGGTGAGTGAACATGCCGAGCTCGTCGGTTTGCCTCCACCCAAGTCGCAAGATGTGCAGGCACTGGAACAGCGTTTGATAGAGGCCATCAGGTCCTCAGTTTAATGAGCAATTCGGATTGCGATGAGCAACCACTTTCAACTGCCCTCCGAGGTACCCAAAACAATGCCCACTGGGCGGAGGTCACAAATGAAGTTTCTTCCAATCTCGTACTTCGACAAGAACCCGAAATCCACCAAACCGATCTGGGGCGTCAACACTGCGTCCGAGTCGGACCTGGGTGTCGTCGGTGAAATCCTGCTGGCTATCCCGGGCCCGAACGGTGGCACCCCGGATCGCCTGCTGATTCCGCAAACGTGGTTGCCGCAAGAGCTCACGCGCGTCATCGGGCGTAAGCGATTGCTCAACTCCGTCGAGTTCCGCTCGGCAGTCGACAAGAAGCTGATCGGCCTGATTTCGGAAGAGGACGCGCAGCGTCTGCTTCGCCAAGATGGTGCCGTCGAGGAGCAGGAGAAGATTCGTGCACGTGCTCGCCAGATTCGTCAGGCCGGCGCCGCTCGTACTCTGGCCGACTCCAAGACCGAAGTCACTCGCGCTGACGGAGTGGCCGTCGAAGAGGACGACGATCAGGGTGGCCGCAACAAAACGGTCATCATCGATCCGAGTGAGCAAGCCAACGCGGCAGAGCTCGCTGCCTCTGGCGTCGAGGACGTGGAGCCCGGCATCTCGGTGCAATTCAAGATGTGGGTCGATCGCCTGGCGTTGTCGAAAGACGTACTGGCGAAAAACGACATCAAGTCGCGTCGTAAGTTTTCGTCCGCCGAACTTCGCTATCTCCAACGCGAGCTGCCGCGTAGCTTCACGCAGACGCTCACGATGGTGAATGCTACCCTGTCGAAGATGACGAAGTAACCAGTAGTGCTGTAGCAAACCTGAGCGTGGGCAGGAGACGTACCCATGCAATCCCTAGTTTTGGACTTTGCCCTAGGCCCTAAAAAGCCTAGGGTCTTTTTTTCGCCCCTCGCATCCTCTGTACATACGCTTGCACGTACTCACTCCCCTTTTGACCGCGTTCTTGCGCCAAAAGCGGCTTTCCTTCCCTATTTCCGCCAAACAAGCCTGAAAAGCCACGATTTTTGACGAAAATCAGAGCCAAAAGGCGTCCAAAAGCCCCACACTGAGCAAAATCCGTGTTATACTGAAACCGTAACACCCTTCCCTAAACAATCCCTATGAAAAGGAAATATCATGGCTATCACTACCGAAGAAAAGGCTTTCCGTCAATTCCTGCGCTCGACGTTCAAGGCTCGCATGGCTTGCGACGAATCCGGCAACAACATCACCTCGCTCAAAGGCAAGACCGCGAAGGCTCAAATCCGCAACGTCGACACGGTGCTGGAGAACCTGCGCGCCAAGGCCAAGGTCCTGAAGGAGACGAATCGTTCGGTGACTTTCGCCTACCAGCAAGGCAAGAAAGGCCCCTCGGCGGAAATCACGGTGTCGCTGGCTGACGATCGCACGCTGACGATGGTCTCGAAACACTAATGCGCAACGTACTCTGAGGCGGCCCTGCAAAAACGGGGCTGCCTTTTCTCACCTCAGTTCACTCAATCGGCTATGAAAACCGCATACGAACTCTTTCTCGAATCTCTGGGCTTCACTGACGTACGGCAGATCAAGACCTCCGGCGTAGTCGAGCTCTACGTCGGCCAAACGATGAAGGCTGCAAAGAAACTCTTGCGCGGAAAGCGCCTGCGTTTCCCACTCATCGAGAAAGGGAGCATCGCTAACGCCCAGTTCCAGAAGCTGTACGCCGTACAGGACCAGAGGGTCGTCGGCCAGGTCCAGATTCTCGGGTACACCACCCACACTATCATCCAACTGGAGAACCTTTCGTGAGCTTACCCGACGACGTGCGCAGTCAGCTTGAGGCTTTCGTGAGTCGGCCAGTAGGGGACATGATGCAGGTCGCGCGGAGCAATCTTGCGATTGACCAGTCGGGCATCAGTGCCTACTTCCGACTCAGCTACCGTTCTATTCGTGGGCTCATCAGTCCTGCTGTTGACTTTGCGCGCATCAGCATCGACCCTGAGTGCAGGGGACGCGGATACATGAGAGACATCTTGTCGATCTTGGAAAGCAACCCGAACAGGCTTCCGGTCTACGTCGAGTCGATGATAGACCCCGACCTCATTCCCGTGTTCGAGCGACGCGGGTACATCGTGTGTTCCGACGACGGGTACGGCGTCGTCGACTTAGTTTATCAACCCAAATAACCTCTTCGGAGGGAGAAACAATGCAGATCGTAATGTCCAATGGCGCTTCTAAAGAGGCACCGCTCAAACTCAAGACCGTTTATACGTTCCGCGGTCAGATCGTCAAAGTCACTCGGGGCACCAACCTTTTCGAGGCCGGCCCCAACGTGCAACGCAACTTACAGATCAACAAGTACGGTGCCAACTACGTGGAGGTCTTGGACGCCGAGACCGACCAACTGTATTACTCGCAGTCCCGCAGCATGAGCGGTAAGATCGGTGCGCCTCACTATGAATGGAATCCCGAGGAGACTGAGCGCCGCTACGGCGCCACTGCTCTTCTACTCCCGAAGTAATCGCAGGTCAGCATAGGCGACGTGCTTTATTAAAGGCCCACTCGATTGGGCATAAGTCGCCAATCCATAACTAGAGGAGACCGTGTCCTGATGCCCCAAACTAAACGGTCCATCATCCTGCCCAGGAGTCTACAATGTACACTGCAATCGAATTCAATGACGCAACTGATCGTGAACTACAGATGGCGGCGAAGTTTGCCGATGCAGGTGAGTGTCCTAAACTTCAGGTAATGGTCGAGCGTCCCGATCTTCGGGAACGCGACCGAGAAGCGTTGCGTGAGTACTTGGTTGATCGCGGCTACAAAGCGTTGCTGATCGAGACCGCGCGTCTTACTAGCAGTAGTCGCAACGTGGCATTCAGCACGGCTTTGCCGTTGACGCATAGTGCTGACGTGTCGAACCGAGGCAAAACCTTCTTGAGTGACCTCGGCTTCTTTCGGGTCACTCCGATGATGAGCTTCGGTGCCCCGTCGCTGAAATACACGGTGTCTCACTCGTTCGAGGGGACTATCGAGATCCTGCACACACGTCATGATGTGTGGGACTTCGAGCTCGCGGACATCAAGCCCAACATCGTGTGCCGGGACGGTCGATACGACGACTACATCTACAGTGTTCGTGCCAGCGGCACTGTGATCGGTCGATTGACCGTACGCCGGTTCACTGACGAGCGTAGTGTTACCCATATTGAACTGCACCCACTTAACTGATCGGAGGACGTATGCTCAATCTTCGCGAAGGCTTCTTCAAGTCGGAAGCCGAACCTGAGTTGCCCGCAGCTCGTGCACGCACAAAGCCGTGGCGTGGTCGTCGTGTGTTCTTGGAAGCACTAGCCAAAGTGCAGGCGTCCGAGAAAGTCTCGAAGAAGAAGTTCAAGGGCGCGAGCACCTGCCGGTGCTGTGGCGAAGCCAACGGTTCGGCAGAGTACCACCTCGTCATGGGCGATGTTCTGACCGTCGTATGGCCGCAAGGTTTTGAGCACTACGTGCGCGAGCACAACGTCAGACCCGGTCTGATGTTTCATGATCTCATCCTGCAAATGGCTCAGGATCTCGAGTAGTTTCCCACAACAGTTCCCAAAACAATAACAGAGGTTCTCATGAAGTACCTGACTCTCCCAACTTGGTGTGCCCTGAAACTTCTGATTCACGGTATCCCGGAGCACCCTTACGCTACGTGGTACCCGACGTTGGAATCATGGGCAGCTGATTCGCCTTCAGTCTATCGGCTTATCGACTTCGCGCTGCTCGCTATCATCGGCTCCTTTTTCTACAACTTTTTATCCACCTTCTTTTGAAAGGATTAGATATGAACTTTGACAAACGCTTCAACCACGCAATGGAATACCTGCTGTTTTTCAACGCACGTCCCCCGGCGGAAGGCACTCGCGTTGTGCAGCCAGGCGTAGACGTGGAGGCCCGTGAGACTATCCTTGCACTGCAAGCACAGATAGAGGCCCTACAGCGCGGCATGGCTACCATTCACGGTTGGTTGATCGCACCGGGTGGTGGCAACATGAAAGGAAGTGAGCTCGACAAGATGCTCACCGACGCCACCGACATCAAGCCTGTGGAGTTTCCACAGGCGGTCTTACACATGGCCTCTAAGCCGCACTCTTCTAGAACAACTAGAAACGAAGACCACGAAGACGACGGCGACGGCATGCCGCGCCTCAGCAAGATCAAACCACGCAAGCCCACGTCGGCAGCCGGGCAGCAACCTGCCCACAGCAGCGGCCGGAAGCAACGAGGTCCGAAGCTGGAACAGCCTGCGACACTGAACCAGTGGTTCCGCAAACTCATGGACAGTACTGGGGTGATCCTCGACTTTGATCGGGTCTTGTATCGTCATGCTCGATTCGAGCAGCCGAAAATCATCTTGCTTCCAGACTCCGACGAGGATCATCAGAAACTGATCGAGTGGACGCACTCTCATGCCAGCGACTACGCCGTGCAGTACGGCACTGAGGAGGGCTCTCAGCAGCATTGGATTTCTATTCCTGTGGCTGCTTTGTCCGAGCTCGGACTCGCAGTCCCCAATGACGGCGACGGTCTCAGTAAAGGCTGAACCGAAGGACGCCGCTTCAATACCGGAGCAGCATTTGAACGAATAAAGGAAAGCATATGAACATTACCCGTAGCACCCCGTCATTCGACGCCTGGGCCGAAACCCTATCCGATAAGTGCGGCATCGTCTTCGCGCGCAAGGAAGTGCAGCACCGTACGCAACGGTTCGATGAACCCTGTTTGGTCTTCCTGCTGGACAGCAGCTCCTATCCCACGTTCACCAAATGGCTGGACGGCCAGGTCAGCCACTTGTGCGCCGTTGACTACGGCCAAGAGGAAGACACTAGCCAGTTCTACGCGGTCGTGCCTGAGTGGGCCGTCGCCGAAGTCATCGGCGCCCACTTCCCTTATGAGGAAGCGCTGCGTGACTGGAAGACGGCAGTGTTCGGGCTGACGCCTTTGCGTCACTACGGATTCAACATCTCGTTCTACGAGGACAAGGTCATCTTCACTACTCAATACAGTGCCGTCACTGATTTGATTCGCAAAATCTTTGCCGAGGCCGGGTTGCCGTATCAGTGTACGAGTGACACCTTCAGCAGTGCGGTTTCGGTGAAGGCCTCCTACCTTAAGGCCCGAGACCTCATGCCGCCCAAACCACTCGACAAGTGAGCGGAGCATGGACCTGAGACTGAACCACATCAACATCGAGGGCTTGACCACCGAGACCTTGATGGCTGATATGAAGAAGCGTATGGCGGAGAGCAGAGGTGCACCTGTGCTGTATCCGTACGAGACGGTCGAAGCCCTTCTGGCTAAGATCGACGACCTGGGGACTGCTATGGTCCTCATACGAAGCCAGCTCGCACAAGCGGCAATGGCACTGCCGGAAGCCACCACCATCGAGAAGCGCCAAAGAGCATTGGCGCACGTTCACGCCGCTCTTGGCGTGATCAATGTGCAGATCGGCAAACCACCTGGAACTAACTCGACTAACTGAAAAAGGAACTACGATGAAACAAGGAATCGAACACGGCACTATCCCCTTCACCAAAGACCGCTATGGTCGCGCTCGCAAGATCATCTTCACGCCGGACAAGGTAGCGGTCGAGTTGGTTGATCCTCTGCCGGGAGTCGATCCCGACGTGACGAGTCAGTTGACTCGTGACGAGAGCTTCACAGTGATCACGAAGATCAGCGCGATTCGGTCGCTGTGCAGTCAACTCGCAGACGCTTCCTCCTCGGAGACCTCGGCGACAGCAGCAACGGCATCCTGTGAGGGTTCGCGTGTTGTAGTTGTTACCGAAGCGATGGTCGACGCGTGCTATGATCATCCAGATAAAGTGCCGTTACCCGGCAAGACTCTGATGAGGAAGACGCTGGAGCGGGCGTTGCAGGCCGCGAACGTGGTGACGGTGGACCTGCCGTATCTGCATTTGCACGCGCGCCTGTCCGGTGACTACCTGATGAAGGCCAAGGCTCATTTGGGTCATCGCTGGACCGGAGCATTGGACGAGGCGCTCAATCACGTCGACTACGTGAAGACCGCCCTCGATCCGTACGTTGAGGACAAACCGATGGAATCGCCGCCCGACTACAAGAAGTTGTTTGAGGACGCGATGTATCATCTGCGCGTCCTCAGCGGTTCGCGTAATTCGTTCACGTCTGACGCGACAGACAGGTTGTTCGATCTTGACCAACCGAGAATCGAATTGCGTACACCTGAGGTCGAAAAGATGCACCGCGAGGCCCATCAATGGCTGACGCAGCACGAGCACTTGATTCCCACTGAACCTGAACCGAAAGAGGAGGACTGAAATGCCCATTCAATCACCGAAGTTTGAGGAGCTGCTGACTGGCTTGTGTTTGACATCGCCTGGTCCCGAGCGCGAGGCGGCGACAAGCAAGCTCACGCAGTTCATCGAGGCGCACGTGATGTTGCGGCGTACTCAGGCCATCAACGCATTCAAGCGCGCCTGCCAAGCACAGGGATTGATCGCCGTACGCAAGGACGGTTTCGAGCAGTTGGTGAAGGACCTCGAACACCTGCCCGATGGTGACATGGCGGCCGAGGCCCAACAGCTCCGGCACGACGTATTAGACGTTTCCCTGCCCGATGAAGACGGCAAGCCCGAGTTCACGGTTGCGGAAGACGAGGACCTCGACCGCCTGCTGAACAGCACAGCTGCCTTGTTGAGTGGCCGCGCCAATCAGGACGTCGGCATGGCATGGTACGAGGACTTGCAGGCGGTGCTGCGCAAGCTCTCACAAATACCGCGCGTCGTTGACCCCAATGACAGAATCAATGTCGAAGGCTTCGATTACCCGACTACGTATGCTGATCTCGCTCGCTTGCCGGTCGAGAAGCTGTGGAATCGTTTCGTTACAGGTCGGCCGTACCCCGATGCGAAGGTCGCGTTCATGGTGGCACGCGCGATTCCGTTCCTGTACCAGGTGATCACAGTACCAGGTCAGTGGCATTACGACCCTGAATTTCCACCGGACTATAGGCCGGTGTTGGCTGAGTTGGTACCCAAGCGCAAGAACGCCAAGGAGCCAGTCTACGCGGTCGTCTGCTATCACCGAACGCAGAAGGGCGTGCATGACGCCGAGCCTGGTTGGTTCGATCCTCGCACCGATGACACTTGCGAGGTCCTCCGCTGGCAGTACATCAACGCCTAATTAAGCAAAGTAAATAGGTGTCAGGACCTCCACGTTGGAGGTCCGCTTTCAAGAAAGTGCAGGAATGAAGAAACGCAAACTCAATGCAGCCCAGCGCCAGTTGCAGGCCGACTGGGAGAAGATGATGAAGCAACACACGAAGCCTTTGGAGAAGGGCGCCAAGGCCAAATCGCAAGTCTCTAGCGCAGCGCCGCTGTCGAAGAAGCCCATCAAGCTGCTGGAATCCAGTAGGGTCAACAAGCAGCCTTCGCTCGACACGGGGTACACGTCAACGGCACCGCGAGCGCAAATGATGTACAGTGGCGATAAGGTACTCGGAGTGGCTCTGATGCACAAGAGCTCGTACGCGCCGGTCTTCGATACGGAGTCGGCACAGGAAATCGCGAAGATGCGTCGATGACGCTTAGATGAAATGAAGAGAGGATTATTATGAAGGCCCATGAAGACGACCTCGCAGTGGCGAGTGAATACCTCAACGCCAGAAACGCTTCGGTCAAGCAGCTCACCGAACTGGCGCTTCGACTGCAGAACCACGCCTCCGAGCTGGAGGGCGATCCTGATTGCTGCTCATCCACGAGGGCCCACCTCCGGCTTCAAGCCGCGCAGTTGCTGAATCAGGCTGCGCGCATGCAATCAAGCCTTCTCGATGACGTACAGCGCGTGTCCAACCTGCTGAACGACCGGCGCCTCGCCGACGGCCTGGAGCTGGATGCAAGCACCTTGTCGCGTATGCGCTCTGGTCATCTGCGCATCGGTGCGACCTTGATCATCAGCATACACGAGCTGACAGGCTGGCCTGTACGCAACATCAAGACACGACTGAATTTGTCGTGCCTGCCTTCGCTGGCCGCGTATCAGGCGGCCGCCAAATGAGCGCGTCTGAGAAGGGCCATCTGCGTAGGGCATTCGAGAAGGAACTACGCTTGAAGCCCGAGCAGTGTTCAGTGAACGAATACGGCGAGTACACGCACAAGTTGACGCATGCGCTGTGGGCCGCGTTCAAGGCCGGACACGGATTCATGCACAAGCGGGGCACGTTCGTGGTCGCAGAGATTCATGACAACCGACCGCAGTTCAAGCCCTTGCCAGTCACCTATGACTACCTGGATCACGCTCGTGACGCGCAGCGTAGAATAGCGATCCAGACGCAGTCGGTAACGGCAGTGTTCCAACGCGTCTCAGCATTCAATCCTGTCAAGCCTGCCTAATTTTTGAGCACATCATATGTCTTTATGGGTGTTGCATTGCGTAAAGACATATGATATACTGTAGGCAAAGCAAACCCGCCTCTTAACTGCCTAATTTTTAGGCAATTTTCCAGCGAAACCTGACGTTTCGCTCTCCCTATGAAAAGGAGCTACATCATGGCATTGACCCCTGAACAAATTCTCGAACGATTGAACACGCGTGACCCTGACGACAGCTTGCACGACGATTATTTCGTCGATGCCGAAGACGAGCAGGCTCGCATGCGTCGCGGTACGCGCACTCCGACCTCGGCTGCTATGAAAGGAGACGCGAAATGAGCAAACTCTACGACAATGCAAAGACCGTCACCTTGAAAGCTGTGCGCGCTCTGTATCCCGGATGCCGAATCGAAGCCTACTTCGTAGACGAAGAAACGCCCACCAACTACATCGTAGTCGAGCGCCCAGACGCTCACGCGTCAGTCTGGGACGTCAAGGTCGTTCCCGAGGAAGCGTGGAAGAATCCGAAAGCACGGCGCGAATACGCTCATCCCAGTTCGCTGAACACCGACCGCTGGACGCTGCTCGGCGAAGCGCCTTAACCCAATCCCGCCCGGCCAAGCCGGGCTCTCCCTATGAAAAGGAGACATCATGTCTATGTACTTCGGCGACATCGCCAAAACCGTCAAGCCCATCCCAAACGTTCGTATAGGGACTGAAGTCCAGATTTCCGCAGTCGGCGTGTACAAAGGAAAGCTCTCGTACACTGTCGTAGTACGCGACGCAGCTGGAAACCTCGTCGACGAGGTCGGCCCTTACCCTGCCTCTGCGTTCCAGTTCGTCGACCGCTGCACCACTGGCAGCGAGCTCTTACTTATCGACTGGCTCTCCAAGCACGGAAAGGGTAAATGATGCGTATCGTCTTCACTCGCGGCAACATGGTCGACACTGGCTGGAAGCTCACCAACACGCCACTTGGCTTGTTCGCAGAGCGCGAGGACCCCGAGGGAGGTATAACACTGTTCATGCGCGATCAGGGCGGCGACCGCCTGGAGTTCACCCCTCCGAAACTCGAATCGTTCAACGACGGCAAGTTCATGGCCCATCTGTTCGACGTGCTGGCCGAGAACAACACCAACTACACTCTCGTATAGGAGTCTCTAATGAATCTCGGACACTTGCGCGCGTTTCTTGCACGCGCCGATGTGCAAGCGCTGGCTGACGATGTTGAAGTCGGGTGCGTCGGTCACTATGGTGAGCTGTGCCGCTTCCAAGGAGACGATCCTTCGCTTCAGACGCTGAAGCGTAATACCTTCGACTACACTATGGTTCAGGCCGTCATCTTGCCCGGCATTGATGTTGGACCTGAACCCGATTGATCTTTCCCGGCTGTGGAAGCCGGGTTCCCTATGAAAAGGAATTATCTATCATGTCTTTCCGTGACGATCTGGTCAAAGACCACCTCGAACAGAAGCACCGGGCCTCGCAGCAGCCGCCCTCGTACGTGCTGATGCTGCACATGAATCCGGACGCGTACAATCTCGACCTGCACTTGTGCGTTCAGCACGTGCTGTTGGACCACCTGAACATCTGTGCGGCCGACGCCGAGAAGGCTATCAAGGGCGCCGCCAACAGTGGCGCTTCGGTAATCAAGCCCGTGACCAAGGACGTCGGCGAGTCCATGATGCAGCGAGTCGAGACCTGCATGGTATTGCTACTGAGTACCAACTTCAAAGTCGCCCTCGAACTGCTGTAGCCTCGTTTCCCTATGAAAAGGAATGACCATGAAGTTCGTCTATGACAAAACGCCTGCTCACCATGCCCTCCGCCTGCGCAAGCTGCAGGAGCAAATCGAGAAGGAGCGCGCCAAACTGCGCGACCTCGAAAAGGAGGCCGAGCAACTCAAGACCTTCCTGCTGAAGGTGAATCGTGGTAAATCGTTCGCATTCAACGGCACTCTGTATCAGATGTGCGTGAAGGTTACGCGGTCGGCGCGCATGGTCCTCGACCAAGAGGAATGCAAGCGCCTGCTGAAATCCAGAACCCCCTACAAACCCGCCAACGTGGTCAAAGTGGCCATCGATTACGTCTACGAGGACTGACATGAACAAATACGAACTGTTGAAGAACGACATCATCGAAGTCGACGGCCAGAAGCTGTACCGCATACGTGCGTTGCGTACCTTCGGCCACGTTGTCGAGGGAGACGAGGGCGGATACATCGCCACCGAAGACAACCTCTCCCATACAGGTAAGGCGTGGGTTGGCGAAAGGGCGAAGATCTACGATACTGCCCGTGTCCTCGACAACGCCCACGTCGCCTGGGCTGCCTCTGTCTATGGTGCAGCTACCATAATGGGAGACGCCAAGGTAGGCGGATTCTCGCGAATCTACGACTCAGCCACCGTGAGTGGAAGGGCTCAGGTTCGTGGCGAGTCACACGTCTTCGGCTCTGCCTCGGTTGCAGGCGACGCTCATGTAGCGCTCTCTTCTCGGGTCTATGGTTCTGCCTGCGTTGAGGGTCACGCACGCGTACTCGGTGCTCAGGTCTATCAGCACGCCATTGTTAGTGGTAGTGCCATTATCCGCGGCTCCGTTACGGTTCGGGGTCACGCTAACATACACGGCAACGCTGAGATTCGACGTGCTGACGCATACGAACCAGTACTCACGTGCACTGACGACTGGGTCGTGTTCACCAACGTCGGTTCTGAGAACGGTGCTCTGACCGTCTACAGAGCAAGTTCCAGCATCTTTCTGTGCACGCGCGGGTGCTTCACTGGCACGGTTGACGACTTCCTCCACGCGGTACGTATGGAACACGGAGCCAGCGTCATCGCACAGGAATACGAACTTCTGATTCAAATGGCGAAGCTGCGACTGAATCGGCCTAAGCCGGCCGATTCGCCCGCCATTGAAGGCAGCGCGGACCTCAATCCTCTTGCAACTCCGGCCATCGAAGACTGGGAGGAAGCGTGATCATCGAGTGCTACGTGTTTATGCCGTACGAAGGCCAACTACGCTTCTCCTACGACACTGAGACCAACCAGATCGGAAAGTCCAATCCTACTGCTGACGCGCCTCTCGGCGTCTTCAAGTTGACGGGCCAAAGACCGCCGACCTGCAAGGAATTCATCTATTCGGGAAAGCATCACTTTGATGACAACATTCGGCTGATCATCCTCCGTTGGATCATTCCACGCCTCGCCAACGAGGTTCAAGTGGAGCTTGGCGACGAACTACTTGGGGCCTTTCCGTTCAGTCAGGGCTTCAAGTTCACAGCACGCCGCGTTGCTCAGTAAATAGTAGTACACAATCCCTATGAAAAGGAACTAATCATGGCACTCCAAATCCGGCTCCGCAATCAACTCGACGAAGACACGGTCCACGCTACAGTGCGTTGCGATCAACACACGTACAAGGCATTGAAGCAGTTCATGCACTGCAACGATCTCGTCGGCATTCGTTTCCCTCATGGCGTCCGCTTGCTGCCTCGTGGCCGCGGCTGGTATCGTCTGGAGGCGTCGAATTCGCACCGCGCAGCTGAGAAAGTGGAGTTCGCTGTTAAAGCCATGAAGCGTTTCCAGAAGGAGCAGGAGCGTGGAGTCGATGAAGCCATCAAGCTCTTTGCTCCCGTCATGAAGGATCCCGATCTCAAGATCGTCAGTTTCAGCAACGCGTACTCGGAAGGCGAGTACGGATATATGGGCGTCCCGCAGCGCAAGCCGGCGTCTCAACACAAACTCAACGCGCTGGTCGCCAAGTTCGGCCGGCCGCAAAACTAAGGCTAAATCATGGAGCTCGCAATGTCTCTCACCACGCACCAACTGGGTCTGGTCCAAGAACCGACCAAACGAAAGTTCGTCTCCCGAGCGGAGACCGTGCCGAAAGTCAATACGGTAATCGACATCGACATCAACTTCGTCGTCTTCGAGGACGCTGACGGCAATCCGAAGACGCCGATGACGAAGGCCCGCTATGACAGCAAGGTCAAGAAGTGGGTGCAAGTGCCCGTGTCGATGGCCGGTCTCATGCTGTTCTTCAACACAACCCCCACCGAGAAGCACACGAAAGCACGCATTCAGTCAATCATTCCGAATGGCCGCGCGTGCTATGTGGAGCCCGAATGAAGCTCGTACTGTGGCGGCCGCCACTGGATCTTGCAATGCTGGCGGCCTACAACAAGATGCGAGCGGCAGCGGAGAAGCAGCGCACGTACTATGAGCGCGTCATCAAGCAGGTGGACCACATCGTAGGCCGGTTAGCAAACGATTACTGCGAGAAGGAGCTGCTTCACATAGAAGACCTCCAGCGCGAGCTCCGCCTGATCACGAAAGGCACGCCTCTGACGGAGGCCTTGTCACCTGATGACAAGGAGCCGATTCTCACATCGACTCCGGGCTTTAGTCAGCGACAGTACGATGCGCACACGGAACTGCTGAAAAAGGCGTACCGCAAGGTGGCAATGCTGTGTCACCCGGACCGCGAAGGCGGAGATCATTCAGTCTTCCAAGAGGTCGAGATCGCGTATAAGATGCGAGACCTCAATCGCTTGAACGCGATCTATCTGTCGATCCTGCAGGGCCGCAATTTGTATTGGCAACAATCAGAAGGTGTGTACCACGTCAGTTCTGAGTACCATCGCTACGGCGTGGAGCTTGAACTGCTGCAACAAACAGCCGGTTGGCGGGCTACACGCCTGTATCTTGCTGGGCAAGTAAATAGTGCTGCGGAGATCGTTCGTGTGTATCTCACGGACAAAGTCGCAGCATTGCTTAACGAAATCAACTACGTCATAATCAAAGGACAACCAAATGGCAAAGAAGGAACAGAAGGTCGAGAAATCAGACAAGAAGTCGTCGAAGAAAAATTCTTCTACCAAGGGAAGTGACAAAGATCTGACTCCGCTTGAAAAAGCACGATTGGCCCGTGCAGCTGGCAAAGGAAAGGCAAACGGCAAGGCCAAGGCCGGCAAGAAAAACGCGCTGCCGATCTTTAAGGCCCCCGAAGACTTCAAGCCCCACTTCGTGACCGTCCTGATGAAGGTCGAAAAAGACGGCCTGCTCAGCTCGTCCGTGAAGATGACGCGCTACCAAGGCCGCTACGACCCGGAGGCCGACGACAAGAAGAAATTCGATGTAGCCACCTACGATCAGAAGACCGTGCAAGGTGTTCTCTCGCGCTTCGCGATGGTGACCTACGTCACGAACGCCGCCAAGCGTCTTCCGGCTGGCGCCGTCTACCAGGTGCTGCTGCGTATCAATCGCAAGTCGGCAGACGGCTCGATCTCGGTCCTGTTCAAGGGCATGGAGCAGGCGCAGAAGTCGGCCAAGACCGGCCGAGTCAAGATGGTGGCGCTGGACAAGACCGATCCGGTGTATCGCAAGTTCCGCAAAGCCGCGCGCCTGCTGCCGTCGGCCTTCAAGGAAGTGTTGATGCCGCCGAAGCGTACCCGCGGCGCCAACAAGAAAGAAGATGAGTAATCCTCCGCTCTTTCCGTACCAGCAGGAGATCGTAGACCGCCTGAAAGCCCTTGGCACAGGCCGCGCTGTCTACGATCTTCCTTTCGGTAATCGTCTTGGCTTGCGTAGTGCAGATCGTGCACTCGAGCGTGCTACGCTGGCTGTAGACATCGAGGCTTCCGGCCTCAGTGCAGTAAATGAGGTGAAAACGCTGGATCTCACGAACGTCGAGCAGCGCATCGCGAAATCCATTTCCAGACGTGATCTGCAGAACGCACTGTTCGGCATTCGCTACGGCAACTCGCGGATCAGCACCTACGTGCACGAAGACAATGCCCTCAGGTTCTTCGGTGGCAAAGTCGACACTGGTGCCACTCCGGCATTGTATCTGCGCAAGACCCTGATGTACTATCATGTGCAGTCTGCACTGATGAGCTGGAGCTAGTAAATGAAGATCACAATCGAAGTGCCTGACGAGCAAGGCCCTGCTTTCGAGGAATGGCTACGCAGTGTCAAGAAGCCAGTCAGTACGACGCACGCCAGAGAAGTATCGCTGGTGATCTCTACGGAGATTCGGCGGTACAAACCAGCGCGTACTACATGGATGGATACCAACGCCCTGCGCATTCCGCTGCTCGCAATTACACATGACTACGTTCGTCAGTTCGCGGTCTACGACGTAGTGGAGAACGCGCACTCGGGCGACTGGGGCGTGGTGACGAAGATCGAAGGCGATGTTCTGACCGTCAAGGCCTCGAAGGAAACAGTCGACAAGACCGGCGCGGCAAAACTGGAGATCCATATTTCCAATGCGCGTCACCTGGTCTAGTAAATGCTCGGAAAGTGAGATCAAATGTTCAAGTGGAAGACCGGGCGGCAAGGGACAGGGTACGAAGTGCTCACGCTCTTGTGCAGTGAGTGGCTGAAGGCGGATTGCTACATCATCCGCTATCGGGAAGGCTCAAGCATTCCGCAGCACACCGACAAGGTCGAAACTGGCTATAAGCACTTTCGCCTGAATCTCGTGTTGCGCGCTGCGAGCGCAGGCGGCGTGCTCCAGTGCGAGCGCTCGATCTTCAGACTAGGGCCATTGAACCTCTTCAGACCGGACGAGGTGGCGCATTCAGTCACTAAGGTAACAAAAGGCAGTCGGTATGTGTTGAGCATCGGCTGGAAGTGCCGCAGTAAATAGTAGTACGTAGGGCCGTTAGCTCAGTTGGTTAGAGCAGTTGACTCATAATCGAAAGGTCGCCGGTTCAAGCCCGGCACGGCCTACCAAGCATTCGCAGTAAATAGCAGTACGCACAATCGTGCTAGTAAATAGTAGTGCAGCAAGCATCATTGATGATGCATCATCCCGGGTAGTATCTCAATTCATTTTCAAAGGAAATCGCAATGCCTATCAAGAACAACGCCAAAGCCGGTAAAAACGCCAAAGCAGGCAAGAAAGCCAAAGCCGAGAAGGATCTGAAAAAGAAGAAAGGCGCGAAAGCCGAGCAGGAAGCGAAGGGCAAAGGCAAGAAGGGCGCCAAGGCCGAGAAGGAAGTGAAGGGCAAGAAGGGCGCCAAGGCCAACGCCAAGACCGACAAGAAATCCAACAAGAAGGAAGCACCGGTGAAGTCGTCGAAGAAAGCCAAGAAAGCCGCAGCAACCGAAACCGCGCGCACGCTGTTCCTGAAGACCGTGACAACGACGAGCGCTGAATCGATGAAGGACCTGAGCGCTTCGGCCGCCGCCATCACCGTCAACGGCAAGGCAATCCCGCGTTCCTCGATCCTGGCCGTCGTCGGCGCCACCGTTCACCACGAAGTCCTGCTGCCGCTGGGCGAGATCGCCGAGATCGTGGACGTGAAGGGTGTCGCCTGCTACGTGCTGGCCGACGGCACGAAGGTCTCTCCGTTCGCCCAGGGCGCACTGCTGGTGTCGGAAGGCGGCGCGGCGCCTGCAGCATCGTCGGATTCGGAAGACGATGACGAGCTGGAAGTGAGCGACGAGGACGAGGACGAAGACGGTGACGACGAATCGGATGACGACGGCGACTCCGACGACGATTCGGACGAAGACGGCGACGAGGAGGATGGTGACGAGGAATCGGACGACGAAGACGGAGACGATGACGAGGAATCGGACGACGACGAAGATGGTGACGACGAAGACGGCGACTCGGACGACGACGAGGAAGAAGAGGAAGAAGAGGAGGAAGAGAAGCCGAAGAAGGGCAAGAAGGGCGCCAAGGGCAAGAAAGCCAAGAAGGGCAAGAAGTCGAAAGACGACGAAGACGACGACTCGGATGAAGACGAAGACGGCGACGACGAGTCGGACGACGGCGAAGACGGTGACGACGACTTCGACTTCTAAGCAGTAACTCGACGGGAGCACCGCAAGGTGCTCCCTTTTCCATATGGGAGACAGATTTGGAACTCGAATACTTGGCCCTATACAGCAACGACTGCATGACATGCAAACACCTATGCGAAACGGGGGTTCGGGATTTTCAGGCCTGCCATTTCAGCAAAGGAAACCGGCTGTGCCCCGCTTCCGAAGTCCGCCTCGTTGTTGTTGGCGAGGCCTTAACCTACGCACGTCGCGTCCTGCGCGCCCGCGATAAGCGGCAGCCCAAGCGCGAAGCAAAACTCATGAAACACGTCGCCGCGCAGTCTGCGGCCTTCCAATCCCGCTTCTACGAGTATCTCGACAATGGCGGTCGTTCAAACCTCAAGGGTTAGAGTCTATGAAAAGCTCTACGGTGAAGCTCACCAAAATCAGGCAGTTCTATTTCCCGGTTGACGCGGAAGACTACAAGCTGCTGCGCGAACACGGCCTTCCTGCAATCCGCATTCACGAAAACCTGTTGCCCACGTTCGGGCTCGTCTTCAAGAAGTACAACATCAAGCCGCAGAACGTCTCGTTCAACGATGCGATCATGAATCCGTACCTCGATAAGATCGGGGAGACGTGGCAGTCGAAGCCCCACCGGAAAGCCTCGATCACAAAGTCGGTCATGAAGTTCGAGACCACGCACTCGTCGATCCAGTTGCAGTCGCGTGAGGCCCTCCACAAACTGGAGGCATCCCTGCGCAGATTCTTCCAGCGTTGGGGCTTTGCTGCCTCGTTCGAGCTCTCGGAGTCGCGTGGCAAGCTCAAGCTCCACGTCAACTACAGGTTCGATCCTGAACGCAGCCCCGTCATACCGTTAGTGGAAGACCCAACGAGCCTGCCTTCGGTCAAGATCGATCTTGGCTTCATACGGTTGACCATGACGCTGATGAAACGCGAGATCGAAATCAACATTTCCATCGCAGCAGGCCCCGGCTGGAATTCGATTCACACGTCGCGCTGCCTCTACTCTCAGGTGTCCGACGTTCGGCCTATGCTTGCGACCTTCGTGGACATCGTTAATCGGGACCCTCACAACGCAGACAACAAACTGAAGTAGACAATTAAATGTGCCACACATTAAGGAGTAGCGATGGCAAAGGAAAAGAAAGTCGCGGAGTACAGTAGCGGCTCTATTGAAATCCAAGGCGGTCTCGATGGCGTTCGCAAGAACGCGTCGATGTACATGGGATCGACTGGAGTGGATGGCGTATGGAAGTTCGTCGGCGAACTCCTCGACAACGGCGTGGACGAGCATCTGGCGGGCCGCAACAAAGCCGTCATGCTGCACGTCGACTCGGATGGCTCCTACTGGGTGCTCGACCAAGGCAAGGGCATTCCGCAAGGCGTCAAGGAAGTCCACATGCATGTCAACGGCAAGGACATCGTCAACAAGATTCCGACGATGCAGGCCGTGTTCGGTGAACTACACACGTCCGGCAAGTATCGTTCCGACGCCTACAAGAATTCGATTGGTACTCACGGTATCGGGTCGAAGGGAACGAACGCCACGTCTGAGTTCTTCACCGTACACACGTACTACAAGGAACAGTGGTACACGGTCGGGTTCAAGAAAGGCAAGCTCATCTCACCAGTCCAGAAGCTCAAGAAGGCTCCGAAGGGTCCTGACGGGAAACCGCTCAAAGGCGGTACGTGCATCCACTGCAAACCTGACCCCACGATCTACTCAGCCAAGGCTTTCCCGCTGTCGATGGCCGTCGAGTGGGCTGAGATCACGGCCTACCTGAATCCCGGTCTCGGCATCGTCTTGTCGTCGCCGAAGAGCCGGAAGACCTATCTGTCGAAGAAGGGACCTACCGAGTACGTGAGCAACCGCGTCACCAAGCTGAAGGCCGAGTACCTGACCGACAAGATTTTCGAGTTCAAGTCCGACGTTGGTGAAGTCGTGCTGGCATTCACGAATGCCGAAGGTGTAGACGTGCGAGGCTTCACGAACGGTCTGTCCAACAAGGAAGGCGGCACGCACGTCTCGTCGGCAGTCGACGGCATCTACGATGGCCTATGTCAGGCACTGGTGAAGGCAGGGAAAGAGAAGCTGGTCTATGCCAAACAGAAGAAAGGCGAGAAGGGTAAGCGTACGATCTTCAAGGTATCCGACTTGAAGGAAGGCATGGTCGGTCTGGTGAATGCAAAGCTGCACAAGGCAGAGTTCTCGTCGCAAGACAAAGCGCGCTTGACCGACGCGCGCATGGGCAAACCCTTCCACGAGCTGGTGGTGAAAGACGCAATCGCGTTCTTCTCCAAGCACTCGAAGGTAGCGATTCAGCTGGCTGAACGGGCCGGCAAACTCGCGCAGCTGAAGACCAACTTCGCGCTGTCGAAGAAGACGCTGACCGAGTTGAACAAGTTGAAGAAGAAAGGCATGAGCACCAAGTATGTGCCGCCGTCAAGTGGCAAGGCATCCGAGCGCGAGATCTTCATCGTGGAAGGTGACTCGGCAGGTGGCCCGGCCAAGCAGGCCCGATTCCCCTACCAAGGCATTCTTCCCATCCGAGGCAAGATCAAGAACGTGATCGCCGCGAAAGGCGACAAGGGGCTGGATTCGGAGGACATCCTCAACATTCTGGCAGCGATCGGGTACGACCCGAAAGCCAGCGATCCATATGCGAAGCTGGCCACTGGCAAAATCATCTATCTCGCAGACCCGGACCCTGACGGGCACCACATCAACTGTCTACTGCTCGGCCTGACGTACAAGTTTCTGCCCGAGTGCTTCGACCGCGGTATGGTCTTCGTTGCGAAGACGCCCGAGTATTACGCGATTCACAAAGGCCGCATGTACACAGCCGACGGTGCACGTGCCCTACGGTTGAAGATGGACAAGGACAAAGTACCGGCCTCAGTAAATCCGATTCACATAAAGGGCTGGGGTGAGATTGACCCTGCCGTGATGCGTGTGCTGGCAATGAATCCCGACACGCGGACGCTGATCAAGATCAATCCTCTCAAGGATTCGGACAGTGCGTTTGCCAATCTCATGGCCGAGTCGGCGGACTCCCGTCGCAAACTGGCTTGGGGAACTGAAGAATGAAAAAGACAAAGACCAAAAACGTAGAGGCGTCCAAGGGCAAGATCCTCACGCAAAGTATTACCGACTTCGGTTTCGTCTCGTTGAAGCTGTACGCCGACGAGGTGAATCTGGAGCGCGCGATTCCAGACATCATCGACGGCCTCAAACCCGGCCTGCGGTTGACCATTCACGGCTCTGCTGAAATCGCGAAGACGCAGTTCGCTAAGGCCGCTCTGATCGTCGGTCACGTCATGGGTAACTACTACCCGCACGGCGACAGTGGCATTTACGGTGCAATGGTGACGAACGTGCAATCGCTGATTCCTCTGCTGCACGGCAAGGGCAACTGGGGTTCGATCACGGATGGCCCTGCCGCCTATCGTTACACGAACGCGCGGCTCTCCAACTTCGCGCGACTGGGGTTCGACCCCCACTACGCTAACCCGGAGGTCTCGTCGTACGTACCGAACTATGACGAGCGGTTGACCGAGCCCGTGTCGATTCCGTTTCCTCTGCCTGTCATCTTGTTCAGCGGGGCTGAAGGTATTGGCTACGGCGCGGCGTGCTCGATTCCGTCGTTCACTCCTGAGTCTGTTGCGGAGGTCATCAAGCGCCTCCTAAAGGGCGAGAAGATGAAAGTCGAAGACTTCGCGAAGGCGATGGAGCCCGATTTCAAGTGGGGCGGTCAATTCGTGCGGACAAAGGAGAACCGCAAGGCGTGGATGGAAATGTTCACGTCCTCGCGAGCCTCCGTGTTGTTCGAGTCGCCTCTTCAAATCGACACGGCCAAGCACATCGTGAAGATCAACGAATGGCCGAATGGTGTAGACCCCGAGAAGGTCTGCCTGTGGGCGCGCGGCCTGCCTGAGACCCAGCAGGCATTCCCTTCCAAAGGCGGCACCGAATTCACCTTCGTGATGAAGAAGGGCTACAACTCGGTGCAGTTCGATGCATGGGTGAAGAAGCTGGCGCAGAAGACTCGCGCGAAATCCAGCTTCAACATAAACGTGACGCGCCGCACTGCAGTGGTGAACGATGGCGTCGTCGGCTACAATGTCAAGCTCATGAGCCTGTCCGTCCCGCAACTGATCATGACGTGGCTGAAAGAGCGTCTGGCCACTGAGATTCGTTCGCTGGACTACCGGATTCGCAAGCAGCAGGAAGCCATCGCCTACTCTGAACTGCTGATCATGGCGGCCCAAAAACTGGACATCATCGTCCCCATCATCAAGAAGTCGAAGCAACCAAAGGAGGAGCTCGCCAAGAAACTGAAGATCACGCTGGAGCAGGCGAATCAGATTCTGGACCTCACGCTGCGCAAACTGACGCGCCTGGATCAGGAAGCCATCGAGCAGAAGCGCAAGGAGCAACTGCAGGAGTTGAAGCAGCTGGAGAAGTGGCGCAAGAATCCGAAACCCAAGATGATCGAAGACACCGACCGCGCGCTCGAAGCCATCGAAGCCGACCGCAAGTGGTATGCGTCGAAAGACAAACAGGAGCTCACGCTGTCGTAACTAATTGTCAATGTCGAATTGCCTAAATTTTGTGCATCAGCTTGCCGTTGTTTTTCTGCCTGACTGCTCAAAATTTAGGCAGCATTGAGCCCCGTCAGAGCTTGCTGTTGAGAAACCGCATGTGATATAATGAACACGCAGCGTCTCATTTATCATGCTGCCTAATTTTTGAGCAGCTTCCCTATGAAAAGGAAACCATCATGACTCAACAGGAACTGTATGGCTTGGCTCTGATCTCGCTGGGACACGTTATGTACCGTGAAGGCATCGACGCCGACGCAGCGTGGTCGTCCGAGTACGAACTCGATCACGTGAAGTACCTGACAGACAAAGGAGTTGACCCGCTCGTCGTGCAAGATCTCCTGAAGCTCACGGCAGCCGGGTTGTTACGTCGCTGCTAATCGCAGGCGCCTCGGCCACTTCGGTGGCCTAACTCTTGGAGTTCCAAAATGATCATCACTCTGAATACCTCCGACAAGCTGGTCGTCCATTTCGCAGAAGTCAACGGCGAGTTCGAGATCCACTTCGACACTTCGGAGTATCCGAAGCAACTGGTCGTGCGCGAGACCGCAGGATTTCCCGGTAATCGAGTCGGCGCCGCGAGTAGTCTGCTGTATCACGAAGACTGGCGTAGCCCGGTCATTCTGCTGGACAAGGAAGCCGAGGTCAGCATCGCCGACAACGCGCACAACGCGCAGTTGGAGCAACTGCTTCGCGATCACGATGAGGACCAACGAGTCGACATTCAGCTGCTAACGCTTTTGCGCACTCGCATCGAGGACGGGTGGGGCGACCGGACAGCGGCCGACAGGGAAGCGCATCAGCGTATCACCGAGAAGGTGCCCGACGCAAGTGTGGACGCAGTGATCTCCAACTGGAAGACGATGGTGCGGGCGTTCACGCAGATCACCTCCGAAGACGGAGATACGGGCTTCGACGGCGTACTCGCGAAACACGTACGCCTGTACATCCAGGCCGAGGCGAACAAGATGCCTGAGGCCAAGATCAAGTGGGAGCGCGAAGGCCGCAATCGCCTCGAAGGAAAGTACGGACATGAGTTGGCGGCGCGAGTGTGGGCACGTCTCGTTGTGTGTCTCGCGGCAACGCAGCCCACCGAAGACGAACCCGACGCCGAGGAAAGTGACGTCGCCCAAGACGACGACAACTCCTGAGCAACCGCAATTCCCAATTTAAGGTTCACCAAAGCGGACAGCGCAGGCCACAGTGTGCAATTTGAAGTCCGTAGTAAATAATGTGGCATCACTTAACAACCCTTCCAAACAGAGGAAATTGAAATGGCAAAATCGAACGACACCGCTGCAAACCTGAAAGCCGCTGCAAAAGAAATCACCCAACTGCAGTCGCAAGTCGCCAAGCTGACCAAGCAAGTCGAGTCGAAAGACGAGCAGATCGAGAAGCTGAAGGCCAAAGCCAACGGCGGCAAGGTCGAGAAGAAAGCGGGCAAGAAGGACAAGACCGAAGGCAAAGGCAAGAAAGCCGACAAGGCCGAGAAGGGCGAAGGCAAGAAGGCCAAAGCCAAAGCCGCCGAGGGCAAGGGCAAGAAAGCCGACAAGAAGGAAGGCAAAGGCAAGAAGGCCGACAAGGCCGAAGGCAAGAAAGCGCCCAAGGCAGAGAAGGGCGACAAGAAAGCGGGCAAGGCCGGCAAAGAAGGCAAAGCCAAAGCCGCCGAGGGCAAGGGCAAGAAAGCCGACAAGAAGGAAGGCAAGGGCAAGAAGTCGAGCGGCGACGATTTCCTGCTGTAATCGAACGGCAAGTGAAATGACGAAAGACGGGGCTTGTGCCCTGTCTTTTGTCGCTTGTGAACTCTGTTTTGGAGGCTCTAGATGAAACACAATCCGTTGGGAAAGAACAACTTCGATCGACTGGAGGCCGCCGGCTTGGTTGCTGGTGCCGACGACTCGGAGAACATGAAAGCAAAAACCGAGGCACGCGTCTCGGAACTCAATACGCTCGTCACCAAGATCCGCAAGGTAGAGGCCTACCTTGCGGAACTGTACGTGTTGCCGAAGCCGCGACAGCTCAAACGGCTGGCCGCTGCCGCTCAGGGCCTGAAAGAGCTGCATCAGCAGAAGCTGCCAGTCGGTGCCAAGAAACACGTTGAGGCCTGCCTCAACGAAGTGATCAGCTTGCGCGAGGGCGTGTACTCGTCCAACTCCCGCATGGATAAACAGACGCTGGCGCTTACGGCCTCGGTCAAAGCTCGTAAGGAGCTGACCGCAATGGTCGAGTCTGCACAGCATCGTCTGGAAAAGGTGGTGGCTGATTCCTCGTCCGAACTGGACATGGAAGAGTTCTACAAGAAGGCTGCAGACGTCATCAAGAAGAACGACGCCGAATCCGCGAAAGTCCTGCCGCTCAGGGACAAAGCCTTCCTGCTGGAGCGCGTGCCGGTCGTTCCTCTTGGTTCGTCTCTCTCCACGGAGAAACTGCCTCAACTCGGATTCAAGTCCGAGTCTCTCGGGGGTTATCCCATCATTCACAACCAACTGGTGCTCGGCATCAACCCGAAGCGGTTGGCGTCGCATGGTGACGCGGAATCGCAGCGATTCGCAGAGCTCCAGCAGAAGCTGAAAGAGAGCGGAGTCTCGCTGGACGAAATCAAAAAGATTCACGGCAAGATCAAGGACCTGACGCTCGACATTTCGAGGTTGGACCCTGAGAAGGCCGACAAGGAATACGTTGCCAAAAAGAACGCTGATCTGAATCGTCTTCACGAAGAGGCCAGTCGTCTGATTCAGAAGTCCGGCATCGATCCTGCCGAATACCAGTCTCTCCAGCAAAAGCTGCGCCGTTCCCACTCGGCGGTCATTCCTGCTGTGCGCGAAGAGGCGGAGCGCATTCGCAAACTGCTGGAGAAGAAAAAGAACGTCAAACTACGCTTCGTTTCCGAGACTCCGCACTCCGACAAGAAGAGTGGTGGCATCTGGTTCTGGCTCATGCCCGACAAGGAGCTGGACATGCTGGCCAAGGCCTCGCACACCAAGCGAGTGGACGTCAAACAGTGGGGCTTCGCTTTCAGCTAAAGGAGCAATCATGCTGGTCAATCGCTTATACGTCGTGCCAACCGAGGAGACTGCCGCCTACTTGAGCGCAGTCATGGCCGGTGCTCCAATCGACATTGACATGACGGAGTTCAAGGTCGAGGTCACCTCAACCGAAGATGCGCTGGAGATCGATCCGTCTAGGGTCTACACGGCGCAGGCCATCAACGTCAACGTGTTCTACGATTCGTACTTGCAGCGATCCAACCTGATCGCCACAATGGTCAGTTCCGATCTGCAGGATCGAGCACGTGAGCTGAATCAGGAAGGTGTAGTGCGCGCATTTTACGACTGGTACATCCCGTACATGGTGATTCGTCGTGGCGTGCCCCCGCTGAGTCGACACTTCCGCACCTGGAAGGTCTCGGTCGCCAACGCTATATGCCAGAACGAGCGGCCGCTGTCTTTCACTGGCGAGCACGTCGTGCAGGAAGACCTGATGGCCTATCCTGACTTTGACTACATTCAGGCGATGGCTGCCGAGTTGCAGCTGCGGCACAACAGTGGCTAAGAATCACCCTCGCAGTATCATCCTGCCTCACTGCTGGGTGTGCGAGGTAAAGTTCGTGGGTTCAGGTGGCACCGAGCAGCGACACGATCATCACGTCTTTCCGCAAGCGTACGGAGGCGTGGACGGACCAGAGGTCAGTGTCTGCGATTCGCATCACTCCAAGCTGCATCGCATTGCTGAATGCCTGATTCACGAAAAGCCGTATCACCAATACTTGAGGGGTGAGCCTCAAGAGCGCGTCAAGAAACTTCTGTACTTGGCAACGCGCATTCACCAAATGTACCTGGTGGTGAAGAACGATCCGAACAAGGCCACGAGCACCACGCTGACGCTCACGGCCCGTTCTCAGAAAATGATTGATCAGCTCAAGCCCGTGCTTGGCGTTCGATCCCGGGAAGCCGTTTTACTAAAGGCGCTAGAACTACTCTACAGCCGCCACTTTGTTCGATGAAAGGAACAGACCTCATAGTCTCCGCAGTATCAGTACACCCTTCCGATTCCTACAAGCACAATCAATAAACATGGCTATCAAAAAAGAAAATCTAGGGAGCCTGTCCTCGGTCTCCCTGTCCGAAACGTACAAATGCAGTGAATGTCTCCACCATGCGAGGCATGCCCATCCGCAGTTCAAGACCGTATGCAAAGAGCGCGGCATCAAAGGCGTTGCATTAGCCCCGACGTGCTTTACCCCGGACGTGAGCATCATTGCGTCTAACTCTGACGCATTCGTTCAACTGGCAACGTTGGTTGGAGAATACACGCCGCGCCAGCGCCGGATTCTCATCGCTCTCATGAAAGCCAAGCCGATCTCGAAGAAGCGGTTCACGCGAGCGCTGGCGTTCGGCACCAAGGTGTTTTTCTTGGGTATGGGCGCCGACTACATCAGCAACTACCTTTCAGGGTACGTCGTGGGTCTGACTTCGACCGGCGAGCTGATTATCACCGGGTCACCTGACCGCAATACGCGGGGCAAGTCGTACATGGCGTACATGACTGATGACGACAACCTGATGACGCCCGTGGAGTGGAAGAAAAAGAAGGCGGAGCTCAAATCGCATGGTCGGATCTACGATCCGAAGATGAAGGGGCTGCCGAGGCAGACCGACGTGGAGCAGGTGCCCACCATTGACAACGCACCGTCTGCTTGGTACGACAAGCAGGAGAAGAAAAAGAAGAAAGGTGTGAAGGATCTGACCGACATGGTCTTCAATGTCAGTGGGAGGTAATGTGCTTACCGAAGTCCTTGGAGTCAAGACACTCAAAGTGGTGCCGCCGTTGTTCGCCTACCTGTTCTACAAGATTGACCAGAAGGAGTTCCTGGCCTACATCGAAGACAATGGCATCGTGGAGTCCCGAGAGGAGGCGCTGCGCATCAAAGACGCGGCCCGGGTTAATGGATATGTGCTGAAAAACTGCAAGCTCTATGCGTGGGCGTGCTGGAGTGCCCGCGTGTTGGAAATGCCGCTGCCTAAGGCCAGTGAGTTTGAGGTCGATGCTGCCGATGCGAAGATTCTCCGGCGTCTGAATCTCCAGCATCTGGAGGAGCGAACGAAGCAAGGGTTCCCGCGCTATCCGGCGTACACTCTCAAGTCGTTCGATCAACTGACGACGAAGATGCTGGCCTCCTCAGACTTGAGGAACTACATCGGTAAGTTCGTGACACGCAAGATGACGTTCCTCATGAAGAGGTCGTATGGAGAAACGCGCTACGACCTCGAAACCCAGCTGCAGGAGAGCGCACTGCTGGCGTGGTACAAACAGTATCCACGATTCGATTCCGATCTGCATATGGTCAACGTGTCGAAGACGCAGATACACAACACCGGCCACACGATGATCACGTCTCTGACTGCCAAGTCGCGCCAGCGTCTGATTCAGAATGCAGACGGCACGTTCGACGCCGTTCAGGTGGACATTGATGTTCTGGCTGACGTGAGCGCGCCGCCTCAGTACGGGCAAGCACTGCAGGATCATCTGCAAGCCTTGTCAGCAATCGAGCACAAGCTGAATCAGCGTGCGAAGGAATTCCTACTGTGCGCCGCGGGGCAGTATCATGAGGGCCTGTCCCGGTTCCTGAAGGTGCGCAACGATGAGGCTGCGGAAGAGTGGCCGTACGCTCGGTATATGGCTCAGTGCCAAAAGTTTTTCGAGACGACTCCTGAGAGAGTTGAGAAGTTGTTTTCATCCATTCGTAGATATGCGTATCACACCAATGTAGCGAGGTGATCATGAGCAGCTTGGAGCAACGCCAAACCGAATTCGCTGAGAGCTTCGGCCTTACGCTGGAGCACTACAAGAAGCTGGCGAGTGCGCTGAATCACACCGAACTTGTCACGTGCTTGGAGCTATTGCGTGCGAAGCGGCATCGATCTGGATTCCGTAGCCACTGCAAAAGCCAAATCCAGCAGTGGCTAGGCGGCGCGCCTTACCTAAAGCCCTTGTCTCAGCGCCAATTCGAGATGGCGATGCCCAAGTGGCCGATTCACTACACGATACCGACCTGACAAACCTAGGACAGTGCCTTCGAGTGCTGTCCTTTCTTCACCTTTGCAAGGCTATGAAAACCGTCAAACCCGTAGAGCAGGCAACTGATTCTCAACTGCGTCAGCTTACCCGTCGCTTTGAAAGCGTCTCGGAATACTCTGGTATAATACAATCGCAGCTACCCCTGGTGACCACTGAGCGAGCGCAGCTGGTCAACCTGTTGAAAGCCAACCACATCTTCCAATTCGCAATCCAATAACAAGAGACCCATAAATGAACATCGACCGACTGCACAACACTCTGCATCTCCTGCGTAACGAAGAAATCGTCGACTTCGACCTCGCTGGCTTAGTCATCGACGGCAAGCCCGTGTTCGAGATGGGGTCCATCCCTCGTAGCAAGATGCCTCAACTGAAAGGCTTTCCCCGAAAGGGCTCTATAGCAGAGCATCTGCCCAAAGACAAGCACGGAAAGGTCAACGTCTCTGACGAGTTCCTCAGCTACATGACCAACGTTCAGAAATACGAGTGCACTTATGATCGGGCACGTGCCTCGCAATTGAGTGGCGCTCAGTCGGAGCTCGTGGCGTTCAAAGTTGCCGCCACAGTGGCGAAGCTCTGGAAGAATCCAGAGCACAAGAAGTTTCACCAGACCTACATCGTTGACTGCCGGGGCACATTGCTGGATGCGCATCATGGTTGGGCAAGCGTTAGGGTCTACGACCTGCTGCAAGGCACTGGCGGTGACACCATGCTGACCGTGCTACGGTTCGATTGCTCTATCGAGGAGCTGATCAACGAGGCCCGCAACTTTACTACTATCATCGGTATCGAAAACAAGGAGGGTGTATGACTGGCTTTAACGCGATCGACTTTGACGACCTGGCTGGTGCTCCGAAGATGGACGCGGACGACAGGTGGCCTGAACCTGAATTGATTCAACGCTTCCACTCCAATTACGAGTATCCGATACTCAACTACCACGCGCAGACCCGTCATTACGAACAGGTGATGAGGCACGCATTCAGAGGACTTCGCCTGGAAGTGCTCGATCACGAGCTGAGGCAGCTGACGTTCTATCCGCCGACTGACGAAGTGGACAAGACCACGGGAAGAAGGCTTTCTGTCAAGAAGACGTTCCCACGCATGTTCCTCAAACTGGAGATGGACGCGTGGATCAAGGAACCGGACCCTATGGTGACTGCTTGGGAACGATTCAAGTTGTGGCTGACTCGCAAGCCCCTTCCGAAAGCCGCAGAGCCTGACCGCATAATTGTCTACTACTCGATGTCGCAATTCCAGACAGAAATATTCCGCAGGCTGTGGACCAACGACTTCGCCTGACACTTACAAGGACAGAACATGAGAACAGCAAATTGGGCAGCTGCCGCCGACTACATCAACCAAATGTACGGTCACGGCCTGAACCCGCCTATGGCGTCACTGGACACTCTGACCATGAGTCAGCCGGGCGTTATCGAGTTCAAGATCAAACGAGGCACGCTCGGCGCCAACACGTTTGTCAGCCTCGACCGTCTGGTCAACCGTGTGTCTGCCGTTCACGGAGCGACGCATACGCGGGATCTGCTCCACAACGGGAAGGCCTACATCTGGACCATCACATCAGAGCGCTCTGTAATCGTGGGCTACCGTAACGGCAAAGGCGTTTATATCCAACTCAAAGACACGGGAAACTGAAAATGAGACTCGACACTCATCTCTACAATCTACTCAAGCAGTACTTCGACGCCAGCTCCATCACCGAAAAGCAACGCCTGCAAGAACTCGCTCTCACACATCTCGAGAAGCGCGATCAGGTGGGCCGCGCCATCTCCCTCGACGCATGGGAGACCATCGTCGATGCCTTCGGAACCAACTGAAAGGAAATTCACATGCAACAGTACATCTTCACCGTGCAGCAACACAAAGACGCCCGCTGCCACATTGCAGACGGCAGAGGTATCCCGTTCGAGACGCTCTACTCGTACGCTAACGGCAAGCTCTGCAACGCGGGCTGTGCTTACTTTGAAGGTGGTCGATGCGCGGCCTACAAGAAACTCGTTGCCGCTGGTGATCGGCCGATCTCGCAAGCACCGACCGAGACCGTACGTCAGCAGGCCGAGCGTATGGGTATCAGCATCAGCGAAGTCCGCCGTCTTCGCCAACAGCAGAACTGAGGACCACTATGAACCGCCCTGAACTCCTGGCCTACACAAGGGCCGTACCGTCCACGCCTGCGCTGCGCACCTTGCTGCAAGGTATCGACGAATCTATTGCCGAGGCCAACTCGGCAGTGACTCTCATGAAGACCGTGATCTCGTGCGTCGATATGGACGGCGAGAACCTTCGTGAAGCCTCGAACATGGTGCACTATGCTCTCAAGTACGAGAAGGCTCACGCCAAGCTCTCCATTCTGTTCCTGTCTCTCGCCCAGACTCTGCAAGGTATGGGCCACAACATCGACTACTGACTATGATTGACACTACTCTCCAAGACTTTCTTCCCAAGACGCTTGATGAGCGTCTGGCCAAGCTGCGCGAGCGCTTGAATCAAGCCTGGCCTACGTTCTCGACGTGTGGCGGCTATGACAGGAATAGCCTGTATCTCTGTGATCACGAGCAGGGAGCTATGGTGCGCTTCTATCGTGCAGGTCGACCAATCACGTTCGATCCTGTCGGCGCGGTGAAGCACGGTGCTATGTGGCACCTGAGCGGTCCGATCAACGACGTGACGAAATTCAACAACCCGCAGATGCATGCGTATTTGGAATCCAACGAACTGAGCTGGGTGATCATCTTATGAAAGACGCAAACGAACTCCTCTACTGGGCCGCACTCGCGGCAGGCGCACTGGCGTTCCTCGCGTGGCGGCGGCGTCGCAAATCGGATAACCGCGAGTTCAAGGAGGGAGAGGCCGAAGCCAAACGCCTTCTCAAAGCCGGAGTATTCCCGGCGGCAATCCTGTCCTACATCGAGGTTCAGCGCTCGCGCGGCATGAGTGGTCCGTACGAGATGGGCCTCAAGAAAGCGCTCTCCAAAGCGGAGGTCGAATGAGTCGCCTGATCTCCGATCAGATCATTGAGCGTTCGCGCTCGATCTGGCGCATGGCCGAAGACCAAGAGCGCTCGGTCATTCGGTCGGCGCTACTCGATGTGACTATCGATGCAGCTATGGAGCTGGCGTACAAGTCGATGCAGCTGATCGATCAGTACGCGAGCGTTGGGCCATCACGCCAGCAACGGGTTATGCGCGATCTCTTGACGCTGTGGCGCAAGCTCGTGCGCAACGTCAAGGCCGTGAACAGCGACCATCCTATAGGCGAGCACCACCTGTATCTCGTGTTGCTTGACAGCTGGGGCATTCGCATGAACGCCTATGAGAAGTTATTTCCGACGTGCTCCGATGTGAAGCTCCTGTATCACCAGCGCTTTGGTTTGTGTCAGCCACTCGCTGGACTCGCCGTCGATGCAAAGCGTAAAACACTCGCACGCGCTCGCGTCAGGGAAATCCTTGATGCCTATGCAGGGAACGCCTAAACCTACCCAAAAGCCGGGAAAACGATGTGGAAAACCGTCGTTTTCCCGGCCTTTTGCGCCATATCAGGCGGAAAACTGTTGTGTTTCTGGAAAGAGGTGTGATATACTGAAAGCGTAGCGTCTCCACAATACAAGCTGCTTAAAAATTAAGCAAATTCCCTATGAAAAGGAATCCCATGAAAATCAAACTGCCCGAAGGCATCCCCTCTCTCGCCATGTACGAAACCGTATTGCGTCACAGCGTTACCCGCCTCAGTGAACAGCTGGAGGCGGAACGTGCTGAGTTGAAGCGCGTACAAACGGCACTTGCCGTTAAGAAGACGCAGGTGCAAGTCAAGGCCAAGAATCCACTGGTCCTCGATTCGTCCAAACCGCTTTCTACCCAAGTGCAAGCCGTTGCGAAGCACTGCGGCCTCGTGTTCAGTGGTGTCTACAGTGAGAAGACCAAAACCAAAGGTCGCAAGGTCAAGCTGCATATGGTGTATAGCGGCTCGTTCGCCGGTCCTGTACTCAGCAAAGCAAAGTTCAATGCTTTCGAGGCCGAGCTGCGTAGGGCGATGGAAACATCTGGTGTCACCATCAACTCTGTTGAGTTTCTTGCGCCGCCAAAAGGGGATTGGCGCAAGACTCCGAGCATCGCCGTCTTCTTCGCCTAACCTACTGGAGTTCATCATGTCTCGTTCTAAATCCCTCACTGCAAAAACCCATGCCTTCCTGACTCACCTAGGCTTGCATCCAGTAGGCGGCGTCGAGAAGGTCGACAAACTTGAGATCGTGGCTTCCGCCACGCGTGGAAGCGTTCGGTCCTTCATGAAGACCGCTCTCAGCGGCGGTCAAGGGTCGGTCGGTGACTTTGACCTGCGATTCGGCACTACTGCCATGAGTAGAGGTTATCGTCGCACGACGGCTACGGTTTATCACAAAGGAACGTGGTTCAAGTTGGGATGGATAACGTTCATCACAGTTCCGCGTTCTCAGGTAGTCAAAGTCATTCTCAACAACGAGTTCTGAAAGGTATATCATGGCATCCCTCAAACAACACAAAACGACCTCGCGCTTCAAGCGCCGGTATCGCCGCGAAGTCTACAGAGTGATGCGCGAGTTCCGTCAGAACGAGATGGGCCACTCGCAGAAGATGGTCAGCGACCTGGTGCGTGTGACGCTGCGTCAGCGCTCTGGTCATTTCATGAAGAAAGGGATTCGTCAGTGCTACGACATGATCCCGGCGGAAGATAAATCGCGTACTTAGGAGACTGATATGCTGAAAGTATATCTGCTGTGCGAAGACATAGACCTGGGCTACCATGTGCATAACGTGTCGGCCGATGAGAAGCGCATGAACGAGTTGGCTGCCTCCAACAATGAGCGCGACCGCAAGACCTGGACGGGGGCAGACGGCATCGAACGCAAGAGCCGCGACATTTGGTGGGTTGACACGCGCGATCTGGAAGACTATCAGAACAAGGGGAAGTAGCATGGACGTTTTCGATGACGAAGTTCTAATTGAAAAGAAACCGACGTGGGAAATCGCCTTCGTGGTAATGAATCAACTTCTTTGGGAGTGGGGTCCGGTGGGTGAATTGCTCGGTGAAGTAGTGACTGGAATCAAATGCCTGCTTCTCCTGACCTTAGCTATTGCTATCCGCACGGCTCTTATTGTGCTGCTTCCTTTGTCGGTTGCATTTCTAACGCACCTGCAGGTGCGAGCTTACAAGAAGGAAGTGGCTAGGGCCGAACGCGCCCGGAATCTTAATATCAAGGAGTCCCTCAAATGAAAACCATCATCGAAGTCAAGATTGCCGACCTGAACATTAACCGTATCCGGGTCGTTGACGATCCGTCGCACCCACTCACAGCAACTCTGCTGGTGACTGGTCGCGACGGCAAGACGGAAGTGGCGTTCGCGTGCAAGCGCACGTACGCTGGTGCTCAAGCACTGGAGTTCGCTACCCACTCCTACGCCGACGCCGCAGCACTCATCGACCTGCTGACGTTCAATCTCACGGCCTTCGATGTCGAGCGGTTGGAAGGCAAGCTCGTGCGCGTGTCTGTGTTGGAGCTCTTGGACAAGGGTTGGACGTTGGTGCGCCGCCCGAACGATCTCTTGCGCTGCACCTCGCCGGAGTTCGGCGACTCGGACACTTCGGACATGATGGCAATTTCGCTGGCCTTCGTGAACGATGGCGTGAACCTGTGGGCCGAGTACGACGGCACCACGCGCTCGGATGCAGACGCCTTCATTGAAGTGCTTGATCGCACGGGCACGAAGCACGAGGTGATCGGATGAACAGCACTCCGACGAACTACACTGAATGGGAACATCATGTTCCCGACCACACGGTTGCCGACGACGGCTTTGGCAATCTCTTGCTGACTAACATTGATACGTTCTGGTTCAACGTCGAGCGCTCGACCGAAAACCTGCACTGAGGAATATCATGCCTTTCATTGAACTGAATGCCAAGCAACGGCGCGCTTTGTTGAACGAACTCATCGACGAGGCGTCCGATCCCGAGCTGTTGAGTATGGTGCGTCTCATCATAACTCGCAGCAATCTGGCCTTTCATAGGCCGTTCAAAGAGCAGGCTTTAGCGCACGCGCAAAAGACCTTTAAGTTCTCGATGGCCAAGCCCAAGAAAGTGAAGGCTCCGGGCCTCCCTGTTCACGTTGACGAAGACGATTTCGAGGACGAATAATGAAATCCGATTTGGGAGAACTCTTGAGCGTCAAGCTACGCCGAGATCAGCAACAGAAGATGCTGCGAATCGGCACTCTTCGTGAACTAGTGATGGCGCATCAAGCTCACCAGCGCGCAGTGAACGAGTTCGGAATTGCCCTCGGTGTCGACCTCGACAGCCTGAACAATGCGCAAGCCACTGCAGTCTTTGCACTTTGCAGTGAAGTCGACCCTCGTGAAGTCTCTGAGGAAACCTTGATCAACCTGATGGAACAACTGGAGGATTTGAAATGAATGTTCTACCCTGCCTGTTTTTCATCGGCAGTACCATTGCGCTACTGCCCTCGTGGGCGTTCGCCTCCGTGACTTGGCGCTGCCGACACGGTCGGTGGATATGGCTCCTCCTTGGGAGTACGCGCGTGCTGCCTACAGCACTCTGAATTGGGTGCTGGTCGTCATCAACAACGTTCTCTGGGTCGGCATCATCTCCGCCTGGGCTATCATCAACTATCTGACAAGGAACTGAAATGAATCAAGCAATGGACAAGAAATTCGCAGACATGATCCTGAAAGCGATGGAGTATCGCGAGGCCTCCTACGACAAGACAGCAGCAGACGCAGAAACGGAGAAGGTCGAAGCAACCGGATTGGCCGGATTTGGCATAATCGACTACTCAGAGTTCTATGGGCTGTCGCTGGAGCAGGCCGCAGAGAAAGCGGCTGTCGAGGCCAACGAACCGAGGATGGCTCCCATCCTCAATTACCTGCTCCATTATGCGTGGAATGATGTGCAGGTCTGGATCAAAGACAACAATCTCGCGTAAGGAACTGAACATGGACAGGCTGACTCTGACCATCAACGTGGAAGTCTTGGAAGGTGGCGCACTGCGTATCACGTCGCCAGAGTGCAAGTGCGAGGTCTTCACCGACCGCAGCAAGTTCGCCCTCGAGTGCGCGCAAATCGCGCACAGCTGGGCGGACGCTGAACCGACCGTCACGGCCCTCGACAGCATTAGCATTCAACCGAAGGGGTGACGCATGACCGAAGCGTTCCGATTTCTCAAACACCGCAGAGCCACCGAGCAGGAGACCCACGACTTCTACCGCGAGAAGCGTCAGGCAATGGCCGATGCCGAGGCCAAAGGTCTCACTGGAAAAGAGAAGTTCGCATTCCTCTGCGAGCGCGGTCGCAACTTTCCGTTCTACTACTCTACGCAACTGAATTGCGTGATGTATGCACCACCAGACGCAGAAGTGTTCCAGAATTGGTTTCGCCAGCAGGGGTTCTCACCTGACCACTTCGACGTGGCCCATGAAGCATGGCAGGCCGCGTGCGCTTACTACCGTGAGTCGAACTACGATGAGCAAACTCATCGTGAGTATCGCGCTGGCGTTGAGCGTCTGCGCAAGATGACACAGGCACAAATTCGTCAGCAGCGTGCTGACCACGAGAAGCGTTACCCATAATTCGCCCTATTGGGCACCAATCGAAGGAGTAAATCATGAGCACCATCTACAAGGAGATTATCAACCCGTTCATCGAGCAAGGCTGGTCCTAGCTTCGACAACCTGATCTACAACAAGCCCGTTATTAAAGCAGCACCGTATATCCCGACTCTCTTGCTGTGGGTCGATCTCATCATCCCGTAATCGTTATAGGAGACCGACATGCTCATTGCTTGGCAAATCTTCGTGGCTGCATCTTCGTTTCTCGGAGCCTCCTACGTGTGGCTCTTCGCAAAACCTTTGCCGCCTGAGTTCGACAGGTTCGGACTCACCATGTCGACAGTGCTGTTCGCCTTGGTCGGTCTCTACTTCGCGTACCAGGTCTGCCGAGAAGGCCTGAGGCCGACTCTCTGGTTAATACTGACAGTGATGGTTACGCAAGCCCTTGTTGTCTATCACATACTTCAATCCCCGTTCTTCAAAATCTAAGGAGTCTCAAAATGAAATCCAACGTGTTCTTGATGGTCTACCAGTACATAGTCGTAGAGTGCAAGAACGGATGCACTGACGCACCGTCTACCTTCGAGTGGATCAAGAGGTATCGCCCTGATCTCGTCGATGATTTGGGCGCTCCTCCAGGTCTCGAAGGTCGAGACTTACGCGCGTTTCTGCAGACCATCAACTTCCATGCAGTGCGTGAAAACTGCGTGATCCTCACCGACGCTGTGGAGTTCTAAATGATCATCGTTATGACCAAGCTGGTACGCCTCGAATACCGTGTGAACGAAGACCTCCACACACTGGCCTACAAACGCGACATCGAGCAATGGATGAAGCAGTGGACGGTAGCCAACAACTTCTCGCCGATCTGCCATGTGTACGACGACAGCAGCAGACCCGCCACCAAGGAGGATTATGCACCTATGGTGGAGGCCGCAAAGGACGCGTTGGTTGCGCGACACGTCGCGATTTTGAAAAAGGTGTTCCCGGAACACACGAAGATCGAGCGCAACTACGCGGAAGACTTCCGCTTCGCGTTCGAGGTCTCCGCAGCACCTCCAGGTGTCCCATTGAAGCACGTTCCTTTCATGTGAGGATCAGATGAAGAATACGCTCAAGCTGTACAAAGTCATCGTTCACAGCCAGCACTACGCCATAAAGGGATCCGCGAAAGTGCTGGCTCTCGCGGAGAAGCAAGCGCAGGAGATGGCACTGGTAATCACCATCACTAACGTTCAAGGCTTTCTTGACGGCCCTATTCGTAGCCCGAACAAGAATCCCGTAAAGATCGACCGCGTTCTATTCGCCAAGGACGCTACCTACGAAACCACGCTGTTGGCCGATGGGCCTACGGTTCTCGACTCCGCGTGGGATCGAATCTGAGCTAAGGAGCATGAGATGAAGAAAGACTTTCGCACGATCAAAATCGGCCACGGTGCCTATCCACGTGGAGGTTCCAACGCTTTGGCCTTCGTTGTCGGCAAGGCCGCAGCAGTACGCGAACTGCGCAGTAGGGGCTTCAAGCGCGACGATGCTCGTGCTTTGATCAATCAGGTCAGCAACCAACCTAACGGTTACGTGGTCGGCGAGGTCGACTACAAGCTGACTGAGGTACAGGCCATGAACACCGAACAGGCATGGGAAGGGTATCCGACCAATGGCTAAGTCGAAGGAGCAGAAACGCAAGGAGGCCCAAGAGAGGGCTTTGCTCAACATGAGCCAACGAACAGCTGAGCTGATCAGGTGGACGGCGGTTCATCACATGGACCTACGGAGCTCTAACGATGGGAACACCTGGTCGGAATGGACGGTCAAGCAGTTGCGAACTGCGGTCGCAGGATTCTACGTGCACTTGCGCGACTGCGGCTTGCCGCATGAAGTCGGCGCATTCTACATCTTGCACGATAAGGTGTTGATCGCTCAGGACGCTGACCGCACTTACCGGAGGCAGGAGCGCAAGTGCCTGTATTGTTTGCAACACCTGGGCAAGTACCACAAGGCGCCTTGCGCACACTCACAAGGCGGCCGTGTCGCCGACCACGAAGCACTTTACATAGACGAAGGGAAATGATGGACCAAGTAAGTGACAAGAAGTTGAAGAAGCAACAGAGGAAGGCACGGCGCAAGGCCGAGGCACGAATCAAACATCGCATGGAAATCAGCCGCACACTCACTAGCCTCTTGGGTTTCGTGATGTCTGCGTTGAGCCTGCTTCACGTCTACCATATCACCTAGGAGTCGAGGATGACCAAAGAAGAAATCGATGTCCTCGTGAGGAAGATGACCCTTGCGGGCTGCCGACCGACCTTACACGGGCACGGCTATGCGAGGTCGGTCCGCCAGCTGTACCTCGAAAGCCGACTCAAGTTGGTGAACGTCACCGACCTACGGAGCTATAAGCGGGAGGACGATGAAACTGATCTCGCCACCCCTGCGTCGATCTGCACGTACGATGAGCTGGCGGCGGTGCATCTCAACGAAGACCTAACAGTCACCTTGTACATCAAGGAAAGCATGGTGAGCCTCAACAGCCATCCCAGTAGACCGCGTGTGAACTTCACGCTGTCCGGTGAGTGGTGGGCCATCAGCAAGCAAGGCGAAGGCTTTCCTCAGGCCATCGACAGGGCGTTCAGTCGGCGTGCGTCCAGTCTCTTCGAGCTGGAAGAAGCAGAGAAGGCGAAGAGACGTTGCCTCGCAATAGAGGCAGAGCTCCTAGCCGGTACGTACGACTATCCTGAGAGCGCGCTGACGCGAACAACCACTATCGTGGTGAAGAAAGACTGACGAAGTAAATATAACTAGGGATACAGAAAGAGCGGGATTCCCCGCTATCAAAGGAGGGACCTATGACAGTACGTGAAAGAGCATTCTACCAAATGATGGCCTATCTGGAGGGTGATCGCCCAGGTGAAGAGCCGAAGCCGCCAGAAGGATTGCATCCTCTGGCGCTGGAAGAATGGAACAAGGGCGCCGCGAACGCGAGAACGCTCCACGCCAAGGACAATGACGAGTGGCAGCAGCTGGAAGACCTGATCGTCTACGCCGTGAAGACCGGCCTAATACTGACCATCCTGGGCGTAGTCTACTGGTGGCACAATCCGTGGGGCCTACTCGGCGGTGGAGTGGGCTGCTCAGTCCTGTTGTGGAGGTGGCTGTGACCGACGATCTTACGCCAGAGTTCTATACGACAGAACGACTCAACACGGAATCGCCTGCTGAACAGAAGATCGACCTGCCGCCTCCCCTGCGGGTCTTGGAAGGGGGATTCCCAAAAGATCAGACGGTGACCTTTTGTTCAAAGCCGCACTACGATCCGATGCTCAACTGGATCGCGGTAATGCGGCGTATCGCAGAACAGGGTTCACCTGTGATCGTTCCTTTAGAAGACTTGCCCTCAACGAGGCACGAAGTTCTGAGAGGTCGCCCTCTTGACAAGATTGGGAGGTTCGTTGTCGACTACTCTGCTGGAGCCCGTATCTTCACTCCACTGGAGCTCTCGCCCACCGATTGGGAGCCTCCTAGCATACAAGCCGTCGGTCGAGTTGGACGCCGAGTCAACTCGAATGCAGGCCTTCCCAAGCGCACGTCCTCACGCAATCAACGCGAAGGCGTCTACGGATTCAAAGTCGACGGTCGGCACACAAGAAAGAAAACAAAACCGAAGGTCGAGGTCGTTGCGTTGGATTCAGCGTCAGCAGCTAGCAAAATTCGGGCCTCAAAACTCGCAAATGTTGACCAAAAACAACACGCAGAGCCCTGATCTGTGGTATAATGAAAGCGTAGGACCTTCATTTCAAGGAGCGAATTTATGAGCAACGAAATCAACGAAATCAACGGCGACCTGAACGCAATCGACGACGGCACCACTGACGCTGACTACGCAGACATGCCAAAAGTCGCACGCACGCAAACGACGGCCTCGAGACCGTATTTCGACCCCGCCGCTGACTACACCGAACGCACGGGACGTTACCTGAGTCTGTCCGAGCGTATGCAAGAGCGCTCACGCTATTCGCAACAAACCCAAGATCTGATCTAATCGCAAGGCAGCCCATTCGTGGCTGCCTCTCTGCTTTTCACACACGGACCCCACTATGGACCTCACAACGCTCAGCGCAAAGAAGAAGTTGTACCTGAAGGCCAACAAGGCCTACCATGACGGTGGCAATCCGATCATGACCGACGCCCAGTTCGACAAACTGGAAAAAGAGATCGCGAGGGCAGACCCCACCTGGAACCGACTCAAGAAGACCGGGTCGACAGTCAACAAGAAGGTCTCCGTTGCTCTGCTTGAGCCCATGCCTTCGTTGAACAAGTGCTACCCGGAGACCATCGACAAATGGCTGGCGAAGCGGCGTGAGAAGAAGCTGCTCGCGCTCCACAAGCTGGACGGGTCTGCCTTGCAGGGCCACTACCGCAAAGGCCGGTGCGTGTTTCTCGCCACTCGTGGCGACGGCAAGACGGGCAAAGACATTTCGTTCTTGATTCCGCACTTGCGGCACTCCCTTCCAATCATCGCGGACGAAAGCGATGTCGTGATTCGATTCGAGGCCGTGATCTCGTTGGAGAAGTTCAAGAAGTGGGCGCGCAAGACCGCTGACGACAAGGACAAGTTCGATAATCCGCGCAACATGGTGAACGGGTTGCTGAACCGACGCGAGGCCCATCCTGCCATGCGCGACATCGACATTCTCGTTCTCGGGGTGTATGGCAATCCTATGGAAGCTGGCCTCAAGTGGGCGCACGACCAAGGGCTCAAGATAGCTCCGTATGACTTAGTGACACCTGAGGCTGACTTCACGAAACGTCTTCTCAGGGCGCGCGCCGCATCTGAGTACGACATTGACGGCCTCGTGCTGGTGGCGCCCAATCAAGTGTTTGGCTACGACTCCTATGAGAAGCCGAAGTGGACTACGGCCTTCAAAGTCAACGATGACGACGGTGCCGTGGAGGTCACTGTCTTGGAGATCATCGAGCAGGTATCGCGCAATGATCGTATCAGTCCTAAGATCAAGATCACTCCGACCAAGATCAAAGGCGTGGAAGTCACGTATGCTACGGCGCACAACGCGCAGTGGATGGCAGACAGGGGCATTGGCGTGGGAGCCGTGGTCAAGCTCGTGCGCTCAGGTGATGTCATCCCGAAGATCGAGGCCGTGGTCAAGAAGGCGAAGAAGCCGTGGGTGCCTTCGATACCCTACAAGCAGGTGGGCGCCCACTTCGTTGCCACTCAGCGCCACAAGGAAGCGGACGTGCGCGAGATTCACCACTTCATGACCGTTCTCGGCATCGAGAACATTGCTCGCAAGTCGATTGCGAAGTTGTACGATGCAGGGTTCACTTCGGTGCTGTCTCATCTGGAGTCGTTCGGTCAGCGCATGCGAGGCTATACCGACGCCGGTATCGGAGAAGCAATGACCGGGAAAATCTACAATGAGTTCAACCGTGTACTACACGACGATGGCGTGACGCTCCTGCAACTGATGCACGCTTCAAACTGCTTCGAGTCGTTCGGCGAGCGCAAGCTCCAGATGATCGAACAGCATTTCATGAAGAAAGGCGACCGCGACCCACTGAAGGGCTTCGTCAAGCAGCCTATCGTGCCGCTGAGCAAGATCACGGCAATCAAAGGTATGGGAGAAGTGTCGGCTGATCAATTTCTCCAAGGACTTGAACGGTTCAAAAAATGGTTCCGTCCTATTCTGAAGACGCGCCTCATCAAGATCAACGATCCCCAATTGGTTCAGAAAAAGAAGGCGGTTAATGGAGACCTGGCCGGGCAGAGAGTGTCGTTCACGTCCTATCGTGACGCAGCGCATGAGGCCACAGTCGAGGCGCGTGGCGCAGAAGTCGTACCTTACAGCGCGAAGACCACGATCCTGTTGTTCAAGAAAGGCGGCAAGGCTTCCAGCAAGATCGAGGCCGCTCGTGCCAAAGGCATCAGGGTCTGCACGTTCGAGGAGTTGTAATGAGTGCCGAGCTTGTGACTGCGTTGGCGCAATTGCTGAAGACTGCCGACGCTCTGATCAACGACCCTCTCGATTTTGGCCCCTATACTGAGTCGTGCAAGCGCGAGTACCAGCAGGCCAAGAAGAACGCATCGAAGGCACTCAAGGCCTACAGAAAGGAAAAACAATGGCAAGTCCTGCACCTGAGAAGACCACGTCGGAGCTCAGTATGACTCTTCTGCTCGGATACATTCCTGACCGTCAACTTCGGTACAGTCAGCACCGGCGAGGTTGGCCTACTTCTGACGTCGGCTTTCATCCGTGCTGCAACACTTGCGAGGGCTACGGTACAGTCTACGGGTGGGTTATGGAAGGCTTTGATCCACTCACTCAAGTTTTGCCGCGTACTGGCTGGGTCGAATGCAGCTGCTGTGGTGGAAGCGGTTTTGCTGACCACGTCCTGCAGTTGAATACTCATCTTATGTGGGAGACCTGAAATGATGAACGATTCCCTGAAAGGAAGTGGTCGCACGTCCCGAATGCTGCGTCATGGGCAGCTGCTCCAAAAGGAAGGTAAGCTGGTCGTCATTGCGGCACTCAACAGGACGCACGCGCATCAGCTATCCGCCGATCTCGAAGACATACTGGACAATCCAGAGGCACCCCCTATCCGCGTCGTGCCGTTCCGCGAGCTCATATGCGGTAACTGGTATCACCCTGCACGAGGCTGGTCGCATTACGACTATGCCACGAGTGCTTTCCGGAAAACGGGCGATGCCGTGTGTTTGATCGACCATGCGGCACTTGAACAGCACCTCAAGGACGTTGATGAGTATTTGAAGATCACTGATCCGATCTCCGATACACGGCAGTGGCTGATAGACACTGCGAGAGTTACCGCTTGGATGGGCCGTCGGGTCTATTTCGTATCCGATGATGATCACCTAATGAAGGTGGCCAAGGAAGAACTCGCTTCGTACAACGTGTCGGTCGAACGGCCTGAAATGCTCCGCAATCTCGACCTGCTGTCTCTGACGATAGGTCGAGTACACCCTAATACTCAACTCCTAGTTGACCCTGCAATGATGCACCGCATGTTCGCCGGTGCCCTAAACGAAATGAAGAGGTGGAACAAATGAACCAAGTGAATCTGCAAGAAATCAAAGACAGCATGGAGAAGGGCGTAATCGTGAGTCGACCAGCTTGGGTCGCTGTCGTGGAGCGCGCCCTTGTGCTGGAGGATCAGCGTCATCGGATGGCGCGCCTGATTGTCGAGAAGCTGAAGCCTCGCTTTGTCGCAGGTACTACCGGCGTGTGGCAGTGCCAATGCTGTACCGTCGAGGTCATAGCCGGCCCGGACGAAGCGCCCGAGATGACTCACGACCGCGGCTGTGAATACGTGGAGGCCTACAGGGCCTATGAAGCCGCCACTGTCCAGCACAGCGGTAATCGGGCATTCCGAATCGATGCCTCAGCGGTTCTCGCAAAGAACCGCTGGGACAGCGAATCAGTGGAGGCACGCTTCCACAAGCGCATTGTGTTCCTGACGAAGCGCGAGCAAGGCAAAGTTATGGGCGCGTTCCGCGACGCGATCAAAGAGGCCCAAGAGAGTCAATCATGAGTGGTTCACTCGAAGACGCAAAGTCAATATTGGAAGAACTGATCGAAAGTTCTTCAACGTCCGAACAGGCCACGCCGAGCGGTTACAGATGGGTGTGCTCCTACTGCTCTCAGCCTACCACTGAGCACGATGACACCTGTGTTGTAAAGAGGGCGCAAGACTGGCTCTCCCAAGCCAAGGAGATTTAGAATGCAATCCATCCTTTTGCTGACGCGCGACATCATTCGCTGCACCAAAGTCGTATTGACCGACATCACCTTTTGTCCGAATGTGGACATTGCAACGCAGAAGCTCAGGCCGTTCTTCACGGCTATTCTCGCAGAGATAAATCCCTCAGAGAAGGACAGGCAAGAGAACACCGACAAGATTTTCCTGTACATATCAGAAGACTTCTCCACCGCTCGTGTGGATCTCATCCCGCATGAGTCACGCGACTGGGTGACAGATAAATTGTCTTCGTTCGATCTGACCTACTATGTACCAAGCTAAGGAAGGAACATGCGTCTTACTGAAACCTATGTATCGGATCTCGAGGACACTCTCAACAAGATTGCGCAGGCCGTAGGCTGTCCTGTGCATGACCCTGACGCGCTGATCCGCCGCGTCAAGTACACGGCAGCTGCTGCGGCGTCGGCCTTCTCATCTATCGATGACGAGTCGATCCGAAGGGCTTTTGAGCGCCAGCGGTCCAAAGACCCAGGCGCTGCCCAGCGTTCGTATCCTCGTCTTCCTGACGGTGAGTACGAATCAAGTCTCCTACAGTACGCGTGGGACGGTTTCCGAGAGGCTCTGCGGAAAGCCCTATCGCTACTGGCCGACGTGAGCCTTCCTGAGGAGCAAGCGGTCCAGTGCCTGATAAGCCTGTGTATTCGCCTCGACATAGACGCTCCTCATGTCAAGGCCCTTGCTCCTTATGACATGCTCATTGCTGTCGTGCGCGAGCTGAGTAAATGAATTATGCCGAATCCGGCTCTATCGAAAGACTACAATGGAAAAGATTCTCCTTCTGGACTGGGATGGCCCGGTCTCGAATTCCCGCACCTGGAAGATGCCGGGCTGCGTGGACCCCGTAGCAATCCAGCTGCTGAACGACGCCACGAAGACCGGCTGGAAGACCGTGTTGACCTCCACGATCCGCACGCACTTCGACACTGTTGGGGAAGCCACAAAATTCATGAACCTGTTGGGCTTCAATGTCGAATGGTTCAAGGAATGGCGCACGAACCCTAACTTCAAGGCCAGACGTCACCTGGAAGTCCTACAATGGATGTCTGACACAGAGCTGCATGATGACGCGATCTTTCTCATCGTCGATGACGAAGAGTTCCCGTACGAAGTACGAGAGAAGGGCCACATGATTCAAATCCATGCCTCTGCACACGCAGGCATCGGCTTCGCCAGCATCGCCGAAGCCTACCACATCTTCGAGATGAACAATACCCAGCTGGCCGAGCGCTTCAACCTTTCAACGGACTTTCCATGAACCGCGACATTCTGCAAGACCTCAACACGCTGCGTCCACTCATCGCCCAGCTTCGTGCTGGCGAAATCAGTGCAATCGAGTTCGGTGACCCTGAGGTGCCGAAGGGCTTCATGAGTCATCACCGCATACGTATCATCGCTACGCCTGCTGGTAGTCAGGTCTGCTTCAAGTACATATCGCGAGGCATGGAAGGCTCCGGCGATTACATGGGTGATGCCACCGACCGCGAGATCGAGATTCGAGCACAGAGCTACCTCGAACGTTACTTCGCAACCCCTCCGTTCTGGTACGACGGTAACAATGCAGGTCGGCGCGCATTACTACAGAGGCTGCGCGAGACGCGGTCAAACGACAAACTCACGTACTTCGGCATCAAGGACTGACTATGCTCATCCTAATTTCTGGAGAATATCCAGGGCATAAGGAAGGCGCCCCAAGAGCACGCGCCGCAACATGCGGTGGATCGGGGAGGACGCTGTCTTCGCCAATCATCTTCCTCACCCAAATGATCTGAGAGGTTAACATGGGCGAAACTATCCGACGCGAGACCACAGACGACCAAGATTTCTGGCCGCGTGACACTGAGACGAAAATCTACAGAGGGGCAGGAATGTTCTCATCCCCTCTTGACGAGTTGATGGAATTGGCTAAGAAGAAATGGCCTGATGCTGAGCCGATGGACATACAGGTCAACGTAGCGCACGGTAAGTATCTCATGCTCGAATACAAGCCAGTGCCTGAGCAAGAGAAGATCTGGCGCAAGAAACAGGAGGCAGGTCATGGAAACCTATCGTAAGGTAGGTGAGACAGTCAGTGTGCTCGTTGGCGAAGGGAGCCAGTTGGCCAAGGCCTTAGCTGCGCCAGCCAAAGTGGCTGCGTCACTAGCACGTGACGTGTACGACGAAACAACCAAGAGGTTCGTCGCCCTTTATGGCGCGGAAGACGCTGAGTGGTTCATGAACTGGTCCCCCCCCTCTCACGTAAAGGAGCAACCATGGCCGTTGAATACGTAAGGCCCAACAGCATCTGGACCTCGGTCAAGCAAAGGTCGAACAATGACTCGCATCAATGTAATAGACCCAGCTGAGCTGCTCAATCTTCATCTGCTGGCCGAATACCGGGAGCTTCCACGGGTCTTCACGCTGGCAGCGAAAGCCTCTAAGAACGAGGCGTGGCGCAAGAGGCAGCCGAAAGCCTACACCTTCGGACCAGGTCACGTCCTGTTCTTCTACGACAAACTCAAGTGGTTGTCACGTCGCCATAAGCAGTTGGTCCGAGAGCTCAAGAAGCGGGGCTACAAACCGCAGTACACCGAAAGCCTGACCGTCAAATGGCGTGACCAGATCCCTGCGTCTTACTGGCGCGACTATAAACCGACCGAAGAGGCGGTGGCTCTGAACTGGGAGCGCATTCACCAGCGCATGAAAGGCAAACGCTGGTGGGTCAAAGACGTGCCCTTCATCACCTAACCAAGGAACAACATGCTGCTGAAAATCTCGCCCACCAAGGCCTTCCGTATCGAACTCATTCGCATGGAGACCAAAGGTCCTGTGTACCTGTCCATCCGGCAGATGTACGCCACCAAGAAGAACCCCGACTACAAGCCCGGACGCCAAGGTCTGACAATTCCCGTCGAAGACGGCCAAGCCCGCAAGGTCATCAAAGGCTTGATCAAAACCCTCAAGAACGAGAAGGGAGTGAAGCCCAAGCTCGTCGAGCGGAAGGAAAAAGAATGACTGACTTCTGGAAATACCCGAACGAGCCGAAGGCTGTTGCAGAGCTAGAGGCGTCTACGCAGCATAAGGCTGAAGCGCTCGGCTTGTCGCGCGCGTTCTTTTCCGAGCAGCCGATCAAACCAACAGGCGAGATCGTGTGGACGCTTCAGAGCGAAGGTGCGCTTTTCGAGGTCGAACGTCTGATAACACCTGTGCTGCGGGGCGCAGGCATGCGAACCCATCGCTTATGGCGCAACGGGCAGCCTGCGACCGGCCATCAGTGGTGCTACACACTAGCAGACGCCCAGTACTGGGCTGAGTGGATAGCAACACGGGATCTGAAGCTGCAGCTCTCTAAGCTGAAGACTCGCGTTCTCGAACTGGAGTCCAAACTCGCCCGTGAACGATTCACTCCTCAACCATTCTAAGGTCGAAAATGAAGAAACCTGTGTTTGGAGTTACCATCTGGCGGTTGCCTGACCTGCTGGTGCACGCGTTCACGTGCACGGCGTGGATTAACGACTCGTGGGTGCCGCGTCGTACCATCGGCCTCTACAGCATTCCGCATCGACTCAAAGCTGCGTGGCTGGTCTTCACAGGCAAGGCCGATGTTGTCGTGTGGCCTGCCGACCAGTAAATAGGTGCATCAATCACTCAAAGGAGCAACTAGTGAACTTGGCACTGGATTATGACGACACGTACACCCGAGACCCGGAGGCGTGGAACGATTTCATCAGCCTCATGCAGCAGCGGGGACACAACGTCTACTGCGTAACCATGCGCGCCTCAGCAGAAGGACGTGCAGTGAAGGAAGCACTGGACAATAAAGTCGATGGCATCTTCTTCACCGCACGCCGCGCCAAACGGGACTTCATGAACGCACGCGGCATCCAGATCGACGTGTGGGTGGATGACAGCCCGGCATTCGTTCTTATGGACGCGGCGAACGCAGCATGAAGATCGCCGTCCTTCTTCTCGCAGTCTTGTTGGCGTCCTGCACTAAGGAGCGTACGCCCGAGCAAAAGGCGGTAGACAACCAGATGGCCCTCGATCATCCTGACGTGGTGGGTCGTCTGCCTGACGGACGGACACTCTATCATTCGGCAGTCCTGCTGGACGGTATGAACTACGCCCACCACATCTATTACGCAGGTTCTGATCTGACGGTCAACGTCGGCGGCAAAGCACCGACCGCGCGAGTGCTTCTCAGCGAACCCAAGAACATCGTCATCATCGACGGACAGCACTACGACGCGGACGAGGTCAAACAGGCACTCGTCCGCGACGAAGACCAACGACGCAAAGGAAGCAAATGAACATCGTTCTCGTGAATCTTCAACTGATCCACCCCAACCCTAAGGACGCGGCCGAAGACGGCCTCACCGTCGATCTGTGCTTCAACGAAGAGCCTACGAAGGAGGCACTCTTCTTGGTCTTCCAAGAAGTTCCTTCGATTCAGCACCACGAGTACTTTGAGGTCTACCGCAGGCGGCTCTTTGAGTGCTTGGAGACCTACGGTGTTCCGAAGCTCGACAAGTTTTCGATGATTACACCTGAAGGTGCGCCGATCACGGTACCTATGGTTTATGCCTTGTGGCACCTCAACCTGGTGGCGCCGACGGGTACCGCGCTGGGTGTCCGTGTAGGCTCGATCCGAGTCAGCCGCCGTCTCGTGCATCAGGTTCATCCCGAAGTACACGACTCTGATCCTGACAGCGATGCCACTAAGGAAAGTGGCGCAACCCTGACGACCCTCCGAAAGAACAGGGTCGAGCCATCCAGGCGAATCGCGAAGCCCCGCAAGACCAAACCCACCAAGCCCTAACCAAAGGAAAGACAATGGCAAAACTCGCCCTCTGCATCAAACTCGCCGACGCACCCTCTGAAGTCATCGGTGCGTTCAAGCACTCCGACACCGGCAGCCTGATTCCTATCAACTCGGAGTTCTGGAATACGCCTGTTCAACTGGTCGACCGCAGCATCTGCGAAACCGACGAATCGCTTCTGCAGCTGTTGCCTTACATCACGCTCGAAGACGAAGACAGTGCGTTCTTCATGTACACGCGCGGCGGTGGTGGTGAAGAGGCCCGCCTGCACGGCAACTACAGTATCGGCGTCGGTGGCCACGTAGACATTGCGCCTGCCGAAGGCCAGACCCTCCTGGAAGTTCTGCAGGCAGAAGCCGCCCGTGAATATCTCGAAGAGACCGGCCTGGTCGCCGATCCGTCGATGTTCACCATTACGCATTTCATCTGCGACCCCACCAACGCAGTCGGCCGCGTACACCTCGGCCTGCTCACGTCGCTGAAGCTCAGCGCAGATGATCGTGCAGCGTTGGGTTCCAAGCTGGAGGCCGGCGTAATCGAAAACACCTGCATGGCTCGTGCTCCCTACCTGCTTTCCACTGAGGTCTACGCTCGTCTGGAGAACTGGAGCAAGCTGATCGCCGACACGATGTTCAATCCGGAGACTGCTCAACCTGACGAGGCCAACGACAGCTCGTTCTCCTTCAACGAGCTGGGAGCTTCAGCGGAAGCGGAGGCTGCGCAAGGTGACGGCGAAGAAGACGATACCTGCTACGAATGCGATCTTCCAGCCGAGAACTGCGAGTGCCACCAAGGCGAAGAAGCAGGTGATTCCGGGGACGAGGGGCTGTGATGAACATGCACTCCATTTACGTTGACCGCCGCCTGTTCCCGAAGGTTTCCGAGCTGACGATCCTCGATGCTTCGACAATCTTCGACTCACGCCTTAAGGGCGCCGAAGACGAACACGCGATTCGCCTCGACATCTACTCGGTAGTGTGGGACGGCAAGTCCGTTCTCGGCACTGATCAATCGTACATGATCGGCCGGCGCTTGCCTTCGCACAAAGGCGCAACGCGCTTGCGCCATGCATTGAGGCAGCACGTCAAGGCCTTCAACTACATCGTGTGCGACCCACAAGAGCCGAACGTCGTATCGCTCGTGGGGCCGTCTCCAGTCCCGCAGGGCTATGGCGAAGACTTCAAGCTCACGCTGGTGGAAGACCTGCTGGCGAGTGAGAAGTTCGCAACGCTCACGACGCCGACCAAGGCCGTCGTAGCCCTACTGAAGTTCGTGAGCACCTATGATCCTAGCAGGATCGGTACCTATCTGCTGGGCCTCGGCAATGGGTGGACAATCGAGAGTGTGACGCCTTTCGGCGAGCCTGCCACGTTCTTCGTGCGCGAGGTATCGCCGGTCGTCAGTGAAGAACAGAATCCTGAGGGGGTACGAGATGAGTAGCGACGGAGACAAGCGGAAGGGCTTTGCGTCAATGACGCCCGACGAACGCAAGGTCATAGCGTCTCAGGGCGGTAAGACCGCGCACGCCCAGGGCAAGGCCCACAAGTGGACGACCGAGGAAGCCAGCGCGGCCGGTAAGCGAAGTGCCGAGGCCAGAAAGCGGGCTCGAGAGGAGAACTAAACCACCAGAGGGATTCATGCACCCTATTTTCATTGGGCTGGTAGCACTGGCCCTTATCTGCTCTCTGTTTCGGCATTTGCATCGGGGCCGGAACCCGGAGTTGTACCTTGCAGTTCATTCTTCAACCACTATAGTGAGATCGCATCAAATGCAAATTCAAGCCAACATCAATACCACCCAGGTGTTCGACGTTATCGCTCTGGGCACCCAAGGCGAGAACATGAACGTTCCCGTGGACTTCGCGCTGTCCAACCCGGCAGTTGCAGACGCCGTGTTCGATCAGCAGGCCATGACGCTGACTCTGACCTTCAAGGCTCTCGGCACCTCCGATCTCGTGGAGACGGCTTCGGGCACGTCGATCACGACCACGCACCAGATCACCGTCGTCGATGTCGTGGCTTCAGTCGACCTGCGTCCGCATGTGGAAACGGCGCCGACCTCAGCAGCCGACGTGCAGGCCGGTGCGTAACCCAGTGCGTTAAGTAGTGCCCGAGGGAGCCCAGGTGGCTCCCTCTTGCATCTCTGTACCCAGTTCTGTTGGCCTCAATTTCAAAGAATCTTAACGAGGTGCTTATGACTACGACACTACTGACTGCAAGCCGTGCAACCGCGTTTCTGGCGCTTATGTACGCGTGTTTTACCGAGCGTTACCAACATCCTCAGGGCAAGGCCGACGAGGCAACGACGCTGGAGATCTCCAATCTGGCGAAGGAGGTGCTGCCCGTTTGGGGACCCACTGTACCGGGTCTGCGTGATGTCCTGGTGGACATACTGAAAGGCCGGAACAAGGACGACGCTTTCCAGAAGCTGGGCTTAATGCTCAAGCAGCTAGTGCCGCAAGGCAAGGGTGACCGTGAAGTTCCGGCCCAGGAGCTAGAGCTCCTGCATGCCATCGGATCATATTTCCGTACCGGCAGCGAAAACATGGCGGCCAAACTCGTCAAGTTCGCTTCCCTCTCCAAGAATCCTTTCGTGGTTCAACGCCTTGCTCCCAAAGTGGGCGATCAGCAGTCCACCAAGGTGCAACTGGAGAAACTGGTCCAGAAGCTCGTGGGTCGCGACGACACTGCCATGACTCCTGATGAGGCAGCGCGGGTCCGCGATGTGAATCCAGACGCGTACAGGACCTATCTGGCGCTGCGCCGAGAGTTCAACCAAAGCTGGAAGGACGCGTTGGCCGCGTACGTCCGCAAGTCGGGCAAACACGTGGTGCCGTTCAAGGACGTCAACGAGTTCCTTCGCCTGAACGGTATCGACCATATGCTGCCCGTCGGCTTTACCGGGTTGGTCGACGATCTCGGAAGGTTCTACACCAACAAAGGCAAGCTCATCGAGGGCGTGCCTTCCGCAGTGAACTTCCCTGCCGTGGAGATGAATCCCAACTATGGCAAGCCCGACGGTGGCGACTGGGTGTTCATGGCTAAACGCCCTGACGGTTCGGCAGGCCCTTATTTCTACACGTCCGACTTCAAGAAGTCGCAGAGTGCCGCCAAGTTCGCCAAGGTCGGTGAGCTCGCCAAGAAGATCGATGGCATGCGTCGCAAGTGGCTGACTCAGGTCAAGAACTTCGACCCCGACAACGTGAATTCGGTCGCCGCAACCATCCTCGAAATCCTGTACGAGTTCAGTGCTCGCATCGGTAGTAGCGGCAACGCGGCAGCGGGCTCTGCAACGTTTGGCGTTGCTACTCTGCTGGTCAAGCACGCCACGATCACGCCTGATGGCTCTATCACTCTGCGCTATAAGGGCAAGGATGGAGTCCCCACGACGCACAAGATCACCGCACAGACGCCGGAAGGTCGTCTTCTCATTCGCAACCTCAACGATCTCATGGTCGGCAAAGGTCCTAAGGACCGTCTGTTCACGGTCAAGAAGGGCAACCGCTTGGTTGCAGTGACTCCGGCCCAAGTCAACCAGATGTTCAAGGCCTGCGGCGCTCCTGCCGACACGACGGTTCACAAACTGCGGACCCTTAAGGGCTCCACTCTGTTCAAAGCCGCTATGGACGAACAGTTCGAGAAGCGGAAGCCCAAAGATGAGAAGCAGGCGATGGCACTGTTCAAAGCTCTTGCCGAGAAGGTGGGGAAAGCCTTGAACCACGTGCGTAATGGCGCGGGCGGTACGAAGGTTACTGGTGCGACGGCTTTGCAAGCCTACATCGATCCGATGGTGCAGCTGGAGTACTGGAACACATTGGGTTTCCGTGTGCCCAAGTTCCTCGAAAAATTCGATCAGGCCTTGGCCGACTAAAAGGAGAAA